GCCTACTTGGGAGGGTATTGTTTTCAGTGCATTGAATATTATATTTTTGCCAACTTTGGCATTAACGCCTTTCAATATACTTTTATCAGGTATTGCTCCTTGGTGGATAATAGTTCCTTTGGATGCTGCATTCACAAGCGGTGGTGTTTGGCTAATGCATACATTCCAAAGCGCAATAGAAAAATATGCGGATGAGTAATATAGCTGCAAATAGAGAAAAAAGAGCATTGGACAATGATAGACTTATGTCACGCAGAGCAATTAATTTTCAACAAAGAAGAATTGCAGAAGAATTGCTCGGAGACATGGGAAAAGATATGGATGATGTTTTAAGTGGGAAAGTTAAGGTAAAGTTACCTCTATTAATGAGAATAAAATACAAAATAAATTTTTGGATAGATAAACTTTTTAAAATATTTTAAATATGGCTAATTTAAAGAAAGTAAAGGAGTTGTTTGATTATTACACAAGGTCACTCATAACTATGTATGCACAAAGACCTAAAGTAACTTCTTTTGAAGAAGCAATAGAAGCAATTAAAACCGAGAAGATTAAAGGTTATCTAAAGGCTTTAGGCTTTGTCAAGTTTCAAGAGAGAAACTCACAATATTCAGACATAGTTAAATATAAAAACGTGTATTATTTAGGACATTGCGGTCAAACTGACGAAAACGATATTTTTGAAAAGGCTAAGAATGTGATTGATAAAACTTTCGCAAATAATAGCGATGAGCCAATTATTGCAGTTTATGATAATGGCGAATATAAGTTTTATTTTTGCTATCACGACGGTTTGAATTGGAATGGCAACTTTGTAGACTATATGAAAGATGCCGCAAACAAATTGGGAGAAATGGAGAAAAATGGCGCAACATTCAGTACCGTAACTGACATGCATAATGATTATGTTGATGATGTTGCTGATTGGCTTTATGTGTATAGAGTTTAATAATGGAATTGAAATTAAATAGTTACGAGATTTTCGATATTGGAGAAAAACTCGACAAAAGATTACATGATGATGGCATTTCTGAAAAATCAGAATTGATTATCTATGTGAATAATGAAGAGTTGAGAAAGATTGACGAAGACCTTTATTATAGGAATAATCCTGAAGGTAAGGACTTTGTACCTTCGGAAGGTGAAATTTTAATCACATTCAAGAATCTAACAATCAAAGTAATCGGTAAAGAAAATAGTTAAAAAGTTATGAAATATATAGGAATTAATTTCGTAGATGCTGTTCCTATGGCAGCAGATGTAGCTGAGAAGAAAGGTTACAGAGTGACTGACAACAAAGGTGATGGCTATGAAGTAACATATGATGATGGTTACAAGTCATGGTGTCCAAAGGATGTTTTCGAGAAGCACAATTATGTAATCAAGAATGAAGAACTTGCAAATAGTTGTGAGGGTATGGTTTCACCTGACTATAAAGAGCGTTTCAAGGCAGAATATCTTCAGTTGAAAAATCGTCTTAATGGACTAAAACGTATGCTTGATGCTTGGGATAATGGAAAGCTAACTTTCACTCCTACATGCCCAAGGTCTATATATAATGACCAAGTGAAAGGTATGGAGTTATATCTTAACGTTTTAACTTTACGTGCGTCAATGGAGAATGTTACGGCAGATTATATTGATGCTTGTTCTATGGGAACTGCGGGTTAATTAACTGTTAACTAAAATTTTAAGAAAATCTACGAAAAATTATTTATTTTTATGACGATTTTTTTGTATTTTTGCAGAGTTAATAATATTTATATATGAATACAAAGATAAATAAGTTAAAGAAATCGTTGAAAGATATGCATCCAAAAGTAGTTAAAGTCACAAAAAAAAATTACACACTTGACAATGGTGATGTTTACGAACATACCTTTGATATAGATGAAAATATAACAGTAGATGAATTCCAAACACTGTTAGATAATTCCAAGAACGTTATTGTTGAAACCCTAAATAAAATAGAAAATGATGAAGTATAATGGGAACATTATTGACTATAAAGGACGCTGCCTCTTATCTCAATGTCTCTCAAGACACTTTAAGAAAATGGGATAAGGCAGACAAGTTAAAACCTTTAAAAACAGTAGGAGGACATCGTAGATATGATTCTGACGCTCTTGATGAATTTATTGGCTTAACGCGAAAAGATGAAGAAGAAACACCTATTGTTTGTGCAACCTATGCAAGAGTTTCATCTAATGAACAGAAACAAAAAGGTGATTTGGATAGGCAATCGCAAAGACTATCCGAATATTGTGCCAAGAAAGGAATGCTTGTCACACATATTATAAAAGATGTTGGAAGTGGTTTGAATGATAATAGAAGCGGTTTTGTTAAACTGACTGATTTAATCATTGCACACAAGGTAAACAAACTGATAATTGAACACAAGGATAGACTTACACGATTCCAATTTAAATTCATCAAGAAGATGTTTGAGAGCTATGGTTGTGAAGTCATAGTAATCAATGGTATGGATGTTTCCGATACAGAAGAACTTGCTGCTGATATGATAAGCCTTCTCGCAAGTTTCAGTGGTAAATTCTATGGAAAACGAAGTGCTGAACGAAGAAGAAATAAGAAAACAGATAATATATAAGATTAAATGTTAAGAGCAATAAAGATAAGATTATACCCGAATAGAACGCAAGAGCAAACGCTTAATAAGGTGCTTGGATGCTATCGTTTTGTCTATAATCAAATGCTTGCTCTGAAACAAAATGCTTATAAAGCAGATAAGACAAACTTAAAAGTAACTGACTTATCAAAGTGGTTTCACGGAATATTACTGAAGGATGAACAGTATACTTGGTTGAAAGAACAAAATACAAAAGTAATGAAACAAGCAATCAGGCAAATGGATGATGCTTATCAAAAGTTTTTCAAACAACACAATGGGTTTCCAAAGTTCAAATCAAAGAAGGATAAACAGTCAGCATTGTTTCCATATGAAGCCATTTCAAAACGTAATACTTTTGAAACAAGGCATATCAGTTTAACAACACCGTTAAAGAACATTAAATTCCGTTGCTCAGATTTATATTTCAGTAGACTACAGAAGTATAATAGGAATATAAGAAGTGCTACCTTATCGAAAACCAAGAGTGGTAATTTCTTCTTATCCATTCTTATTGAAATGGAAGATATTGAATTAGAGAAGTTTGAACACACAAATGAACAAGTTGGTATTGACCTTGGAGTTAAAGATTTTGTCATTACTTCCGATGGAGAAGTATTTGAGAACAAACATTTCTTCAAAAAGGAAGAAAAACAAATAAAGAAACTCCAAAGACAATTATCAAAGAAAGTTAAAGGTTCTAATAATAGGAAAAAAGCACAAATTCGTATTGCAAAGTTATTTGAACGAATTACTAACAAGAAAAATGCTTACATCCATTATGTATCAAATGAATTATTATCTTACTTTGATACTATCTTTATGGAAGACTTGAATGTGAAAGGTATGTTAAGAAATCATCATCTTGCAAAAGCAATCCAAGAGGTTGGATTTTATAAGTTCAAGGAAACACTGGTTAATAAAGCACTTGTGAATGGTAAACAAATTGTGTTTGTTGATAGGTTTTATCCGTCAAGTAAAACTTGTTCGGTTTGTGGTTATAAGAAACGAGATTTAAGGCTAAGTGACAGAGAATGGGTTTGCCCTAAATGTGGAACAAAGCATGATAGAGATATAAACGCTGCGATGAACATATTGTTGGAAGGTCAACGAATGCTCACAGCAGAATGATTAAAAAAAAAAAATAATAGGTAGCCGTACTACCGAATATACGCTTGTGGACTATCCAACTATGGATGACTGATTATCGTAAAATAATGTACTAAAAAGTAGTGATAGGTTGAAGCAAGAAGTGAAATGTAATAGAATCATAGATTTTATTAGAATTTCATATACGGTGATACTGTTGGATACACTGCTGACCAAATTGGTAAAGATAAACAATTCAATTGGGCTAATTACAAGTGGAGCATTGATGGAAGTTATTCAAACTTTAGCAAGTATAACACCGCTGGCGATTCATTGAAATTGGAGGATGATGCAGCTAACGCTAATATGGGAGGAAGTTGGCATATGCCTACATCTGACCAAATTAGGGAATTAATTAATGAAACAACAAACACTTGGACAACACAGGATGGAGTGAATGGAAGATTGTTTACATCAAAGATTGATACTTCCAAATCTATCTTTATTCCTGCTGCAGGTAACGCTTTAGATGGTTCACTTCACGATAGTGGAAGCTACGGTGACGTTTGGTCCTCTGTGCTGAGTACGAACAATGTCATTAGCGGGCAGTACCTCGACTTCGGTTCGGGCTATGTCCGCCTTTACAGCAGCTACGTCCGTTGCAACGGGTTCTCCGTGCGTGGCGTGCTTGGCTAATGATTAGGTAAATTTTACAAAGAAAACAATATATTGCCCACAAGTCTTTTGGCTTGTGGGCATTTTTATTTAGCAATTTTTTTTTTCTAACACAATTTCTTTAATATTTATTACAAAAATAAATTATGGCATTGATACAACCAAAACCTTTTCTTGACAATTTTAAATTAAGGAAAACTGCTCATGGGACAGAACGTAGACGAAATATGTCTAAATTGATTTTGGAAGATTCTACATATTTTCCAAAGCCAATAACCTATGAGGATATTGATAAGGCTTTCTTTGATTGGGTTGATAAGACACTTGACATCTCTTATGATGGTAAGAGATTGCCTACATATAGATTGTTTTCGAATCAGAAGATTTCAGAGTATTCTCAGACTTGGGAAAATCTTGATGATACAGGTAATATCATAATGAATTTTAAAACGATTACTCGTGAGAATAATCCACAACATGGAGAAAGCCAAGGAGAATCTTATAACATACCTGGTCATAGAGATTATCCTATGTTTGTAGTACCTGTTCTTCAAGAAAATGGAGAAGAGGCTTACGATTTGTATACCATGAAGCAGCCTTTTGCAATTAATTTTGTATATACTGTAAATTTAGTAGTAAATAAGTATGAACTTTTGAATAAGTTCAATGAAATGATTAACTATGAATTTCAGTCGTTACAATGTTATATTGCGCCTAATTGTCATGCGATGCCTATGATGCTTGATTCTATTAATGATGAATCTGAATATACAGTGGATGACCGTAAATTTTATTCACAAACTTATGCGATTAAAGTTTTAGGCTATATCATAAGGAAAGAGGATTATAAAGTACATAGAGTGCCATCAAGATTTATTGTTAGATTCTTGGGTGCTGAAGATGTTGATATTTGGAAAAAAGACGGTTTTAAAAAATCAGCTAAATATAAACGAAATAGTGCTAATGATTTGGGAGAGGTACAAGTAGGTAATGATAGCATTTTCAGAAAGGGAACTAATGATTTGGTATCAATTGATTGTGAAGTTGGTTTAGACCACATTGTTGACCCTAAGAAGCCAAGACCTACAGTTGTTTATACTGAAGAAGATTTAGACAGGTCTTGTTGCATACAAGGAGAAGATAACCACTATTACAACAAATCATTGGAGTACGAGATACAAATACCTGATTGTGAGAGTAGTGTAACATTTACAATGGAATCAGAAATGGTACTTAATGAAATTAGCACTGATAATGTGTATGATTTCACCATTTACATTAATCAAGAGTTTACTGATTTGGAAGGCGATGTTAGATTTTATGAAGGAGACAGCGTTAAAGTAATGATAACAAGGGATGATTTATTCAAGTCTTCTTCTTTGACTCTAAAAGGATATGACCCTAACGTATTCTTTGATGATAGAGTTAATCCTGAATCTGAGCTTGATGTAACCCCTGACGGAGAAAAAATTGTTGTGGATGGAAACGATGAAGAAGATAATGGAAGTGGAGAAACAACTTCTAATGATTAATGAGTCAGATAAAAAATTTGAATTGTCTATGAATGATTTGTATAAGTTAAAAGCCTATATAAATAAAATAGGCGAATTGACAAATTTATTTTTCGAGTCACAAGTGGAATATGCGAATTTAATTAAGGACGATGACAACTATGAAGACTTATTAAGGGCATATCATAAAAAACTTTCAGAAAGTGAAGTTGAAATTGACTTGAAGGATGCAAAAGAACTGATAGAAAAGATAAATAGTTAGCAATCTATTTTTTTGATAAACAAAAGAATTTATGGATTGTGTTAAATATTTATATATAAAATAACAAAATAATAAAGACAAAATATTTCAAATTATGGCAGATAATGCAAGAGGAGTACATGTATCACCAGGTGTTTACTCAAGAGAAATTGATTTGACTTATGCAGTTAAGAGCCTTGGTATTACAACCTTAGGTTTGGCAGGTGAGACTCAGAAGGGTCCTGCTTTTCAGCCAATGGCTATCAGTAACTGGCGTGAGTTTGTTAGCACTTTTGGAGGTACTAATCCTGAAAAATTTAAAGGAAGCCAATATCCTAAATATGAGTTGCCTTATATTGCAAAGTCATACTTAACACAGTCCAATCAGCTTGAAGTTGTTCGTGCATTAGGTCTTAGTGGATATAATGCAGGTCCTGCTTGGTTGATTACTGCTGATATGGTAGGAGATGCTAATAAAGATGTTGATGGCGACCAAAAGAAGATGGTTGTTGCAGTTCTTCGTTCAAGAGGTGACTATTTAAAATATCGTAAGTTTGACCCATCAACAGGAACTTGTGCTTGTCCAACTGATGAGTATGACACTTTGGTTTATAGAGTAGGTGAAGTTACAAAAACTGCAAGTGAATGCGGTAATCCTGTACAATATAACAAGTTTGCCTTAGAGTTGGACTACTATACCCCACTTTATTCAACTGGCAATGATTGTGAAGGTTATGAATTTGGGAAAGAAACACAAGAAACACAAAGTTTTAGTATCTCAGCAAGTAACTTAGGCAGATTTAAGATTAAAGGTATTACAGGTATACATAATTTGGGTACAGGTTATAAGGACTTAAATAATACAGGTAGTTCTGGCTGCTGCTTTGAATATGCTGTTTCTTTGAACCCATATGATAAAGATTATATCATAAAGGTTTTAGGTACTGACCCTTCTGATGGTGATGCGCCTATTTACGTAGAGGCTTTGTATGATGTTGCTTTGTCACAAGCAATTGCAGAGCAAGCAGATAAAGAAACACACGCAAGCGGAATCACTAGAGAGCTTTCATTCTATCAAGTTTATTCTCCTGCTGATTATTGTGGATTAGAGCCTGTTGCTTCTTTGCTAACAATTCCTGAAGGAAATCTTTCACGTAGAAATGTCGGTCAGAGATATTTGGCAGATGCTCACGCTGCTACAAGTGGTGAATTTAAGACTGATGTAGCAATTACATTCCACCCATACGATTATGCAACAAAAGAGCCTATCACTAGTGCTTATACGGCTGACACAAGTGACATTGATAGTGAAAACTACGATGAGAATGGCTTTATGATTGGCAATGTTAAAGCAGGACATATTTATACTGTAAGTCAGTACACTGACGGCAATGGTCGTAGACATTACTACTATCGTGCTTATACTGAAGCATCAATTAAGAAATATGTTGATGATTATAAAAAGAAACATTCTGGAGGAACAATAAACACAGTTACATTATACGACACGCTTAGATACATTGGTAAATCTAAATTTATGAAGGATGAAGCTGTTTTCACTGGAAGCACAACTTCAGGTAAAGGAGAAGTAGAAGGTGTAACTATGGAATTTATGAGTGGTATGACATCAGGTAATTCTAAAACTTACACTGATGCTAATGTTGGCCAAACATTGGTTAAAAATCTTTCTGATGGACTTTACTATAGAATGTCGGATAGCAACGAAACTGGAGTTACATTTGTAACTTGTGACTTGAATAATTATAAGTCAGCATATCGTTATGCTTCTACACCTTGGATTGTGTCTAACTTGATGGGTGATTATGACCATATTGAGCTTAAGAAGTTGTTTAGATTCCATACTATTTCTGATGGTAAGTGTGCTAACCACGAAGTTAAGGTTTCAATCGAGAACATTCGTCCTGACGATGGCGTATTTGATGTTGTTGTTCGTGATATTAATGATACTGATGAGTATCAAGTACCACTTGAGAAGTACTCTCGTTGTAACTTAGTCCCTGGCACGAATAACTATATAGCATACAAGATTGGCTCATACGATGGAATGTATGAAAGCAAATCTAAATACATTACCGTAGAATGTAAAGAAGGCGATGTTATTGAAAGCGCTATCCCTGCAGGTTTCTTAGGATACCCTTCAACACAGTATGGTGGCTATCCAGTCGTAGATGATGCCCAAACAGGTGTTACAAGCCCTTGGATTAGATATAATACATTATATGACAATGATGTTAAGAACAGAAAACAGTACTTTGGTTTATCAACACGTGTAGGCGTTGATTTAGACATGTTTGAATTCAAGGGTAATGCGTCTTATATTGATTCACCTCAGATGTTATCACATGGTTTCCATTTGGATTCCCGTTTGGATATTGATACAAAAGAGAATCCTAACTACAAGCCAAGCATTACAGTTGATGGCGAATTTGGATATAAATTTGATGCAGTTTCAAGAAATAATAGAACAACTACATTAACTGATGCGCCTATAATCGGTACTGAAGAGGCTATGACAGGTACAATTTACGAGTACGATAACTTACGTAAGTTCACTGTATACTTCTATGGTGGTTTCGATGGTTGGGATGAGTTCAGAACATCAAGAACAAACACTGATGACTTCAAGGCTTCTAAGTATCTTGGTACTTATGACAACAATAGCGGTGAGGGCTACTCATTCAATAGAATTGACGATCCTGAGTCTCTTGGCTTGAATCAGAATGGTATTACATCTGACTGGTATGCTTACTTGGCTGCAATTAGACAATTTGCAAACCCTGAAGCAGTTGACATCAACGTATTCGCAACACCAGGTATTGACTACGTAAACAACAAGACTCTTGTTGAGGAGGCAATCGAGATGATTGAGGAAGAGAGAGCTGACTCAATCTACGTTGTAACAACTCCTGATAAGCCAATGGGTGCAGGTGACTTTGTAGACGAGATGTACACTCCTGACGATGCAGTTTACAACTTGGAGGATTCAGAACTTGATTCTAACTATACTTGTACATATTATCCTTGGGTTAAGTATCTTGACCAAGATAACAATCAGTACATCTACTTACCTCCTACAAAGGACGTTGTAAGAAACTTTGCTCAGACTGACAATACAACTTATCCTTGGTTTGCTCCAGCAGGTCTTGAACGTGGTGATGTTAATTGTGTGAGAGCACACTTCATTACTAAATTAGCTGATGAGGACACACTTTATGAAGGTCGTATAAACCCAGTTAAGACATTCGCAACTGATGGTGTTAAGATTTGGGGTCAGAAGAACTTACAAGTTAAGGAGTCTCAACTCAATCGTATCGCAGTTCGTAGATTGTTGCTTCGTATGAGAAAGCTCATTGCAATCGCTTGCAGAAGCCTTATTTTCGAACCAAACGATTCAGTAACAAAGAATACCTTCTTATCTACTGTAACTCCTATTATGGACAATATCAGAGCAAATAGAGGTATTTCTGATTACAAGATTGAGGTTAATGATACAGTTGAATCAAGAGAAAGAAGGGAACTTCCTGCTAAGATTTACTTCAAGCCATACAATGCATTGGAGTATGTCGTACTTGACTTCATTTTGACTCCTGAGGGTGTTTCATTCGATAACATTTGATGAATTGAAATTAATTAAATAATAATAAAGAGAGTTCTTTCATAGGACTCTCTTTTTTTGTTGAGATAATATTTATATATAAAACATAAAATTTAACATGAAAAATCAATTTAGCTATTTAAATAATCTTATTAACGATTTGAATAAGACATCAAAGTATCTTACTGAAGACTATATCTTTAATGAAGGTGGTGATGAAATGCTACAAGAAGACCCTACTATGGGTCATGATTTTGGCGATGGAATGCCACAAGGTTCTCGTCCTCAGATGCAACAGGGTGGAGATGACAATGCTGAGCAGAAAGCAATGCATGCCCACGAGGTTATTCAGCACGAACCTATTATCCAAAAAATCAGAGAAACCGCCATTGATGGCTTGAAGAAGTATGCAGAAGACCCTACATCATCAATTTATGAGTTCTTCAAGAAGGTATTCTTGGAGTCGGATAAGGTTCTTACTGATGATGGTTCAAATTCTAAGTAAAACAAATCATAAAAAATCAATATTTGAAAACATGTAATATATAATATAATATTATTAATATATTTATTTAATTTAATATAGCAAATATATATAAAATATTTTTAATATAAAAAAATATTATTAATAATATTTATATAAAAATAAGATAATTATATAATTTAAAATATTTGAACATATGTCAGATTTACTTTTGAAGATGCCGCTCAATTATGAGCCTTTGAGAAAAAATAGATGGCTATTTAGATTCCCAGCAGACTTGGGCATTCAAGAGTGGTGGCTTTCAAGTGCATCACGTCCATCTATTACACAAGATGAAACCCCAATTCCATTCTTGAATACTTCAACTTACGTTGTTGGTAGATATACATGGGAAACAATTCAGGTTACACTTCGTGACCCAATTGGTCCTTCTGCTTCACAGGCAATTATGGAGTGGGTACGTTTGCACTCAGAATCTGTAACAGGTCGTCAAGGTTATGCCGCAGGTTATAAGAGAGATGTTGAGCTTGAGATGCTTGACCCAACAGGTGTGGTTGTTAGTAAGTGGATTCTTAAAAACACGATGCTTACAAATGTAAACTTCGGTGATTTGGATTACTCTTCAAGTGACCTTGCAACAATCCAAGCAACACTTCGTTTTGACTACGCAATATTGGCGTATTAATTTGAAATTTCGACAATAGTGAAGGGCAAAAGAATTTCTCTTTTGCTCTTTTTTTGTGCTTTTATATATAAAGATTATATTGATTTTTTCAATATAATTTTTATTTTTTATATAAAAATTATATGAAAGTTGACTTGTATACTCTATGTTGGAATGAAATAAAAATCATACCTTTTGTTATTGATTATTGGAAGAACATCAAAGAACAAGTAGACGAATTTCACGTTTATGTATATGATAATGGTTCTGATGATGGAAGCATTGAAGAACTTAGAAAGTATGATTGGATTACTGTAATGCATTTCGAAAGCGATGGATTCAATGACTTGATTAATAGATATATCAAAAACAACGTATGGAAGCAGAGCAGAGGAAAGGCAGATTACGTTATTGTTTGTGATTTAGATGAATGTTTATATTGTAATAATTTCAAAGGCTTCTTTAAGAAATTAAAAGATGGAAAATATACTATTTGCTTACCTGTATGGTTAGAAATGTATGATGAAAAGTTTCCAACTAAGAATGATGAATTACTGCATAAGCAAGTCACAAAATGTTATGTTAAAACTTTACACCCTGACAAAAACTTACCTGAATCAAAGGCTATTTTGTTTGACCCAAACGAAATCAATGAAATAAATTACATAGTTGGTGCTCATATTTCGCACCCACAAGGTAATGTTAAGTGGTATGAAAATGATGACTTATTCATTTTACACTACAAGCATCTTTCATTAGATTATGTGATATGGAGATATGGAATTTGTAATAAGAGGTTGTCTGAATTAAACAAACAAAACGGATGGGGATTTCATTACGCTTTTAAAAAGGAAAAATTGAAAAAAGATTTCAATGATGAACTCGCTAAATGTGTTAATATAAGTGATTTACTAAAAAAATAATATTATGAATTCAAAAAAGTACGATAGAGAACTTGAACTTGAAATGAAGAAAAGTTCATTGGAAATGTATTTGAATACTCTTGATGAGATGATTAGTAAGAATAGCCCTCAGATTTCAATTGAGTTGATTCAGAATGAGATAAAGGCACTTAGAAAGGAAATTAAGGAACTTAATGAGTGTCATTATAAATCAGAAGCCTCCTATAAAGCTTTCATTTCGTATTTAAAGAATCGCAAGAAAAAGTCTAAAGAATCTAAAAGGGTAGAAAAATCTTTGTTCGATTCGATAAAGAAGTACGAAAATGATTCTGAAGCATTGCTTAAAAATTGGAAACTACTCTTGGCAAATTCACATGAAACAAGCAATTAAGAAAAATAGGAAGAATGCTAATAAGGCAATAACCAAGAAAAGGAAGAAAATGCAAAGGGATGCTCGTGGAAAGGCCATTCGTGAACATTCAAAGTTTGGTACAAGTAAACTTGAACAAGACTTTGCACGAGATTTCCTTGATAAAATGAAAGTTAATTACATTTGGCAGTTTGAAGCCAAAGATATTGGCCGTTTTTACGATTTTTATTTACCTGATAGCAATATACTCATTGAGGTCGATGGAGATTATTGGCATGTTAATCCTAAAAAGTACGATGCTAATGATAGAGATTCACTAACACCAACCCAAAAAAAAGATATGAGGGTCGATGAGCTTAAAAATAAATGGGCATTGCTACATGGAATACCAATTTATAGAATTTGGGAGGATGATATACGACATAAACCTGAAAAAGTACTCAAAGAACTTAAAGAAACTGTTAAAAATTATAAAAAAGAGCAGGTTTTAACGGAAAAAAAGAATAAAAGACATAATAATAAGCTAAAGAAATGAAAGTTACGTTATATTTGCCTTATTATGACTATAATGATGGAGATTTTGATGTAAAAAACGACTATTATAAGAGTAATGAGGACTATTTTAATGCAATGCAACAAAATGTTCAGCAGACAAGGGGTGCAGTGATTAATAGTATGTCTAATTATGTGAATGGAGGCTCTATTAGGGACTATCAAACATCAGATGGACAAACTTATAGATTCGGTCAGCAAACGTCTCAGAACGAAGACAAGGTGGCTTATGCGAAATGTGAGGCTATTTTGTATAATGAAGAGGGAAAAGATGAAAAAGTTGATGAATTTATAGCGGATTATGTTTCAAATGACGTTCAACTTTACATTTTGAACTTAGATTTGGATTCTTCTGAAGAAGATTTTGAGCAGGAGATTAATTTGTGGACAACTGAACATAATAACATCCAAAAGTATTCTCATATTAAGGGTGATGATTGGGTACTTGACAATGAGCCTAAGAGAAATATCAAACTTAAGTTTACAAATAACGCAAAAGAAGAAAAATTCGCTGAATTAGTTAATTGTAAGATTATGGAAAAGCAGGGAATGAATATTTATGTTGTGTTAGCAGAAGAAATAAAACTAATTGAAAAAATACAATAAAAAATTATGCCAAGACGTAAGTTGTCTGAGGAAGACGAGAAAAATATAAAATTATTACAGGCTCAGAACGAGATGTATGAACGTACCAAGGAGGAAATTAAACTTCGTGGAACTAAAGAAGCGATGAGAAGAACTGAAGAGGCACAAAAGGATGGCTACAAGCAGATGGAAGAGATTCTTGGTCCAAATGCTGAACAGTATATCAATCAGGCTTCAGAAGATAATGTTAGTGATACAAGTGATGATATTTTCACTATTCTCGAAGAGCACGCAAAGGAGGAAAAATCAAATGAAATTGCAGAACCAACACAAATGGAGACAAAAACTGTAGTTGAAGACGAAATTAAGCCTAATGTGTCTGAAATAGCATATGATAATTCAAATAATAACGAGGCTTACGATATTATCCCTCTTCCAAGTAATGGAGAGTGCTATAGGAGTAAGATTGGCCGTTTACCTGTTGCTTATTTGACTGCATATGACGAGAATTTGATTACTTCACCTAATCTTTATAGGGATGGTTTAGTAATTGACCTTTTGTTAAAGAATAAAATTAAGGACAAGAGCATTAATATTGATAATTTGGTAAGCGGTGACGTAGATGCTATTGTTCTCTTCTTGAGAGCGACAAGTTATGGAACTGACTTCCCAATTTCAGTTACAGACCCTAAGACAGGTCAGAATATTGAGACCGTTGTTGATTTGTCAACAATTAAGACAAAGGAATTCAAATTGAAGGGTGATGAGAATGGTCATTTTGACTATAAGTTACCAAAATCAGGTAAGTTGGTTAAGTTTAAGTATTTAACACGAAAAGAGGAGAAAGATTTGAGGACTTTGAATGAGCTTGAAAATAAAGCACTTGTTGCAAGTCAGTTGAAGGCGATTACAAAGTCAATTCAGGATGCTTTGAGGTCTGACGATGTTCTTGATGGCAAAGAGAAGCAATTGATTTTCGATAATAACAAGAGAATTGAAGATTGGGCTAATAGGATTGAAAAGAAGAAGAGAGTTCAGTTTAATAAGGCTATTACCAACAGAATGGAGATGCAGATTGTATCAATTGATGGTGAAACCGATAGAAAGAAAATCAAGGAACTTATCAATAGTATGCCTGCTAACGATTCTTTGCATTTGAGACGTTACATTCTTGATAATGAACCAGGTCTTGATTTCAAGATTAAGATTGAGCGTCCTGAGTCAATGGGAGGTGGCTCATTCGATACCTTTCTTGAGTGGGACGATACTATTTTCCTCAATATCGCCTGATTATGCACAAAACCTTCTTGATGAACTTTGGGGATGTTTTAAAAATATGAAAATACCTTTTGACGAATTAAAGTCAATGCCTACGAAAGATAGAAAATATTTCATTCAAAAACATAATGCTGAAGTTGATGCCGAGAATGCAGAATATGCTAGGAGGGAACGTGGCGGAAATAGTACTGATGTTATTGACAAATATACTGATATTGAGCAGCAAAATTTGCGTAATGCAGAAAACCGATAATTTAATGGAAGCTATTAATTTAGCTTCCATTTTTTTGTTTCAATTTTTTAATGTGTAGTATTTATTAGTAATAAAATTAACAATTTAAAGAATAAGAATATATTATGCCTCAAGCAGTAGGTGCAATAGCACGAGGATTAGCGAAAATAGGACCATTTTTAGCAAAAGGTGGTAAAGGTGCGGCCGAACTCAGTAAGGGTTTAGTCAGTGCTGCAACTAGTGCAGCCAAGTTTGGTGCTAATGTTACAAGTGCAGGTAGTAGTTTGTTTGATTTAATTGGCTACGTATCAACACTATCTAACAAGTGGTTGGAATTGCAAGATATCTCATTTAAGACTGCTCGTTCGATGGGTTTGAGTAGGCAAGAAGCCATGAAAATGGACCGCCAACTCATGCAAGAGATCAAAGAGTTTGGACGTGCATATGGTACAAGCGCTCAAGAGATAGCAGAATATCAGAAGCAATATTCAGAAGCAACTGGTAGGAATATACAACTTACCAAGCAGCAGATGGAGCAAATGATTGCTCTTGGTAATATTACTGATAGCGCTACTGCATCAAAACTTGTTGATGAATTTGATACTTTAGGTGTTAATGTTGAAGACACCCTTGCTTATACAGGTCAATTACAAGAAAGAGCAAAATATCTTGGATTGAATGCAACAAAGGCATCAAAGACTTTAGCTGAGAACATTAAGTTAGCTGCATCACATTCATTTAAGAATGGCGTTGATGATATTCAGAAAATGGTTCTGAAATCTCAGTCATTGAAAATGAATATGGACTCCATTATGACTGCGGCTGACAAGTTCAGTACTATTGAAGGTGCAATTAAGACTTCTGCTAACATTCAGATGTTAGGAGGTAGTTTTGCCACTCAGTTTAGTAACCCAATGGGTGCTTTGTACGAGTCAATGGCAGATCCTGCTGCTTTCCAAGACCGATTGGTTAAAACAATAGCTGGTAAGGGCACTTACGACAAAAAGACGAACCAAGTTCATTTTGACCCTGTAACAATGGCACAGATGAAGGAAATGTCAAATCAACTTGGTATTAGTGTTGAAGAGCTTACAAAACCTGCTATGGCTATGGCGCAAAATGCCGCAGTCGATAAGGAACTTAGGGGTAATTGGAGTAAAGAACAAAAAGCAGCCATAGAAGACCTTTCAAGGGCTAACTTTGATGAAAAGACAGGTAAACACTATGTAACATTACTTAACAAAGAAGGTAATACTCAAAAAGTAAATGTTGAGGATTTAACTGAGGAACAATTAAAGCAAGCACAAGATAGCGCAATGACTCAAGATAAGATGTGGTCAGATGTACACGCTATCAAGGAGACCATTGTTAATGGTACAATGGGTCGTGCAAGGCAGAATCGTTCAGGACTTGAAAACCTTAAGGGCTATGGTGAATCAGTTAAAGGTTGGGGTGCTCAGATAGAAAACATTTTGATGCCAACAGTTTCTGGTTTATTGAATGGTGGAAACGGACTATTTGGTAATTTGTTCTCTTGGATTGGTAAATTACCTTTCTTTGGTGGTAATACTAATTTTAGTGGTTCTATTTCAGGACCTGATATGGGAACTAACCATTTTGCTGAAGGTGGTGTCGTAGAACCAATACAACATGCAACTGACGGTGCAATTGTAGGAGGTGACAGTTATTATGGCGATAACGTGCCTATTATGGCCAATAGTGGAGAGGTTGTAATTAACAAGCAACAACAATCTGGCCTTATGAGCCTATTGTCAATGATTGGCAAAGTAGGCATTGGCACTATCGGAGGAAACCTAATTGGTAAGAAATTAGGATTGGGCAACCTTGGAACTAAGGGTCTTGCAGTGTCAGCACTTGGTGGTGGTGATTTGATGTCATCTATGATTCAGATGGCAGTTGCCAAAAAAATGGGTCCATTGGGCGCTATGATGGCTGGAATGAACCCGATTAGTGCTATGATGTTCAGCGGTAAAGGCAAAGGACTTTTTCAAAAAATGCTAAATCCTAAAGCATTTAATAACGTAAAGGATAGCAAAGAAAAACCAACTGCAAAGCCAAGTTCTATTTGGGATTATTTTGGCATTGATGCTAAGAAGGATTCAGCAGGTAGATGGAGGAATTCCAAAGGTAAATTCACAAAGTCTCCAATGAAACAATTAATGCCTAAGACAACTGAGAATCTTAATAAGTTCAATGAATCATTACGTGAAACTGGCAGTAAGATTAAAGGTTTAGGCAGTAAGTTTGGAGGAATTAGAGGTAAATTAGGTAAATTTGGTAGTATATTTTCTAAATTAGGCGCTAAAATAGGTGGTAAATTAGGATTTGTAACTAATGCTTTCGGTAAATTTGGTAATATTTTAAAACCTGTAACTGAATCAATAGGAAAGTTTGGCGCAAAGATAGGTGGCAAATTAAGTGGGTTTGGAAAGGTTGCTATACACAAGGGCAGAAACATTGCCCTTGATGGTATGCTTAGAGCAGGTGAATTTAAAGATATATTAGCCAAATATGGCACTAAATTTTCTGATTATTTAAAGAATTCTAAGTTAGGCAAATTTGGCGGTAAAACTTTAGGAAAAATCAAAGGAATTGGTTCTTCTATAAAAGGTTTTGGTAGTGGACTTGCTTCTGACGCAAGTGGATTGATTACAAGAAGCAAGGCTATTGCTCGTCTAAATAGAATAAAAGGATTAAGTAAAGTAACTGAAAGTTTAGGTGCAGTATCTAAGAGTTCCAAATTATTAGGCGGAGCAAGTAAATTCCTTAAGTCAGGTGGTGGCAAACTTTTAGGAGGTATAGGTAAGAAATTACCAGGTTTAGGTGCTTTATTAAGTATTGGAACAGGAGTTGCTGATTTCATGGGTGCAACAAGTGATTATAATGCACGTGAAGAAGAGATAAAGAACTCAAACCTTTCAGAAGATGAAAAGAAAAGAGCAGTTGAAGAGAACACTGACGAAAAACGTGGCGCACAAGGAAAAGCAATAGGTAGTGCAGCAGGTGGAGCAGCAGGCGCTGCAATTGGAGGCGCTTTAGGTACTCTCATTCCAATACCTGTGTTAGGTACTGCAATTGGTACTGCCGTTGGCGGATTCTTAGGCGAAAAGGTTGGCGGTGCAATTGGCAGTCTCGCTAAGCCTTTGAATAAGATGGTAAGAGGCGTTGGCAACTTCTTATTTGGAGATGATTCTAAGAATAATGCTTCATTTAGTGATGAAGAGCTTTCAGACCCACAATTGGCTGCAAAGGCAGATGCTTCAACAATTAAGATTTATGAGTTGATGCTCAAGAAAGAAAATGGAGGTGTTGTAGGCAAAGCAGCTAATGCTATTGGTGATATTGCAAGTGCCCCATTGAAATTAGCGACAGGTGTGATTGGCGGTATTGGAGATGCTATTGGTGGATTAATGGGTAAACCTAAGAGTCCTGAAATTTCTTCTTTACCTGTAGTTGGCCAACGTCAATCAATTAGAGAACAAAAGTCTTCAACTTCTAATTATGGGCCTGCTAATATTGGTCCGCAAGATATTAACTTGAATGTTAGTGGTACTATTAAGTTAGACTTAGGTGGAAGACAAACTGGTCTCGATGTTAATAAGTTGCTTGATAGCCCACAATTCAAGGCACAATTAGCAGATATTATTTCAAGAAGATTGAATGATATGGGTAATGGTGGCAAATATAATAAAGAAGGTAGAGCAGTTAACACGCAAAAGATGTTTAATGCCATCAAATAGTAATTCTTTATAAAGAAAATTAAAAACGTATATTTTTTACATAAAATATGGCAATAGTTGATAAAATAATAGATGTTTTGGATAGCTTTGTTGTAAGACCTATTGGTGTTTACAACAAAGACTATCGTTTTATGGTTGAGCATTTGGAGAGAAATATTGGAAATCACGACTTGGATAACCATGATGGTTTCAATACTCCAATTGGTCAACTATCTAACCCTTATTACAACGCTCAGGTAGGTAAACTGCCTTGGTTTGTAGGTGATAAGGACAAAACGAGGTTTGCTAATTACCTTGATTATGTTAAGACCATTTATGGTTCAACGAATAGTGTTACTAACATAAATGAAGACGCACCTTTTCCTGTTGATTTTGACTCAATTAAGATAGGAAGAATTTCAGGGGCTAAACTAAATCAAGCATTAACAAGTAGTGACGAAAAAGCAACTATATTTAATCCTAATATAGATACAAGTGACACAAAGTTAGGTAAAGATAGTGGCAAAATATTAAAGAAAACTTTATTGCAATCTATAAAAGAAAATGATAAGCATAATGCATATAAGTTTTCTATTAGTAGTGCCATGACAAACTATTTTGGTTTGAATAGTAAGGCGCAACAAAATGGTATATTAGAAAAATTTGTTGGTGTTAATTCATCTACAGGTAGATATGAAGACCCTACACCTTTAGATGAAAGTATGAGTCCTGTTTATACTTCTTCAGCTAAATGGGGTAATTACAAAGGTTTAGGTGTTTATGAGGAGTTCTATAAAAGCACGCCAAGTGAAACAACACAAACATATTATAATAACAACATATCAAATAACAAATACAGACCATCTATTTCAGGTGATGAAGGTAAATCTAATTACTTGGATGAGATGGGCATCACTGTTGGCAAGGGTACTGATTATAATGGCTCTCAAGTAAGGTATTTGTTTGAAACATTACATACAAGTGATACAGTCTATAATAATGAGGGACATACCTCAGGCAGCCTTATTGGTGGCTTAAAGGCTTATGGTGAGGCTGAAGGTGGAAAGTATCATAGTTACAAGTTTAAGACCTTTAATGGAGGTGTTAATTATGGAAAATATAGTACGTTTGATACTGACCCTATTGGCGTTAATGATTTGCTAAGTAAAACCAACAAAGGCTTCATGTATGGAAAATATGATACACTTATTGGACGTTTTCATACATCAACTGACTATCCCAATGATGACCTTATGTCTTCATCAGTTAGTAAGGCTTATGGAATGTCACATGGTAGAAACCTTTTAAGGGGTGATGCTAAGAATGGTAAGACATTTACACAAAACGGCATTGGTGATGGTTATGATAATCCTTATTGTCGTGTATGGACTTACCACCATCAGTATCATAGAATGATGGATGCAATAAGACCATTTGTTGAGAATGAACCTGATGGATCAAAAGTTCTCACACCTAAAGATATGCAAGATGAGTACAATTTTAGTGCTTTTAGAAATGGCGATACTGTAGGTATGGGCAGTGGTGGCGATAGACTTACTAAATATGGTGTTATTGGCTATAAGACCAATGCAGGTTTAGTAAACATTGCACCAAAGAAGGGAGTTGACATTAGGAATTGTATGTTCTCCATTGAGAACCTTGCTTGGAAGGGAATGTTTTCAAGCGCCAACAGAAAGAAATATGAAACCAATGGTCTTTCACCTGAGCAAAAAGGTCCATTCGGTGGAAGAATTATGTGGTTTCCGCCATATGATATTAAATTCACTGAAAACGTTACTGCCAATTGGAACTCAACAAGTTTCATTGGACGTGGTGAAGACATATACACATATACAAACACAAGTCGTGATGGCACTTTAAGTTTTAAACTTTTGATTGACCACCCAGCAGTACTTGATTATTGGAAAAATAGAAACAAAACTGATACGTCTTCTAATGTAGATGATGTTGATGCACCTGAGCAACAATTGCTAAGATTCTTTGCTGGTTGTGAAATGCTGACAGCAAAAGAGCAGCCAAAAGAGGAAAAGCCTTCAGTAGTAACTGATACACCTGAGCCAAGACCTGCATCTAAAGCGTTTACTTTCTTCATTTTTTACCCTAATGATTATAGTGGACAAGATGACAGAAGCAGTAATTTGGCAATACCATATCTATTAAATGGCGTAGGAACACAATATAGATTTGATAGCAAGAGTGGCTCTAATAGAGATAATCCTGATATGTACCCTTGGTATTCAACAAATGGGCAGCAGGTAGGCGGATATGAAGTTAGAAATAATGGTATTAGTGTGGTTAAAACGCATGTGAATTATCCCAAATCGCCTTCATTTGTAACTAGCGTATTCAGAACCAAATCTAAATCTAATGAGTATAGGCTGGCTAAACAAATTGGCTCATATAGCGGTAAGAGAATTGAATGGTATTATAGAGTAGACAATAAACGTAGAAATGAGAAATTAGTTAATAAAATTGACTATGTTGACACAAAGAGTTTCAAGCTTAATAGCGGTGGTAATAAGTCAGTAATAAGAAGCACATTCAATGTTGACCCGTCAATACCTATATATTCGCTCACTGAGGCTTATTTGGCTTTTACTGATGACGTACAAGCAGAGGAAACGTTGAAAGGATGCTATGATAAAGAAAATGTTGCTAAAATTAAAAACATCATAGACAACTATGGCATTAAGGAGATTAGAGTAAAGGGATGGGCTTCAAGTCATGGTATCACTAAAAATCAGTCACGTAATAATGATTTGAATAGAAACAGGCGTGAAACTGCATTGCAGTGGTTGAAAAATTGCTCAGTCCTTAGAAATAAAAAGATAAGCTATAAGCCTCTTAATGGAGGTGTAGGTCCTGGACCAACTGCAAGTAATGTTAGTGACTTAAAGCCTAAACTATATAGAAGTGCTGAAATTACTGTTTACATAAACACTGAAAAGGCTAATACTGTACAAGATATTGTGAAGGAAAAGACTACAAGTACTGCTTTGGATGCATCGAACGGAAGTATAAATGACGAAGTTAATACAACAAGTTATTTGAGAGGACAATCTGAAATACCTGATAAAACAAGGGTGACAAAACAACCAATACTTAATACTAATTTCCAAAACCAAAGTAATTCTTATAAAGGTGCCATTGAACAGGTTAAGACTGGAGTACAAAGTTACAGTAAAAATGGAAATACAAATGGTGCTGCTAAGGCGAACACAAATGCAACAAAGACTACAACAAAGTCAAATGATGCTAATGTGATTAATCTTAAAGACCATAGCGATAATAAGGGTGCTGATGTCAAGGCTTCAACAGAAACACCTTCTGATAACACAGTAGGAAGGTACGATAATGAGAGCGAATTTTTCAAGGGTTTGGAAATGAATGACCCATTTATGAGAAGCAAAATCACTGAAAAAATTAAGTATTTCGACCCTGCATTCCATTCAGTTAGTCCTGAAGGTTTCAATGCAAGATTGAATTTCTTACATCAATGTACAAGGCAAGGACCAACAATTGCTGGTAGTGATTTGTCAGATGCAGTTGGTGTTACTGCAAATAATTTATCATTTGGTAGACCCCCAATTTGTGTTTTAAGAATTGGAGATTTCTATTACACCAAGATAATTATTACATCAATGAGTATCGACTATGACCCATTGGTTTGGGACTTGAACCACGAAGGTATTGGTGTGATGCCAATGATTGCCAATATTAGTTTGAGTTTCCACTTCATTGGAGGTAGTAACCTTACAGGTCCTATTGCAAGATTGCAGAACGCATTGTCATTCAATTACTATGCTAATAGTGAGGTATATGACGATAGGGCTGAACAAGTTGACTATGATGAAAATGGGGAGGTTAGTAAATTTAAAACTTTCCCATATTAAAAGAAATAAATTATGTCATACGATAGATATAGTAAATTTAGAAAAAACGGAACGATTAAACTCGTTCCGTTTATCCCTATAAGGGAAAAGTCAAGTGATTTGTACGACTATTATAAAGAGGGTGAAACAAGACTTGATTTGCTTTCGTATCAATATTATGAAGACCCTAATTATGATTGGTTAATAATGCAAGCAAATCCTGAATATGGCTCTTTAGAGTACCAAATACCGAATGGCGCAAGATTAAGGATTCCCTATCCTCTTGATGCTACTTTAATGCAATATAATGCTGACATTGATACATATAAAACACTTTACGGAATAGAATAATATGGCAAACGAAAATAATGGATATAGAGTACAAACTGTAGGTCATAGAATTAGATATATTGAGCCAAACTACACTTCTGATTCTAGACCTATGCAAGGGCCTAGGGGGCTACATACTTATGAATTTGAAAATCCTTTAGAGGATTATTGCATCTTCGTCAATCTCAAAGTAGAGGTTAGGGGAAGGGCAATCCGTACTGATTATACAACAAATAGTAAAACATATACTATGAACTATTATAGTCAGCAAGGTAAGGAAGCCGTCAGTTTTCTTCAAGGAACAAACTATCCTACTGCCAAGCAAAATGTTTATGGCAAAGATGTGCATTCATTAACAACTGATTACTTAGACCACTTGTATCTTAATGAATTGGTTAAAAGGGACGCAAATGATGTTGTTAGTGGTACAAGCACAACAACTGAATTGTTTGGCATTAATTCGATTGACATTCAATATAATAACTGGATGGTACCAGAAGTAGCCATTAAGTTTACTGATGTCAGAGGTGCTTCATTGTTTGCTGCTGAAGAAGCAAGGCATCATTTAACTGATAGTCAAGGTGTGAATGCTAATGCAGATGCAAGTGTTGAGGGTTCATTTTTTAAATGTTTTTTCACGTTTCCATACCCTAAATTCACGTTATGCGTGAAGGGATTTTATGGACAACCTGTTGCTTATGAATTGACTTGTTCTGATTTTAGGGCGAGTTTCAATTCAGATACAGGTAACTTTGAGGCTACTGCCAAATTTGTTGGATATGCATTTTCATTCTTAGGTGATGTAATGATGAATGCACTTACTGCTGCACCTTTCTCAGATTATTTAGGTAGAAAATATTGGGAAGAGAACGTGTCAAATGGTCGTTTTGTAGTGAAAGATGTTAATGGACAAGACGTGCCAATGATGACCATTGGTGAGATAGTCACAAAGATAGATTCTGCTATGAATGAGGCTTCAGGAATGGTAGCATCAAGTCCTGAAATACAAGAAGGCTTACAACTTGAAGAGCAATCAAAGCAGATTAATAGCGTAAGTACTGCTTATCAAGCATATACAACTGCGATATACAATTGCATTAAGAATGCGGTAGAAGGTTCTAACGAAGATACGGGTGAATTTAATTTCGCAATTCAAGACGGCGCTAATCTTTTAGCATTTATACCAGGTGCTTCAGCAGGCAATACCTTCAATGGAGCAACAACAAGTTGGTGGAAACCTTGGGACGAAAATAAGGAATTGGACAGTGCTTTAGAATCTTTACAAAAAGTAGTTGAAGATAAAGAAGAGTACAAATCAAAGGTAGAGAAAATTAATTTTAAGAATCTAAAACCTATTGAAGTTTACAATAAGTATGGACATTATACAGGTAATACTACTTTAGACTCATTCTCAGCTATTAAAAATGGTATTAATAGAAATGAAGAAATTTCTAATAGTAGAAAGGATGGTAATGAAAATCTTATACAAAGAAAGGAATTATTCTATGGCTATCCATTCATAGATAATGACTTGAGTGGTCAGTTGAAGAAAGATAAAGAGCAGACTGATGCTGCCATTCAAGAGAATCAAGCAGAAATTAGTGAAGTAACTAATAAGGCGATTGCTGACTGTTTAGGCTTTAATCCTACAGTGGAATCAATCACACGTATCGTTATGGCACATTTTGAAACATTGACTTATATGTTGACAATGTGTGCAAGAGATATTACAGGGCAAAACAGAACACTTGAGTCGTTAGGCATTACAACTGAAAATACAAAGGACGTTTCTCCTGAAGATAAAGTTGTGCCACCTTTCCCAAAGATAACAAAGCACGTTACTGAGGAAGGAGTTGAAAAGGACGAAGAGGCTTGGGTAGGTGACTTCCAAGGAGATTGGCTTGAAAAAGACATTGTGAATGGGCTTTTGAATGGAATCAATGAAATGTCTGAATTGATTAAGAATGCAGCTAGTGGCAGTACAAACGAAAGTGGTAATTTAACTGCAATAATGAAAGTGCCTTTGAATCCACTTGATATGATTCTTGACAAGAACCCATATGGTGAGGTTAATTTTGATGACAAGAGTGATTTTGCAGGTCACATTGTTTTGAGAATGTTTGAAATACTTTCTTTGAACAAGGAGTTTGCTGATGTTGAAGATGTTAACAAACTTGGAGAGGCAGAAGCAATAAACTTTAAGGAGTTTTTCAAAAATCCACCTCAGGAATTCAAGCAATGGCTTCAAGACGAAAAGGCAGTAGAAAACATCATAAACATTGTAAAGGCTGATTCAACAAATACACCTGTTGACAAATATGGTAAGAGCAATAAGTATGCTTGGGAGAGTATAAAAGGTTCTTCTACCAAACATAGGGCATTAATTAAGGATTGGACATTAAATGAATTTAATGGTAATGGCAAAACTTACTTACCAATTCAGAATGCATCATTTAGCAAGATTATAAGTGATTTAGGCTCACCTGATGTTAATGGTAAATATAAATACCCACGTACACCTAAGGACTACATGATATCAAATTCTTCAAAAGGAATTAATAGCGGTGGTACTTCAATTGCTTCATCAAGTGGCAAACTTATTTGTATAGAACCGAACCCTGATAGATTCTCTATTATTGCTGAAAATCAATGTAAGAATACAGGTGTGAATGGTGAGTTAGAAAAACTTTATGAAAAGTTTATTGATGAAGCAAAATATGATGCGAGCAAGTTTTGCAAATACATTCAAGGTGGAAAAAAATTCATAAAGGTTTACACTAACGGTACTTCAAATAGTACTGAAGAAAGCAGTGAAGACAATGATAACGAACAAGAAACTGCTACTACTACTTCAATATCTACTCCTCAGGATATAGATGATTGGGCTGAGAAGTTCAATAGTGGCCTTGATGGATTTTCGAAGGATAGTGCCCATAAAGTAGATGAATATAGAGTACTTTTCATACCTGCAATTAAACCTGATGATAGCAATATTGAGGACATTGACGATAATACAGGTGGCGTTATCGCAAGTAATGGTACTTTGTTTGCCCAAAACTATTATTATACAAGGTCACTTGATGAAAAGGCGTTTTTGTATCTTTTATCATTAGGATATTACGTTAATTATGGAAAAGCCTTTGATGATTTGTTTGATGATGACAGATGCTTCACAACTGCACCTAAGGCTTCAGTATTATTCGCAGGTTGCCTTTGTTATTTTGCTGGCAAGAAAGATACTGATTTCGAAAAGCCATTCTTAAAAATGTCTGACGATAAGAGGATTAAGAATTTACGTGTAGATGTAAGAAATGACTTGGCAGCATACTTCAAAAAATGGGCTTTTGGAGAGTTTGCAAAGATAGATTCTTATTTGTCTCTCAAAGTGGATGACACCAAAGCCTTCTTTGAGGATATGACTAAGAGTAAAGGTGTAGTATACACAAGTGATAAAGACATTAAGAGAATTGTTGATAAATACTTACCTGGTTTAGGAGCTAATTATGGGGCAGTTGACGATTCTATTCATTGGATTGGGGGAGAAAGTGCTATGGGTGGACCAAGTATAAGATTGGGAATGAAATCTGATAGTTATGGCGCTTTAATGACTACACGATTGGTTTTAGGCTCAAGCACTTTTGTCAAAACTTCTGATGTTTTCAGTGAACCGAGTGAGACCTTCAAAATTAAAAATGGTAAAGGTGAGGCTTTCTTGAAAGGATTTGTCAGCAAGTTAAAGGAGAGTTATTTGTCTGACTCAGGAGGCACTGAATCAAGCCCAACTAGTACCGAAAGGGCGGCTGATTGTAAGACAGACCCTGATATTAAAATTGGCGTTTATAGGTATCTTAAGCTACTTTATGATAAATGGATTGCAGGTTCAGTTTTTGAACAAGATTTCACAATGGAGAAATTCTTTGAAAATCCTGACAAATATTTCTATTTCATTGATTCTTATTATAATAAGATTGGTGATTTGATTATATGTAACATGGGTAAATTCAAAGATGATGTTTTAAATTGTGAAACACAAGATGGATATACACTTTTGTCATTTTTAAGCCAAACATATTCTCAGAATAAATGTAATTTCCTTTGCATTCAGAACTTCATGGATTTAGCCGAGACATCTAATATGGAGCGTATGTTTGAACCTGTGTCTATGATGGATATGAATATACCTGATGTTACGCCTAACTTCATTGTACAATATCCATATGAAACTTCATCACATCTTGATTTGGGAGACAATGGCGATTATAGTTATCCTGATGATTCGTTTAGCATTTCTAAAAGTCCACAAAGAACAGGTACAGGTTCTGAGGCAAATAAATGGCCTGCTCCATTAAACTCAGGTGAAGATGCTGGATATTATATTCCTGCGTTTGGTGTGTCATATGGAAAGCAATATCAGAGTTATTTTAACAATATCTCTATATCAATGGATAACCCTATGGTAACTGAGCAATCAATCAAGGCTCAGTTTGAGATTGCTTCAATGAACAATGAGAATGCCAAGAATAACGAAGGTACTGCAACACGAGGTATGATTACAATGGGCCAGGATTTGTTTACCATTTATTCAAACAACTCATATACTTGTGAAATTGATATGATGGGCGATGCTTGGATGCAACCTCTGATGTATTTTGAACTTTTGAACATTCCAATGTTTAGAGGTACATATTTGATTGAAAAAGTTAGTCATCATATCGAGGCAGGTAAAATGTCAACACACATTGTTGGTGTAAGAATGGCAAATACCACGACTAAGATTAAGAAAGGTTGGTTCTGGGCAGCAGACCCTGTTAAGACAGGCGGAGATGAAGAAAACATGGAGAACCAATTGGCTGACGTTACAAATGATTGTGCTTATGCTTCTTATCCTTTAGGTGGTGTAGGAGGTGGAGTTGGTGGTATGCTTATTTCACAAAATGGTCTTTCAGCAATGAACTACTACGAAGCTGGTAACAATAAGTGGTACACTGGTGGAGATAAAGGTAAAAACCATGGTGATGGTGCTGGTACTACCTGTGGTCCAGGTCTTACAGGTAAATATTTAAGCCACGGAAAAACTGCAAGTGGTTTGAGACAAGGATTCTTGGATGCGTTAAGAGACCACGATAAAAGAATTAGAAAATGGATAAAAGGTAAAAAGTTTAAGCAAGAATCAATTGATAGTTTTTATCATTTGGACCATTGGGGTCCTGGATTGGCTCAATCAAACATTCCTAATTTTACAAATGATGACGATGTTTGCAACTTTTGGTTAAAGCAATATAAAACTGAAAAAGGTGAAAACTACCCTGGATGGCAAGGTTTCTGTTGCGGATATGTATGGATAATTAGGAATGCCAAGCCAAAGGAGGTTAAGGATAGTGAATGGAAACCAGGCCAAGAAGCGAGGGCAAAGGCAGGCTACGATATTTATCATTCATTAGATAAGCCATTGCTACAAGCAATGGGTTTGAGCGCTCCACCAGCAGTTAATGATAAAACACAAAAAGATGGCAAGACAAAGGGAATTTGGGACGATTTCGTTTATTCAGTGAATCAGACATCCCAAAACACACCTTCTTGTGGTTTGAATGTTGGCTCTGTAAAGAAAGGACCAAATCAAGGATGGCTTACCACAGGAAATAATGGCACAGGCGGTGCTGATAAGTTAGCAACTGTTTTTGATATTGTTCTTAATGCTTACGGAGAATATGTCCAAGAACTTTGGTGGGTCGCAAGGAACAATCACGATAATCAAGGACCTGACCATTTGGAAGTTATCGTTTCAGAAAAGCCTAAAATGAATTCTATTAAGGTAGGAATGAAGATTTTGGGAAGTGATGAACCATTCAAGGGTATTAATGAGAACTCAAACGAAAAATATAGAAGAGCCATAGTAAAATTCTATTCACAAAATAACAGACATAGTTCTAAGAGTGAAAATGAAGGTGTTTATGGCAAAGTTGTGCAATCTAAAATACCTAAATCTGATTGGGAGAAACTTAAGCCAACGTCTTGTGCTGAGTTGATGCAAGAAGCAGGTGGAGGTGATTACTCAGGTGGTGGAACTATTGATGCCAATAAGAAGATTGGAAGATGGAACGTTGGAAAGTCTTGCCAATATGCATTTTCTCACGCACGACCTAAATCTACAGGTCAGTGTGCTAAGTATGTTTGTAATGCAATTGAAGCAGGTGGCATAAAATCACCACGCCAAGATAAGGCTTGGCAGATACGTGTCAATAAAATACCCCAAAAACAAGGTTGGTCATTAATTAAGGATGGTACTATTACGAAAGACCAAAATGAAAGCCTTAACAGTGGCAGACAAATGGGTGATATTGGCGTTATGGGTTCTGCTCAAACTGAAAGGTCATCAAGTCCTCGTTGCTTTCATATGGCAATATGGACAGGTAATGAATGGGTGTCTGATTATAGACAAGGAAATGAAATGGTACCAGGCAACTATTTCAAGTATACACCTAATTTCCCATACTCCATTTATAGATACAATGGCTAAAATTTCTATTTCTCAATTTTTTTATATAAATTTGCAATTGTTAACAAATGTTTATTGGAAATGCGAGAATTAGGATATATAGTTGCTGATAGGCGATTTAATAATATTAAGGGTTTTGTCGGGTTCACAAATGATTATTCGTCTGTGGATTCGACAAAACCTGTTTTAGTTATAGGGCTAAAAAAGGCTAAAGAAATCCTTGGAGATAAGTTCAATATATTGGATAAAAAGATAAGTGAAAACGTGTATTGGACATTCAAGAAGACAGAGAAAAGAACTGATTTTGAGGCTGACCTGCCATTGTTTTATCAACGATGCTTAAACAAAGCCGTAGATGGTATTAAATATTATTATATTAATATAATTAAATTAAAATATTCTAAGATAAAAAAACTGTACAGTATTTTATTTTCTAAAGGAAAAAAATATATTTATATTAACAATGATATGATATATGTACTATATGGCAATTGTGTTTTAGGCATATCGTTATTATATTTAAGATATTGTGGTATTAAGAGTGAGAAGATATTAGCCAAAATCAAAGAAAATAAAGAAAATAAAATTTATGAAGAGGATTCTCCTTTTGTGAGGAAGATAAAAAGGGAGATAGGGAATAATGAGTACGTTATACCATATTTCATGTCAATTGAATAAGTTCCTCTTTTTTATCTCATTAAGATATTTATATATAAAAATATATTTTATAAAGATGAAATTTATTGGAAAACATTTACAAGAAAAAAGACCTCAGAAGTCATTTGTTAGAGTCGAAACACCAAAGGAGGTTTTTGGTGCAGTTTCTAATGAAGAAACTACTGAAGAGGTAAAGAAGCCAGTAAAGAAAAAGAAAAATAAAATTGAAGAAAACAAGTCAACTATGGATACATCTGAAAAAATTGCTATGGCACAGGAGATTCTTGGCAAAAAAGCAAATGAGAATTTTAAGATTTTGAAGAGCGATAAGGGTCTTATCGAAAGAACTGAGAGTTCAAAAACAATTTTAACTGAAGATAATAAAGAATTATTGATTGACTAAGACATATGGCAGATACTAACGTAAAGTTTTTAAAAGAGAATCATTTGTATGAGGCTCATAAGCAGTTTATGCGTATGGCTGAAGGCTATGGTTACACTGAGCCAATAGAAGAGGCTGATGATGATGACCAAGCACAAGGTGGAGGAGAAGACCTTGCTAATGGCGCTGACCCTTCACAAGGTGGTGGCGGTGCTCCTATGGGTGGACCAGACCCAATGGCAGGAGGTGCTCCTGATGCAATGGGAGGTGCACCTGACCCATCACAAGGTGGTGGAGCACCAATGGGTGGAGACCCTTCTCAAGGAGGTGCTGACCCTATGGCAGGTGGACCAGACCCTATGGGAGGAGCAGATGGTTCAATGGCTGATCCTACTGATGGTCTTGACCCAATGAGTACACCTGCTCCAGATGATAAAGATTCAGATGACGTAGTTATTGACGTTGATGACGTGGTTAAAGCTCAAGAAAAAACTAACGATAAAGTTAATGACGTTGGTAGAGACTTAGGTACTGTAGATAGACGTATTGAGAAACTATTAGGCGCATTGGAAGATATGCAGGGTGTAATTGATAAGAACAATGCAGAAATCGCTGATTTGAAGAATGAGTTTGAGAAACGTAATCCTACGCAAACTGAAAAGTTGAATCTTCGTTCTTTGGATTCTTATCCTTTCAATATTCGTCCTACTGATTATTGGAAACAGAAGAGTATGGATAGTAATTATGATGCCTATGCTGATAATGACGAGCCTACAACACATGAATACACTATTACAAACGATGATGTACGTGATGTAACTGATGACATCGCAAACACTTTTGATATTCCTGAGGACGATATTCAGGACTTTAATAAGATTTTCAATCTGTAAAAATAAGTCTATAAAAAAACTTATATAAAATTAAATCTCCAAATATTTATAGTAGAAAAATATTTGGAGATTTTTTGTTTTTAACATTTTTTAATATATATTTGCACTATGAACATTAAGCACATATTGATGTGCATTTTTTTAATAAATTAATATTATGGAAAACAATTTAAATGTAAACATTGATCCAGAGGCTGTAATCAGCCAAAATGAAAAAGAGTCTTCTGAAATTGTAAAGAACAAGACTAAGTTTAACCCCAAAAACTATTTGAATGCTCGTCTTGGTACTGGTGAGTCTTCAAAGAAGTTAAAAATTAGATTATTGCCATTTTCCCCTGAAGGCGGTAGTCCATTCCACAAAGTTTTTATTCACACTGTTAGAGTCAACAAAGAAGGTGGTCAGGGTTGGAGAACTTTTGTTTGCCCAACGCATAACCATAAGGGTGACAAGTGTCCTTTCTGTGAAACATCAGAGCAAGCGAAACAGCTACGTCTTAGGACAGACAATGAGGTAGAAAAGAAGAAGTACGGAGACATTGAGTTTATGAATCGTGCTAAAGAGGCTTGGATTGTAAGATGTATTGAACGTGAGCACGAGGAAGATGGCGTAAAGTTCTGGTTGTTTAATGCATCTCGTAAGAAAGATGGTGTCTATGACAAGATTATTAATCTTTTCAACGAGAGGTGGGAAGAGGCTAAAGCCGCAGGTAAGACTTACAACATTTTCGATTTGAACAATGGTAAAGACCTTACAATTAATCTCTCTAAGGATTCTAACAACAAGACTGTAACACAAATCACTGATTCAAGTTTTATGACTCCGCTTTCAGATAATTATGAGCAGGCAAAGGCTTGGATTGAAGACCCTAAGAAATGGGAAGAAGTATACACTGTAAAGCCATACGATTATATGGCAATCGTTGTTCAGGGTGGTATTCCTATTTTCGATAAGGAGCAGAACAAGTATGTAGATAAGGTAGAACTTGACGAGCGTAATGAAAAAGAAAAGGAGATTGAAATTCAGGAGAATCTCACTGAGCAGAAGAAGGATTTCACTCAATTCGTAGAGCAGAAGATTGAGCCACAAGCAAGTACTGCAACTGCACCTAAGTCTCAGATGTTCGTAGATGAGGATGATCTACCTTTCTAAAAATAAAGCAGAAAAACATTAACGCTTAATGGCAAAATTGATGTATATGTATGGAGCGATGAACTCAAGAAAATCTCTTGATTTGTTGGCAACTGCATATAATTTTGAAGAAAAAGACATCCCTTTCATAGCCCTAAAATCATCTCTTGACACGAGAGATGAGGGGGTTATAAGGTCAAGAGCAGGACTTGAAAGAAAATGTACTGTGGTAACACCTGATGTTAACATATATGAAGCAATTCGTCAGTATAATAATGTCTTAGCAGTTCAAGAGGAAAAACCTTTAAAATGGATATTGGTAGATGAATGCCAATTTTTGACGGAAGAACAGGTAGACCAATTGTCTGATATTGTTGATTATATGGACGTAAATGTCTTGTGTTATGGGTTACGTACTGACTTTAAGTCACACTTATTTCCAGCATCTAAACGACTTTTCGAAATTGCAGATAGTATAGAAGAGGTTAAATCGTCTTGCGAATGTGGTAAGAAAGCACTAATCAATGCGAGATTTGATGAAAATGGAAACATTATTACTGAGGGTTCACAAATCCTTGTTGGTGGTAACGAAATGTACAAGCCTCTATGCAGAAAATGCTGGAAGGATAAAATAAGAGAAAAAAATGTTAAGAACTAAATGGTTAAGCAAGCTATAAAGAAAAAGGCTTTCACACGACCTTCAATTGCTTCAATTAAGGAGGCAATGGGTCTAAATATTAAGGATGATGACTTGACAGTATCAAGTGCTAATAAGCCAATTGAGTTTATTACACTACCTGAGGCATTTGTTAATGCAACTAAGTTGCCTGGTATTCCAAAGGGTGAGTTGTCAATCGTATATGGTTGGTCAAACACAGGTAAGAGTACTTTGATTAACTGTATTATTGCATCTTGTCAAGCATCAGGTATTCTTCCTGTAATCTTTGATACTGAGTCACACTTTGACTTTAAGTATGCAATTGATTGCGGTATGCAAGCAACTCCAATTCATAAAGATGTAGAGGTTGAAGATGTTGATGAAGAGACTGGTGAGGTAATTGGTACACACACTGAGGATAAGATTATTGACTATGAAGGTGAATTTATGTACTTTGATGGAGAAATCCTTTGTCAGTTGTATGGAAAGAATGATTACTCGAATGGTAAGGAGGCTAAGAAGCAGAGAAAAGTACCTGTTCTTGAGGATATAGCTTTCGCAATCAATAAGATTCTTGATTTGCAGGATGAGGGTAAAATTCAGCAAGATATTTGTTTCTTGTGGGACTCTATTGGCTCAGTAATGTCATATAAGTCTTATGTAAGTAATGTTGGTAACAATATGTTTGATGCAGGCGCTATGCAGTCAGCATTCAATATGATTACCAATAATCGTATTCCTCTTTCAAAGAAGGTAAGCTCACCTTACACTAACACAATGTTTTGCGTGAATAAGATTTGGCTTGATTCAATGTCCGCACCTATGGCAGCACCTTCTGTTGAGTTGAAGGGTGGTAAGTCAATGTACTTTGCAGCACACGGATTGATTATTCAGTTGGGCGGTGTCGTTAAGGCTTCTATAAAGCATCTGACTGCAACAAGCAAGGGTCGTAACTATAATTGGGGTACACTTACAAAAATTAAGGTGGTAAAGAATCAGTTGAGTACACCATATAATTTGACATATGAGGGTACAATGGTTTGTGTACACAATGGCTTGATTAGTGAAGACCAAGAAGATGCTTACAAAAAGACTTATGTACCAAAGATTATGGCTGAACTTGAAAAGGCTGAAACTGGTAAGGAAGTTGTTGTTAAAGAAGACGATATTACTTTCTCAGAAACTGATGAGAATGAAGATTGAATTTAAAAGTGGTAGGGAATATTCCTTACCACTTTTTTGTCTTTTATGGGATATTTATATACAAGTTTAGATAAAAAAGATTTTTTATGATTATAACCGATAGAATAAAGGAATTATTTAAAGTAGCAAGGACTTTATGCGGAGCGCCAATACGTACTGTCCAACTCACTGATGACCAAATGTGTGATTTGCTAAAGGTTGCCATTGGTGATTATGCTGAGGCTGTACAGAATTGGGTAACAGAATCACAATGGTTGAATCTTCAAGGAAATCAGAAGTTACTAAAAGACCCTGCTCAAGCAGCATATGCTTTGACTATCAGGACTATGGATTGGTCAAGAGACTATTCATATTGGTTTTCTCGTGAAGTAGGTCTTCAGCAGAGAGGACCTTATGAGTTAAAGAAAGATTTCTTTAAAATCGAGCAAGGAAAGCAAGTCTATGTAATACCTGCAGGTAGAGAAATTAATAAAGTATTATATGTAACACCTTCAACAACTAAGGCTGCATTATATGGTACATATGGTTCTTTTGATGCTGGTTTTGCAGGAGGTTTTGGGCAATTTGGAGATATTAATCATCCAATGGGTATGCTTGGTATGTATGTAGGCTCAGTATATGATGTTGCTTTACAAGCTGCTGACCTTAAATATAAGAACTCATTGATTCGTGGTGATTTGGCATATGAGGTCACTGCTGGACCTGAAGGTACTCACCTTGTCCATCTATTATCAACACCTGGTGGTAGAAATGGTATGGGTGGTGTGGCCGCAGATGATTCTTGGGGTTGGTCACAATTTAAGGATTGCTATTGTTGGTATACATACTATGAAACTGATGGCACTTCGAGTGGTGCTACACAATGCGCTATTGATAATAAGGATGATGTGTTAATTACACCTGACCAAGTTCCACTTGATGAAATGCAGTTTGAGCTAATGAATAATCCAACCCAGCAACTAATTCGTCAGTTGTTTGTTGCAGAGTGCATGATTACACTAGGTGTTATAAGAGGTACATATAGTGGTACAGTAAAAATACCTCAAGCAGAGATGCAGATGGACTATCAGATGCTACTGGATATGGGCAAGGCTGATAAGGAACGTGTACTCACAAATCTTAAAGAAAGACTAAATGAAATGCTACCTTGGAATCAATTACAACATCAAGCTGAATTGACTGATAATTTAATGAAGGTTTTGCAACAAAAACCAATGCCTTTTAATTTTATGGTAAGATAATGATATAAGGGATAATTATTTTGACAAATAATTGTCCTTTTTTTGTTTTTTACAATAATTATTTATATATTTTAACAAATGATATAAAATATATGAATAAGCTAGAAAGATTTATAGAACGAGCAAATGCGATACATAATAACAAATATGATTATTCAAAAGTAGACTATAAAGATTGCAACACCAAAGTTTGTATAATTTGCCCTGAGCATGGTGAATTTTGGCAAACACCAAAGCAGCATTTGAAAGGGCATGGGTGCAAAAAATGCGCTTCAGCGTTATCAAGTAACAAAAGGTCTTCAACGAAAGAGAATTTTATTGAACGAGCCAAATTAGTACATGGTGATAAATATGATTATAGCAAAGTTGAATATGTTAATAATTCAACACCAGTTTGCATTATATGCCCGACACATGGCGAATTTTACCAATCACCTAAATCACATCTAAATGGGTCTGGTTGTCCAAAATGTTTTGACGAAAGAAGACAACATATAAGGAAATATGATAACAAACTTTTTATTGAAAAGGCTAAATTGGTTCATGGTGACAAATACGACTATTCGAAAGTAGATTATAAAGATAGCAATACTAAAGTTTGCATAATATGCCCAGAACATGGAGAATTTTGGCAAACACCTGCACATCATTTAAGTGGTGAAGGGTGTCCTAAATGTGCTTTATCTATAAAATCCGAAGAGCAACAAATGACCAAGGCTAGTTTTGTTGAAGCAGCCAATAAAATACATAATAACAAGTATTCATACTATAAATTTGTTTATAATGGTGGCAAAGAAAAATCAATTATAATTTGCCCTGTGCATGGTGAATTTGAAATGACACCAAATGCGCATTTAAGAGGTCAAGGATGCCCTATTTGTGGTATTGAAGCGACTGCTGATAAGCTAAGGGGAAATAAGGAAGATTTTATAAAAAAGGCTCAAAAAATACATGGCGATAAGTATGATTATTCAAAAGTTAATTATGTAAATTATAAAACTAAGGTAGAAATCATTTGTAAAAAACATGGATCATTTCTAATGACGCCATGTAACCATATTCAAAATCAAGCAGGATGTCCTAAATGTGCTCATCAGCAATCTAAGTCAGAAAAAGAAATTTATGAATATATAAAAAGTTTAAATGTTTTCTGTGAAGAAGGTGATAGAGGAATACTTAAAGGGAAAGAAATAGACGTATTTGCCCCAATATTTCGTGTTGGTATTGAATTTGATGGACTAAGATGGCATAGTGAATTATATAGAGATAAAAATTATCATTTAAATAAAACAGTTGAATGTGAAGATAAAGGCATACGATTGATACATATATTTGAAGATGAATGGCTAAATAAACGTGATATATGGGAATCAATGCTTAGAAACGTGTTTCATAAAATAACAAATAAAATTTATGCCAGAAAATGCACTGTAAAATTTGTATCTGAACGTGATAAAAAAATATTTTTAAATGGCAATCATATACAAGGCAATGCTAATAGTTCAGTTAATTTAGGGCTATACTATAATGATGAATTAGTGTCATTAATGACTTTTGGTAAACCTAGAATAAACATGGGTGGAAAAGATAAAGATGGATATTGGGAACTTGTTAGATTTTGTAATAAATTAAATACTTCAGTTGTAGGAGGTGCAAGTAAATTATTTAAGCATTTCATTAAGGATTATAACCCAATTAACATAGTATCTTATTCTGATAAAAGATGGGCAACAGGTGGCTTATATGACAAATTAGGGTTTATACATGACCACGATTCAAAGCCAAATTATTATTATGTTATTAATAATGAAAGAAAAAATAGATTTGGATTCAGAAAAGACAAATTAATTAAAGAAGGTTTTGATAAAAACAAATCAGAGCATGAAATAATGTTAGAAAGAAAAATATATAGAATATATGACTGTGGTTGCAGGTGCCATATATGGAAAAAAGCAAAAGAGAACGAGTGAAAATCGCTCTCTTTTTTGTTTTATTAACATTTTTTTATATATTTGTAATATATGCTAAAGTGACTCAAAAAAAATAAATAAGGATAAAAAAAATAAGTAGAAACGAATGAAGCAAGTCGTAAAACGAGCAAGGAAGGAAGCGAATAACGTTGACGATGATAAATTAATCTATACGTTACTCATTGATGGGAATTCATAAAAAATATATACTTTATTTTTAGATTTTAATAAAATACACAATATTTATATTAAAAAAAATATTATGCATACAACTAAAAAGAGTACAACTGAAGATTTCATTAAAAAAGCAAAAGAAATTCATGGTAATAAGTATGACTACTCAAAGGTAGATTATAAAAATAATTCTACCAAGGTTTGTATAATTTGTCATGAAAAGGACAAGTTGGGCAATGAACATGGCGAATTTTGGCAAACACCTGCTAATCATTTGTCTGGGCATGGTTGCCCAAAATGTGATGGAAAGGGTTTTACTTGGGGTTATTATTTAAAATTATGTTCATTAATTCATAATAATAAATATGATTATTCGAAAGTAAATTATATTAATAACACATCTAAAATTTGTATAATTTGTCCTAAACATGGAGAGTTTTGGATGACTATTACTAATCATTTGAGGGGTCAAGGATGCCCTAAATGTGCAGGTACAAAAAAATCAAGCACAAAAGAATTCATAGAAAAAGCAAGAAAAGTACATGGAGATAAATATGACTACAGTAAAGTTGAATATATAAGCAATAAGACTAAAGTTTGTATAATTTGCCCTGAGCATGGAGAGTTTTGGCAAACACCAAATTGTCATTTATCAGGTGATGGATGTGCAAAATGTTCAAAAAAACATAAATACACTACCGAAGAATGGATTGAAGAAGCAAAAAAAGTGCACGGGAATAAATACGATTACTCAAAAGTTAATTATATAAATTCACAAACAAAGGTTTGTATCATATGTCCTGAACATGGCGAATTTTGGCAAAAACCTGAAGGACATTTATTAGGGCAAGGATGCCCAATATGCAGAACAAGTGTGTTGGAAGATAAATTATACGAAAAATTAAAAAGCAAATATAATATAGAAAGAAGATATAGGCCTAAATGGTTAGGTAATCAAGAAATTGATTTGTTTTTACCTGATTATAATATTGGCATTGAATGCCAAGGTATTCAACATTTTGAACCAATAGATTTTTTTGGCGGTGTTGACAAATTTAATTATATTATTAATTTAGATAAAAAGAAAAATAAATTGTGCAAAAAAGAAAATGTGGATTTAATTTATTTTACAGAGTGCAAAGTGAATAAAGAAAAATCTTATTTAGGAAAATTGTTTTTTAAAATAAAAGATGTATACAATTATATAAATGAAACAAGTAATAAAAAAACGAATCAAAACGGCTAATAATATTTCAGATGAAAAATTGATAATCACTTTATTGGTTGATGGCAACAGCCTATTGAAGAGTTCCCTTGTAAATAAAGAAATGAACTCCAAAGGTGAGGAATATGGTGCAGTTTGGAATATGCTAAGACGAATGGGCGAACTTTTGCTTAAAAAAGACTTTAAATATTGCATTGTTGCGTGGGATGGTGATGGATCAGGCGTATTGAGATACAAATATTATCCTTTATATAAGGCTAATCGTGATAAGCATTATGAATTGCACAATATTAAGACTGATTATGACAGGAAAATAGACGAATTTTGCAAAAGAACCATCGCTTATTATAGGCAAAATGGCAAAAAGCAAGCAAAAAGGTCTGAAACCGAGGATGAATCATTTCAAAGGCAGAGAGCAATCATACAAGAGATACTTGACAATCTTTTTGTCAGACAGTTTATGTATGATAATGTGGAAGGAGATGATTTAATTTCATATTATTGTCATAATAAGAAGGAAAACGAAAGAATTGTCATTGTTTCTGAGGATAGAGATATAACCCAGTTGATTAATGATGAAATTTGTATTTGGATTCCGTCAATGCACAAATTTATAACCCCAAAAAACGATGTTGAAGAGCTAGGTTACACTCACGAGAACGTTGTTTTGAAGAAAATCATTTGTGGTGATGCTTCAGATAACATTTATGGTATTAAAGGTATTGCCGAGAAGGGATTAATTAAGCAATTCCCTGATTTGAAGGAGAAAAAATGCACTTTGAATGAAATTTTAGAGCGTTCAAAGGCAATTCAGGAGGAAAGACTTAAAGAAAAGAAGAAACCACTTAAAGCATTGGAAAATCTTTTGAATAGAGTTACTGATGGGTGTCAGGGAAAGGATATTTTCGAGATTAATGAGAAAATCATTGATTTGTCGAAGCCTTTACTTACCGAAGAGGCTGAAAAATCACTGAAAGAAGAAACTTATGCACCAATAGACCCAGATGGTAGGGATATTAAGAACATTTATCAGATTATTAATGATAATGACATGAAAAGACTTCAAGATGAGTCCACTTTTGGCAATATTTTCGGACCATTCGAAAGGATTTGTAAAATGGAGAAAAAATTCTTCAAAGAAAGTGTCAAGTAATTTTTGTTTTTAACATTTTTTAGTATATATTTGCACTACAACGTTAAAAAAAGTAAAAACTACATTTTAAATACATATATTGTTAAACATTTTAATTTAAAAAATTATGGCAGAAAAAAGTTACAAGGAAGAGAGATTCGAGTTCGCATTATTCGTTAATAACAACTTGGTTTGCAAACGTAACTTCAAAATTAACAACTTCATCGACCACAGTATGGAATCCTTGGAGTTCAAGGACGTAGTTGATGAGATTGTAAATAACATTGACGAAGACCTTAAGTCTAAGAGTCGTGTTTACACTTGGCTTTATGGTGATGTCTCAGGAACATTTCAGGAGCCTCTTGAAGAGTTCACAAGTCCTCTGATTGAACCTTGGGAGTGTACTTTCAAGTTTGTCATCACTGACAATAAGAAACCTGTAATCGAGAAGATTTGGGATGGACGTGGCTATCCAAAGGCAATTCGTGATAAAGTAGATATTGCGAATAAGACTGTAAAGATTACGAACAATGACGGTCGTACCTTTACATATGACAAGGAGACTTTCTTTGAAGATAATAAGGATAGACTCTCACCTGAGCTTTATTGCCTTCGTGGTATGATTCTTGATAAACCAGACCTGCTTATCTACATCACAAAGCGAATCTGCGAGGTTTGCTCACCACGTGAGAATGGTTTCAAGAAGACAAGCGATTACACATTCGTTGATACTTATGGAAACGATTCTACCTCAAAGGGCAAGGGATTGAAATACAACTTTAATATTGATGCAATCAACAAGAAGATTGGCTCAAATTGGGGCAAGGCAGTATCTGAGAAAACAAAGGCTTATTTTAAGACACTTTATTAATTAAGGAGAACGTATAAATGACGGCACGAAATGAAAGAAAAGATTTAGGGTTCTTAGGAGAGGACTTTCAGTACAAATTGGTAAGAGAGTTTACTGACGATAAGGAACTCTTTAAGGATTTGAGTAGCGTCATTGACCAAAATATGTTCACCGACCCTAATTTGAAGACTTATGTAGGCGTAATGAAGGAATACTATGAAAAGTATGATAGTGTTCCTTCATACGATATAATTCAAGTAAAACTATTTGAGAAATCGCATTCTGACACCGAAAGAGAGTTCTATGCTGCAATAGTTGACAAAATCAAGCATACGCCTACAGATGGTTCTGAATTTATTAGGGACACTGCAACAAAATTCTTCAAGCAGCAGAACATTATTAAAACTGCAAACGAAATCTTAAAGATTGCAGGAAATGGTGATGTTTCTAATTACGACAAGTGTGTTGAATTGCTCAATGGCGCATTAAATGCAGGTACACACAATGATTTAGGTTCAGGCGTATTTGATAATGAAGAAGAGACACTTTCAGATGATTATCGTATACCAATTCCAACGGGTATTGAAGGAATTGATGAAACGCTTGAAGGTGGTATTGGCAAGGGAGAACTTGGCGTAATCGTTGGACCAAGTTCGTTCGGTAAATCACAACCACTTGATGCTAGAATATTAACCCCAAATGGATATAAACTAATGGGAGAAATGTCTGTTGGAGATTATGTAATAGGTTCTGACGGTAAACCTCATGTTGTAAGTGGTATATATCCTCAAGGCAAAAGACCAATATATAAAGTTTCATTTTCAAATGGTACTTCGTGTGAATGTGATATAGAACATTTATGGAATGTAAATTCTCTCTATCAAAGATGCGGTAAAAAATATGTCGCAGGTATTTCCAAAAACAGAGACGATAAAATATATGCTCCTGATCATTCATTTAAAACTTTATCCTTAAGAGAAATATTAGAAAAAGGACTAACTAAAAAAGGTTCTTCAAAATATAACTTCAAGGTTCCTGTGGTTAAACCGATTGAATTTGCTGAGCAAGAAACTAAGTTTGACCCATATTTAGCAGGCTATTATATTGGTGATGGTTGTTTTAAAAGAGTTGGAATAACAGTTGGAAAAAACGATAAAGAATGTGTTGAATCAATTTTGAAACCAATTTTAAATGAAGATTTGCATATTTTTTATAGAGAAAAAAGAAACATTTATCAATTTGATATTATAGGACAAACAAAAAAGAATTTAAAAGAATGCTTTTCTACAGAATGCAAATCAGATGGTAAATTTATACCTAAAGAATATTTGTTCAATTCCATCGAAAAAAGAATTGCTATTTTACAGGGTATAATGGATTCTGATGGTCACGCAAACAAAAATGGTTCTTGTGAATTCTGTAGTAAGAGTAAACAACTCGCATTAGATGTACAATTTCTTGTTCGTTCCCTTGGAGGTTTTGCAAGTTTAAAAGAATCAAGTTCTTCATATTTTTCTAAAAAATACAATAAGAGAATAGATTGTGGTAAACGTTATAGGGTGACTATAAGTATGTGCGACAACTCTATTCCATTATTTAGAATGGAAAGGAAACAAACAAGAGTTAAATATCGCACACGTGGGGCAGATGCTTTGTTTATGACAAACGCTGAATATGTTGGAGAAAAAGAAGCACAGTGTATAATGGTAGATTCTGATGAACATTTATATGTTACTGAAGATTTTATTGTAACGCATAACACGTCTTTGACCACTGCTATTGCAGGATTTGCTTCAACATATCCTTGTGAGCAGAACAATTATGAGGGTTTCAAGGTACTTCAGATTGTATTCGAGGATAGAGTAAAGCAGATTCAGAGAAAGCATTTTGGTCGTATCACTGGTATTGAATCTAAGGATTTGGGTAAGCCTGAATATATTAATACCGTTCGAGAGCAACTCGACCATTATGAAGGTAAGGAAATGATGGAGAAAAACTTACGTATTCTTCGTCTTCCAAGTGGAGAAAAGACTGCTTGGGATATTGAACGAATTATTAAGAGGTTTATTAACAATGGTTTTAGACCTGACCTTGTAATCGTTGACTATTTTGAATGTTTGGCACATAGGAACGAAGGCACTCTGTCAGAGTGGGAACAAGAAGGTAAGACTATGCGAAAGTTCGAGGCTATGGCAGGTACACTTAATATGGCATTTTGGATTCCTCTTCAAGGAACTAAAGACTCTGTTAATATGGAGCTTGTTACTATGGATAAAGCAGGTGGCTCTTTCAAGAAGATTCAGATTGCACACATAGTAATGTCAATAGCACGTTCAAACGAGGATATTGCTGAAAATAAGGCAACTATCGCAATCTTAAAGAATAGAGCAGGTAAAGCTGGTAAGGTATTTAACAATGTTGAGTTCAACAATGGTACTTGCCGAATCAGTACTGCAAATTGTGATGATGGTCTTGATTCAATGTTCGCTTTCGATAAGAAGCAACAAAAGGATAGAGATAATCTCGCATCAGAAATTTTTAAGAAGTATAAAGCCGAACATGGAGCAAAATAAAGGTAATTAAATAGTTTTAAAATTGAAATTTTTGATGAAAAATTAATTTAAAATTATTTTTATAACGTAATGTTGGGTGTATGAACAAGTTATACGCCCAACATTTTTTTTACCTTAAATTTTAGCTGAATTTTATGAAATGTGTCGGTATTTATTTTTACGTTAACGTAAAGAAACAAGGCCGATGAAAAATAAGAAGAAGAATAATAAAGTAAGAAAAAAATATAATAATGAAAGTTTTAAAACGTGACAAAACCGTTGAGGAATTTCAGATTAAAAAAATTGAAAAGGCTATAGGCGCAGCCTTTGAATCCTGTGGTGAAACACCAAAATCTGACGTATTGGACTGTATCAAGTCCATTTACAATGAAAATGATGACATCACAATTGATGTAGAAGAGATACAAGATAATGTTGAACGATGTTTAATGGCTTCTTATCCTGATGTTGCGAAGGCTTATATTATCTATAGGTATCAGCACAAGTTGATAAGGGAAAATCAGAGCAAATTGGTTAAACAGATTAAAAAGAAATTAACTGCTGAAGACGTTCAGAACCAAAATGCCAATGTTGATGAGTTCTCATTCGGAGGACGTATTGGTGAAGCCAGTAGAGTTGTGACGAAACAATATGCACTTGACTATTGTATGTCAAGGAAGTCAAGGAATAACCACCTTAACAACGAAATTTATATCCATAAGTTAAAAATTGTGGCATAAATCAGTAATGATTTATTGAAAACTGCGTGAACACATGACTCGTGTGGTGTGGGGTTACATAACATGTAAACCTGCTAACGGTATCAGCTAAATAAGGGAAATGAATCAACCACGAATACGCTGACTAAGAGAACTTACGGTCTATGATGTGATAGATAGCAAGCAATACCGTGCTAAACTAAGTTTTTAATTATTAAACCTTAAAATATTAAAAACAGAAAGAAGTGTATCGACTAAAGGCGATGAGTGTAGCCTTGTAGGGTAGGGATGAGTACTACTCGAAGTGCGTGGCATCCTAAAGAGGATGGTGAGATAGTCAGTTCAATATAGAAATATATCGAGTAAACGGATTTAGATTCATATGCGATTGGAATGCATAACTGCTTGACTGTACCATTTGATGAATTGCTTTCTAAAGGCTTCAAAACAAGACAAACCGATATTAGACCTGCAAATTCAATTAATACTGCTTTCCAATTGGTAGCAGTTCTTTTTCAAATTCAGTCATTGCAACAGTTTGGGGGTGTAGCCTCAAGTCACATTGATTGGACAATGGTCCCGTATGTAAGGAAGTCATTTTATAAGCATTTTACTAAGAAGTACATTCTTAGCGAAATGAAAAAGGAAAATGTTGATTTCAAACATAGTAAGGATTTTAGTGAATATTGTAAGCTAAAACGCAAAGAGTTCAACGAGAAGTATGGTATTGAAGATGAGAAGTTCGTAATTGGTGATTTTTCAATGGATTGCGTTAATTTCCATGTTGGTGATGAGAAATTAATGAATATTAATAAAGACTGGTATGATGAGGCTTTGATTAGTACAACTGAAGAGTTGAGACAAGCAGTTGAAGGAATGTATCATAACCTCAACTCATTGCAAAGTCGTAGTGGTTGGGCTAAAAGCGATTGCCACCTTGTAGCATAATACATAAACTACAAGAAAAATCCCGTAAAATCGGTGAAGGCTAAAAAAAAATACGTTCTAATTATTTGACGTTAATTAATGCTAATACCGAGGCAATTTTGTAGATTTCGAAAGGCTACAAAACACCGTAGAGCGTAGGTGGTGAATAAATATAATCCACCCAAGAGTGCGGGACACCTTTGTGAAAGCGAAGGTGAAAATGTACGCCGAACTTATTGGAAACAATAAGATTTATGATTTAAACGGTCATAAGATAACAATCTTGAATCAGCTAGAAGTAAACGTGGCTGCTTAAGGAGAAATCCTTTCGAATAAATTGGGTAAAATCGGTGAACCCTAAATTTTAAATTGTAAAATATAAAAAATATTTCATTTACTTGACTAAAAAATAAAAATGCCTACTTTTTATATGATAAGTAAATGATTTATTATGGCTAGAAAACAAATTACAGACGAATTAAAGGAAGATATAAAGAAATTCTATCACACAAAACCAATGCCGTTCTCAATGGTTTGTGAAAAATATGGGTTAAGCCAACCTACAGTTGGTAAAATATTAAAAGATGAAAAAAAATATGCTAAAGCATCAATTTATAACCCAGAACTTATTGATTCATACTTTGAGAATATTGACACTGAAGTAAAAGCTTATTTTATAGGTTTGATAATTGCTGATGGTAATGTTTTTGTCGATGAGAAAAACAAAAATGCGAATAGACAAGCGTCAATCTCTTTAACATTAGAATCAAATGACGAATATATTTTGGAAAAATTCAAAAAAGAGGTAAAATCAAACACTAGCATTTCTCACGATGGAAGAGGATGTTCGCAAATAGCAGTTAGGAGTAATAAAATGTCAGAAGATTTATCAAGATATGGAATTATTCCAAGAAAAAGCTTTTCAACCTATTTACCGTTACTAAAAAACGATTTAATGCCACATCTCATTAGAGGTATAATGGATGGCGATGGTAGCATAGCTGCTCATACGATAAAAAGTGGTAGTTTTTTACATTCAATTTCTTTTTGTGGTACGCATAAATTAATGAACGATATATCTGACTATTTATATAGTAATGTAAGTTTGAAAACAAAGCCTAGAGTATATGATTATAAAAACAAACCATTAAGTGAAATTTCCATTAGGAGTAAAGATGATATGGTTAAATTTGGCAATTACATTTATAATAATTCATCTATATACCTAATTAGGAAAAAAAATATTTATAATTTATTTTTAGAGCATTACAATTTAAAACAAGGGAATACCGAGGTAAGTTCTGAGATTACGAAAGGCTCAGAAACACTGTAGAGCGTAGGTGGTGAATAAATATAATCCACCCAAGAGTATCCACCCTTAGCACGTAATGGTGAAGGTGTAAATGTACGCCGACCTTGTGGGAAACCACAAGAACTATAGGATAAAAAGCCTATAGGATAACAAAGTGACCTTTCACATCAATCAACTACGGAACTTGTACACTACCTGAAGGTAGAATGGTTATCAAGGCATTGCTAGAAGGTTCAATAAATGGTGTTGGTGAACATCATTTGACACCTATTTTCCCTTGTGGTATTTTCCAATGCATGAAGGGTGTAAATAGGAAAGAAGGAGAACCTAACTACGATTTGTTCAAGCTCGCATTGGAATCAACATCTCAGAGGATTTATCCTAATTATGTAAATGTTGATTGGTCAGTAAATGCAGGATATGACTCAAATAATCCTAGGACATATACTGCAACGATGGGTAAGCGTAAACTACAGCTCATCGCAAAAATCTCTTGAACCACGCTCGTGGGTGTCCAGAAATGGGCTAACGGTTAGGTCTTTTTAACATAAAGATGAGACCGTGTGAAGATTTATCGTTTTGAAATATATTACGATAAATAACATGTATCGACTATCCCTGATGAATGTAAGGGAGTAGGGGTGGAGATAAGCACCACCTCAAAGCGGGAGACTACGAAAGTAGAAGATATAGTCAGTGCCTTTGGCGACAAAGGAAATAAACGTGTAGAACTTACAATGGTTATGATATTAATGGTCTTGGCCAAATGAAGGATGGTAGAGGTAATTTAGCACCTGTGACCATTATTATGCCTACTTTGGCTATGGAAGCAAAGGAGATGCTTGAAGGCAAGGAATTTACAAAGGAAGAGCTTGTTAATAAATTTATGAAAGTTCTTGATAAGAAGATTCACGAGGCTAAAGATATGCTTCTTGAACGTTTTGAAAGAATGTGCAGTCAGAGTCCAAAGGCAGCTTCATTTATGTGGCTTAATGGTACAATGTTTGGTTATAACGAGAAGGAAGGACCAATTTCAGCATTACGCCATGGAACTCTAGCAGCGGGACAATTAGGCTTGGCGGAGACTCTTAACATTTTGATTGGCAAAGACCAAACAACTGAAGAGGGTATGGCATTGGCCAAAGAGATTGAAGGGTTGTTTAAGAAGAGATGCGCTGAATTCAAGAAGCAGTACAGTTTGAACTTTGGCGTTTATTATACACCAGCAGAAAATCTTTGCTATACATCATTCAAGAAGTTCAAGGATAAGTATGGTGACATTGAAGGTGTTACATATTATATTAAGAAGGACGAGAATGGTAATGAAACAAGAAAGGATAAGGAGTACTTTACTAACTCAATACACGTACCTGTTTATAAAGAGATGAGTCCATTTGACAAGATTGACATCGAAAGTCAGTTGACATCATTCTCAAATGCAGGTTGTATCACTTACGTTGAGCTACCTTCAGGTACTAAGAACAATATAGAGGGTCTTGAAACTATTGTGAATTATGCAATGGATTCCGATATTCCTTACTTTGCAATAAACGTACCAATTGATGAGTGTCACGATTGTGGCTATACTGACGAAATGGGTGATACTTGTCCTGAGTGTGGTAGTCATAATGTTCAGCACCTAAGACGTGTAACTGGTCGATAAAGTGGCCGTTTTCAGAAGCAATTCTGATTATTATTATTGGGCAAAATCGGTGAAGCCTAAAAGTTTAAACTCAAGGTAATACCGAGATAATGTTAAATTAACAAATTAACACATTGTAACGCATAGAAAATGAAACTCGCAAGAGAATATAATTTTTCCAAGAGTGCCCAACCCCTATTAGGGTGAAAATGTATGCTGAACTTATAGGAAACTATAAGAACATAAGGATAAAAAACCTTATGGGTAACAAATTGTACTTATCAACAACTTACGAACATTTCAATCTTGGTAAACAGGATGAGGTTAAAGATCGTGTTAAACACATAAATAAATTTTGAAAATAATTAAACCCAGAAATGCATTTTCTGGGTTTAATAAATATTTATTAATGTGTGAGAGGATTAAACCACTAACACGACTAAATATGAATTATAAAAAAATTTACGAAGATTTAATTAATAGAGCGAAAGAAAGAAAAGATTTAGAAACTTACTTTGAAATACATCATATCATACCTAAATCAGTTGGTGGTAATAATGATGAAGATAATTTGGTTAAATTAACTTTAAGGGAACATTATTTAGCACACGAATTATTGGCTTTTATTTATCCTGAAAGTAAAGAATTAAAATATGCTTTATGGATGATGACAACTTCAACGATTGCAGCTGAAAATGAATTTAAAAATGGTGCGAAGAATATTAAAGGTAGGGTTAAACATTTTTTAGAAACTAATACTAAAAAGATTAGAATTAGTTCATATGAATACGATTTGTTTAGAAGGAAGATTTCTTCATTAAGAAGGATGAAAAGATATAGTGCTGACGAAAGAAAAAACGTTTCTGAAGGTACAAGAAAAGCAATGAAAAATCCTGATGTCATTAAAAAATGCATTAGTGGCTCTAAAGGTTGCCATTATTATCACGATAAAGTAACTCAAAAAGTCTACAAATGGTTTCCTGGTGATGGTGATATTGATTTAGATAAATACGAATGGGGCAGATGTCCTATGACCGCTGAGCAAAAGAAAAAATTATCTGACTTATCTAATATGAAGAAAAGGTATTTTATTATCCCAGAAATAAATGCCAAATACACAATGTATGAAAATTATTTAAATTGTGTGCCAAGTCATTGGGAGGAAAAATGGACTAACAAATCTAATCGTAATTTACGAAATAATTTAATATCGGCTATAAGAAAGGTGAACATATTAACATCATTTAAATATGAAAATGAATTAATAATAAAAGATTCTAATAAAAGTAAGAATTTTAAAATTATTTCACCCTCTATTTATGAACACTGTGCTGATTCAATGGAAGGTTGGGAAAATGAAGACGTTTCTGATAAAATTTCAAAGAGCATTATATTAAATATTGATAAAATTATTAATAGTAATAAAATTTATATAAAAGTCAAAAATTATGATTGATAAATTATTATTTATTTTCGATGATGAAGTTGTAAAAATTAATTTATCTAACACTGAATCGCTACACAATATTAATTTCCAAAGTGATTTAGACAAGAAAAACTTTATGAAATGTGTTAGAGGCTATAGTGAAGGCTTGCCTCGTTTAACAGGAAATACTACTAATTTCGGCTACATCGAATGCGGTACTGAAAAGTGGCTTAACAAGCTACCTTCATTAGTTTTCGGTGAAGATTTTAATATAAAATTAATAATAGAATGATGAATTATGAGATTTTGGAGTATTAGTTACCCAGACTTAAACAATGGTTTGGGTTGCAGAGTTACCCTATGGGTAGCAGGTTGTTCACACCATTGTAAAGGATGCCAAAATAGACAGACTTGGGATTTTGAAGGAGGAAGATTATTTACCAAAACTGATAAGGATAATTTATTTGAGGCTTTGAATAAGCCATATATTAAAGGAGTAACGCTTAGTGGCGGAGACCCTATGGATAATTTTTATGAAATATTGGAGTTAGTTAAGGAAATCAAAGAGAAGTTTCCATCAAAAGATATTTGGTTATATACTGGTTATACATTAAAAGAAATTGAAGATAGCTTTAGGAATGAAATCATTCCATACATTGATTATTTAGTTGACGGACGATTTGAATTAGATAAGAGAGACATTTCTCTTAAATTTAGAGGTTCTTCAAACCAAATTATTTGGGTGAAGAATGAAGAAGGAAAATTAGTTAAAAGTGACTTAAATTAGTTAATAAAGGTGGGCAGAAATGTCCACCTTTTTCTATTTATTGTAAAAGTATTACAAAGATGAGAAAATTATTATTTGGTGCGATTTTGGCATTTTTGGCTGCTTGTGGCTCTCAAAAGCAAGTAACTGAAACAACTTATGGTATGTCGATGAAAAATGCCTTTGAAAACGTGTTCTCGAAGGCACAGTTCGATTCAATTTGTTTTGCTGATAGTTTGCCCGCTGACTTAAAAAAGTGGCAGAGAACGCAGTTTAGAGACTTTGAAACAAGAGAGGGCGAAACAATGTACCTGTTCATTAAGAGACTAGGCAATGGTGAGCAAATATATCGTCTTGAAGAGAGAGGTGATAGTTTTAAAATAACAAAGAGAGAAATTAAGTAATTTTTATGGTGTATGGTTTTGTACCTTCAAAGTTAGATGGAACTGAGAAGAAGTTTTCTGAGGTAAAAGGTTTGGATGTACCTGAGTCATATTCTTATGTTAATTTCTTGCCACGTGTACTGAATCAAGGTGAAAGACCTATTTGTGTGCCTTGTTCAATTTCAGCGCACTTGAATTGGAATAAGAATGTTGACACTGACGGTAATAACAAAAGAGATAATGGCATAAATTTGCTTGAAATTTATAGTAGTAAAACCACGAAAGGTGATAATGGTATGTCATTCAAGGATGCACTTAATTTTTTAAGGCATAAAGGTGTTGATTCTGATTTGGGTCTTATTAAAATTGAAAAATACGCTATGGTTGGCAGTGAATTGCAAATCAAGCAAGCATTGATACTTAATGGTCCACTTGTAGGAGCTTTACCTGTATACAATAGTAGTAGATATTTTTGGAGAAACGAAGGTGGTGAACAATTTCTAGGTGGTCACGCAATTTCTATCGTTGGGTACGACAAGAAAGGCTTAATCATACGTAATTCTTGGGGTAGTGCATTTGGTGATAATGGCTACACTCATATGGATTGGAGCGAAATAAAAAAATTCTACGAGATTTGGACAATTGTAGATTGAAAAATAGCAAGAAAACCCACAAGTTGAATACTTGTTGGATGAATTGGCTTTTTAATAGATATATTTTAAACTATATAACTAAATATTTAATTATTATATAAAAATTATATATATTATATATAAAATAATTTTTATGAGGTATAAGGCTTATAAGTACAGAATCTATCCAAACAAGGAACAGCAAGAACTGATAAACAAACATATCGGTTGCTGTCGCTATGTCTATAACCTTTGCCTCGAAAAGAAAATTAATGCCTATAAGACTTCTAAGAAAAGTCTTTCATGCTTTGACCTTATTAAACTACTTCCATCTCTAAAGAAAGAGAAAGAAACGTCATTCCTTAAAGAAGTGAACTCTCTATCACTACAAGCTGCAATTCGTAACCTTGATAGTGCATATCAGAGGTTCTTTAAGGAAAAGAAAGGATTTCCAAAGTTCAAATCAAAACGGAATACAAGGCAATCCTTTCAGATTGTGCAGAAAACTTATGTAGACTTTGAAGAAAAGAAAGTTTACATACCGAAGTTTAAAGAAGGCATTAAATGTAGATTTCACAGATTCTTTGATGGTAAGGTGAAAACCTCTACCATATCAAGAACCTCAACAGATAGGTATTACATCTCCATATTGGTGCAATTGAACGATGATAATCCCAATAAGAAGCCCATTGACGAGAACAAAGCAGTGGGTATTGACTTGGGTATCAAGACCTTTGCCACATTGTCCAATGGAGAAGAAATACCTAATCCAAAGAATTTAAAGAATGCAATAGCCAAACTGAAAAGACTTCAGAGAAGGTTATCCAAAAAGGCTAAAGGCTCAAACAATCGTGAAAGAGCAAGACGTGTGCTTGCTTGTCAATATGAAAGAGTAACCAACAGAAGAAATGACTTTCTTGAAAAGGTCACTCATCAGTTGGTTACAAATTATGATACAATTTGCCTTGAAACCTTGTCCCCAAGTAATATGATGAAAAATCATCATCTTGCGCAAGCTTTGTCTGACATAGCCATAGGTAGGTTCAATGAACTCATTGAACAAAAAGCCGAATGGTATGGAGTGAATATCTTGCGCATTGGTAGATTTGAGCCAAGTAGCAAGATGTGTTCTTGTGGCTATATCTATAGGGATTTGAAGCTATCACAAAGAGTATGGACTTGTCCGAGTTGTGGTAGAAGAAATCAGCGAGACTTGCTTGCTGCAAATAACATAAAGGCCTTTGCATTCAATAAAAAAATAATACCGCAGGAACTGCGGAAATTCACGCTTGTGGAGATATGAACCCCGTTAGGGATTCAGCCCAAGAAGCCCATAAGTCTTTAGTTTGTGGGCAGTTCACAGTTAATTATAATATTACTATGGCTAAAATTCAGTATTTTGGTATTAAATACCCGTTTACAACAAAAGAGTTTCAGAACTTTTTCCTTGATGTCAATGATGATGAAAAAGATAAAGTAAGAAGTCAGATTATGCATGTGATTTTTACCCCTAAGGGTCAGAGACTTAGAGAACCTGAGTTTGGAACTGATTTAATCAGATATATTTTTGAACCTAATGACGATATTACTTGGACAGGATTGAAAAATGAAATTACTGATGCAGTTCAAACGTATGTTAATAACGTTACTTTAAATGACATTCAAGTAGCAAAGAGTGAAGATAATGAAGGTGCGGTTTACGTTAGAATAGATTACTCAGTTAAACAAGGAAATAAAGTAACTAAAGATAGTATTGTAACTGAAATATAATGGCAATTAGTAAATAACAAGATAAAAAAAAAAGAAGCTATTAAACAAGAAAATAGTAATTATGAGCCAAAAGAAAATTAATTATTTAGCAAGAACGTTTAGTGATTATAGGGCTGAGCTTATTAATTTCAGTAACAAGTATTATCCTGAATTAGCAGATGATTTCAATGATAGTTCAGTAGGTGCTTGGTTTATTGATTTGGTATCGTCAGTTTCTGATAACTTATCTTATCATATTGATAGAATGTATCAAGAAACTAACCCAAATACCGCTATGCTTAAGAGTTCAGTGCTCAATTCAGCACGTTCTAATGGTTTTAAAGTACCAGGTGCTAAAGCAAGTATGTGTGAGGTTAAACTTAGTTGTAATTTACCTGTAGACCCTAAGGATATTTCTTCACCTGATTGGGATTATGCACCAATTTTGAGGCGAACATCTACTGTAGCAGCAGGAAATTATAATTTTCACTTAACTGAAGATGTAGATTTTGCTGAGCAATTTAACTCAGAAGCCTTTTCTAATAGAACTTTTACTCCTAATAGGAATTCAAATGGGTCTATTACAAGCTATACTGTATCTAAGACAACTATCGTTATAAATGGTACGACACGAGTATTCAAGAAGGTTTTAACAAGTACTGACGTTAAGCCTTTTATGGAAATTGTGCTACCTGATACAAACGTAATGAACGTTGAGTCAATTATTTTCAAAGAGTCTGCTGATTTCTCACAAGACCCTGACATTCAAGAGTACTATTATGATGAAGAGCAGTATAAAACTGATGAAAATGCGGCTATGACGTATAGATATTTTGAAGTTAATTCATTGGCTGACCAATGGAGGTTTGGTTCTGAGTCTAACTTTGACAAAAATGTCATTAGAGACACCTTCAATCCTGAGGTTTATGAAGATTATACTGAAACAGAAACATTTGGTGATACAAGTTCTTCAAGGACATCAAGGTACTATAAGGGTAAGTGGAAGCCAATAACTCAGAAATTCATTACTGAATATACTGATAATGGCTATATGAAAGTGATTTTCGGAAGTGGTGTTGATTATATGGAAGTTCCTACTGGCAGTACTAAGTATGGTGAGTATAGGGCAAGTAAAATCATTAATAATGATATGTTAGGTGTTCTTCCTAAACAAGGTTGGACTATGTACATTCTTTATGAAGTAGGAGGTGGCGCTGAAACTAACTTAGGTGCAGGTGCTATCAATTCAATTTCTCTTATGAATGCGCAATTCCATAGTGATGGTACTGAATTGCTTTCAAGAATGAAAGGCCAAGTATTAAATTCAATGTCAGTAACTAATGTTACGCCTTCAGTTGCAGGTAAAGATGCCCCTTCAGTTGATGAAATCAAATATTTGGCAAAATATAACGCCTCATCACAAGAAAGATGTGTCACATTGAAGGATTATAAGACGAGGCTTATGATGATGCCTCCTAAATATGGTGCTCCTTACAGATCAGCAGTTATCGAGGACAATAACAAGATTTCAATGAGTCTTTTGGGTTTGAATAGCTTAGGAAAGCTTGATAAATCATTACCTGAAGCCCTTGTGAATAACATTTTGGAATATATGTCACATTATAGATCTATTAATGACTATATTGAGGTTAAGAGCGGAAGGATTTATAACGTTGGCTTCTCAGTTGACGTATTCATTGACAAGTCATATAATAGTGCTAACGTAGTAAGCAACATTATTAACAAGATTAAGGACTATATGGACGTTGAAAAACACGATATGGGAGAAGATATATTCATTGGTGATTTGGAGAAGGAAATCACGCTTATTGATGGTGTTTTAAGCCTTATTTCGTTGAGAGTTTATAATATCTATAGTCAGAACTCAGGTAACTATAGTACTGATAAAGCACCTTATCCAATGTTAAATGAGCAGACTGATTGTAAAACAACAAATCTTCCTGTTTTTAACGTTTCAGACGGTTCTCAGTCATATCCAATTGACTTGGATGCCATTGATAGGGTATTGTATAGTGATTATAACTCAATGTTTGAGATTTTGAATCCAACAAATGACATACAAATAAGAGTAAAACTTAAGTAATGAGTTGCAACTGTAAAAGGGTTAAAAATTTTGACGAATTACGTCAAGAATTAGAAAAAAATGTGAAAGTAATAAGAGTAAGTAGGTTGATGAAATGTGCAATATTTCTAAAATACTTACTCTTTACTTTTAAAAATGTTATGACATTTGGTTATAACTTATTTCGTTATGATGATTTAAAAGAATGGACAGGAATTTAAGAATTAAGGCAAATGTAGGTAAAGACCAAATTTTGCATGTTAATATGAAGCAAGATGTTGACCTTTTTGAGATTTTGTCACTGACTTTATCTCAGCAGGATGCTTATAAAATTCAAACATCAAATTATGGAGTTATTGTTGGTCGTGTATTGGCTAATGATGCTTTCGGTGTGCCCAATGCAAAGGTGTCAGTATTCATTCCTTTAACCGATGAAGATGCCCTTGATAATAATATTAAAAATCTTTATCCATATACTTCCACTACAAGTTTGAATAGTGATGGCAAAAGGTATAATTTATTACCTACATACTCTAATGATGATTGCTATGTTAAAGTAGGCACGTTCCCTTCAAAGAGAGAAGTTCTTGATAACGATACTGTCTTAGAGATTTATGACAAATATTACAAATACACTGCCACAACCAATAAGGCAGGTGATTATATGATTTTTAGTGTACCAACAGGTAATTGCCAAGTTCATGTAGACGTAGACTTGTCAGACATTGGTATTCTATCGCAAAAGCCAAGAGATTTCGTTTATAAGGGTTATAATATTAATCAGTTTGAGAGTCCTACCAAATTTAAAGATAGCAGTAATCTTGATACTTTGGCTCAAATTTATAGCCAAGATGAATCAGTTAATGTTTACCCGTTTTGGGGTGACGAAAACGCAGGAGAGGCTGCTATTACACGAAAGGACATCAATCTACAATACGAGTTTAACACTACTTGTGTGTTCTTAGGTAGTGCGGTTACTGATAGTAAAAACAATAGTATCTCTCATGAATGTGATGTTGAAGTCGAGGCTGGTGAAATGTCACAATTAATTACAGGTGAAGGTACTATCGAAATGATACGTAAAACACCTTATGGAAATGTTGAGGAGTTTTCAATACAAGGAAATCAGTTAATTGATTCAGATGGCGTATGGTGCTACCAAATACCAATGAACCTTGACTATGTTGGCATGGATGAATATGGAAATGTTGTACCAACCAATGACCCTACTAAGGGAATCCCAACAAGAGCAAGAGTCAGATTCAGAATATCTTTAAATGAAAGTGGTACTGATACTTTGACAAGACATAAGGCTAAATACCTTGTGCCTAATAACCCGTTTATTGAACCTGCTAATACTACTGCTAAAACTACTAATGATATTGTTAGAAGACCTGTCTTGACTGAAGAGGCTAAGATTGATTATGAGAATTTTTATACTTTTGGCAGTGCTACACCTGAAAGTTGTTTTAGAGATTTGTTATGGAATAATGTTTATACTGTAAAAAGTTATATACCACGTATTCAGAAAACAAAAAATACTTTAACTGATTATTATAGTGCAATTAAAGGTGTAAACAAACGAGATGCCAGTGATAAAAACACATTTCCTTTCAATAAGCTTAAACTAAAGTTTAACACAAGAACGTCTCAATTATTAAGATACCTAAATGATAACTTCAAAGGAAACACTAAGAGTATTCCTGATTTAGCTTTTTGGTATACCATTAGAAATAGGACTGAATACCTTAATTTGGATTCAGCCATAGAAAGTGTGATTGATGAGAATGACGGTATATCATTAGATTTCTATAATGATTGGGTTAATGGCGTTTTATATTTCCCTTTATGGTTTTGGAGAGTAAGGAAAAAGACAAAGTATAAAAATGGTGAAATTCTATATGAAAGTAAATTTTGTAATGCTAGTGAAGAACAATCATCATTATATAACTCCTCAACTTGTGATTTGCCTTATAAAATAGATGAAAGTGGTTCTTCATCTCATAGAATTACATTAGATTTAAGTGAAAGTGATTATCAGAAAAAACCAGAATGGAAAAGTTTATGGGAGTATTTATTTCAATCAATAGCTGGTTCAATGGGTATTTCGTTGCATAAACATGAAGGCTTTGATAGAAAACTTGAATCCATTAAAATTCCTTACGGACTTATAATGGAAAAAGAAAACAAAGGCCACGCTAAAATTTACTATTATTCACATTCGCAAGATTATAGCGTTAAAACTGGTAAAAAAGATGATGAAGGTAAAGATATATATGATGAAATATTCGTAAGGCTTTATTCTACTGACATTGTTTTATTGGGAAGTTTAAGCGATAACGACATCAATGGCATACCTCAGATTAAAGATTTTTACCCAATTACAAGCGCAAATGTACCACCAGTTGGAACTTACAAAGAGGTTACTGATGAATCAACGAGAATTTCTAAAGAAGAAAATGCATATGATGGTATAACTGGTATGCACTGGGGTTCTGACTTAAAGAGAGTAACCAATGCTGATGAAAATGGCTTTATACTAAGCAAAGGCTTACTGTTTGGTACAATGCCCATTAGCTCGTGGTATACAACATACACTTTACCTAAGAGTTGCATAAATGTAGAACGACTTTGTGAACTTGGTGTGTCACTTGATATGAGTACTACTAAAGGACTTAACAACGTTAAATTGAATAATTTCGGTACAAATGATGGTTTGATTACTAAAAGAGAGATAGAAGACGAATATAGCAGACAACTATTTTCTACCTTGAATCAAAAGCCTTTAATTGTTTCTAAAAGAAATCCTAATTCGTTTACAGGATATTATAACTACCCTATACAATATACTTGCCCTACTGATTTTGATGGAAAGATGGCAGGCTTTATTAACAACTTTACAAACGGTTATAGCTTTGATGATGAAAGCGTGGAGTATGAGTCGTTTAGATTCGGTGACTATGGTAAATATGTTTTTTATAAAAAAGAAGAAGGGGATAATTCATATTCATACCCTGTTTATAACAATTCTTATTACTTTTATTTCGGCTTAAATGCAGGAAATACTGCTATTGAAAAATTCAAAAAACAGTTCTATTCTGACTGTACTGAGGCTGAAGAGTTGCCATTTGATGTTTCAATTAAATTGGTTAAAAGTCCAACTTTATGCAGCCCTAATGTAGGCGAAATTTCATTTGAAAGCAATAGTTTGAGTGGCAAGTGCTATGCTTATGAAATTACTGACGTTAATAATGTAATTATTTCATCAGGAATGAATGAAAATGCAACTGGATTAGCTGTGGGTAGTTATAAAGTTAGCATTAGTGGTTTTACTTCTTGTGACGATAAATCAGATGATTATTTAGGTAAAATATCATACGATATTGAAATAAATTACCAAACTCCTATGCTTTCATTGGGTGTGAACGTGAAGCAACCAACAGTGTCAGGAGGAACAGGTTCCTGCGAGATTAGCAATATCACAATGTATGGTGTCACTTACAGTATTCCTAAGAAATCAAGTGATAACGTTAAAGATGACGATAAAGATGGTAACATTGTAATAGGTTATTATAATTTTGACGAGTTTGCAATAAAATATTGGTTAACCGATTCTAACAATGATTATGTTCCTATATATAAGTACAATAGCTTAGACGAAGGTGAGTATAAACTTTCTGCACAAGAATTATGCGGTGAGAAAGGTGTTGGCGATACTAAAGAAAAAACTATTATCATTGAGTATCCAAAAAAAGAAAACTGAAGATGGATAATATTAAATTATTTTTAAATTCTAATAGGTCAAAGAAGTCAGTAAATGCTCCTTTTTACCAAGATGTTGAATTGAAAGCAAACAAAAAGATGTTTACTGAAGAAAACATCAACGGAGTTGTTAATGCTTTTGACTTATATAATGAAGAAAGAAATGCTACAAATAAGGTTAGACTTGTTTGTAGCATTAACCCTGTTTGCTCAAATGTTCTTTTTAATCCTATAACCGAAATAGTTAAAGACGAAGGCAGTGAGTCTCCATTAGTACTTAATTACAAAGAGTTAAAGAATTCTGATATTTCGAGTAATGATGAGACTGATAAACATCCAATTAAACCAATTACAAGTGATGATACTGATGCTATTGATAATAATGGGTTTGTTTGGAATGAGTATGAGGCCATTAGAGACACACAATTGAGTAGCAATGATTTTGGATTTAAATATCATTGTGGCATTGATATTTTCAACAATCATTTATTGAGGTCTGACACGTTTAAAATTGTGTCTTACAATAAAGATAATTCAAACAAACGTAAAAGTGATGGAAGAAGAGGATCAAAGCTGCAACACTTTTATATTGACCAATATTTTAACACTATTGATGATTGGATGAGGGATTCAATGGGAAACATCGTGTACAATAATTTCTTTAACCCTTTCTTGAATTCAAATTCAATCCTTTATAATTATGAGATAAATAATTTTAATGGCAGTCATAAAAACGATTCGAATAATTATTATGCAACTTTTGATTTTAAATTAATAATCAATGATCCGAAAAATATAATTTCGTTAACACGAAATACAACCATTAAAATTGAGTTTGATTATTTTTTAACTGAGTATAATTGGGAACAAAGTGATACTAAAGAGTATTCAATTAATGGCGTTTATACTAAGCACGCTATATATACTGACATATTAGCTGCTGACAACACTGATAAAACTGATAAAACAATTCAATTTACAGTTAATAGTACCAGTGACACTACACATCCGCCTACTTATATTGATAAGCACTTAGTAGATTATAGAATTAAAGATAGTAGTATTAACGTTGTTATAAATGGTAGTAATAATGCTAATGAAAGAAATGTGTATTATAAAACTGTTACCACATTTGATGGAGACGGTGGTACATTTGATGCTAGTGGAGGGCATTTTGGCAACGGACGTAGAGCACCCAGAGATTTTGGAAACCGTACATTTGAAGGGGGGTTTAGTGGCAGTCGTAATTCGTATGAAACTGTGTATAAGTACGATTTAGTATATTCACCATTGAACGGAAATACACCTGACACTTTCTCAAATGCAAGCCATTTATATCAGAGTTATGATGTTAAAACTTTTGAAGAAACAATTAAAGATAAACTGATTGAGGATAATGGTTGGTTTGGCTTTAAAAATACGTCTAAACTACCAACATATGACGCATCAAGCGGAAAGACAATAGACATTTCCAAACCAATTAATAGTGAAAACTCCAGTTCATTCATTGATATGTATCCAGGAAGAGATTTATACTCTTTTACACCTAAATACAATAAATACAAAAACAGAATTGAGCCAAATTGGGACTATTGCTTGACTTATCCAAGTTCATCTATGACTAAGGGTTTTGATTTTATCAATGAGGAAACAGGTGGCTTGAAAATTCAAATGTTCGATGAATTCACTATTGGTGATAGCGGTGAACATTTGATTACATTTTATTGTTTATCACAACATGGTTTAAGGGTAGGAGACTATGTTAATATCTATAAAAATGGAACGGATAAGGTAGTTAGTAATGCCATTGTAAGTAATGTGTATGACAAATATATTTTTCAGATAAATAAAAATGGAATTAGCATTAGTAACAAATGGCATGATGTTTCAGACTCACCTAAGGAGTTTAGTGGCGACGGAATAACGTATTCAAAAGACCCTTTGAATGAAGGTGTTTATGTAGACGACACGCCTTCATCAAATGTATATTATGTGCTACCTGACACCCAAAAGGTTAATTTGGATACTGATTACAATAATCTTTCATTTAAAAGAGTAGTAAGTAATGTTGAATGCAAGTATTACGTTAGGATTTTTTCAAAGATACCTAATTTCAAATTTTGCGATACTGAAATAAATGATAAAACTTTATATGATAAAACAAACAATAGGGATTTAATTAAAGAGTATTCAGACAAAGACCACGCTTTTGAAAGTCATATAAATAGGGTAGGTTTTTCAAAGAACATTTATGGAGATGAAATCAGTGAAATTGTTTTCACTGACGACATTGATTTAACTGCGCTTAAAGATAATTTAGGAAGACCTTTAACTGACATTTATCTGACAATTGTTAAACGTAACAAGGGGTATAAGTCTTGGTATGGTATTTCACCTGAAACCAAAATAGACGTTACGGCAGATGACATTGAATACTCGCATTGTTTTGGTAAAAATAGTTGCAGTTTAAGATTGTCTGACGATTCTTTGAACTACGTTGGCGTTAATGATATTAGAAAGATTGATTCTGAGACTGAAGGACTTAATATTAAGAAGATTAATGAAACAAGTTCTTTTGATGTTGATGAAATCGTTTTCGATGAATGTCAGAATTTTTATGGTGACTTATGTTGCTATTCTCCTATTGATGCTTTAGAAGAATCAATACAGCCAATACTGAATAGGTTTAACACCGCACAACGTGATTTAAAAATATCTGATGAAGGGTATAAAATATTTTCATCGTTTAAAGTTGATATGATTGATAAAGATGAAACCGCTATTGGTTATGGAGACCCTTATGAAATACAAGTTGCAGGTTTGCATTCAACGCAAATAACATACAACTCTTTACCACGAAGGGAAGGATATTATTACCAAACTCACTATAAGATACCTGTAAAAACAATCTCAAGTAAATTAAGTGAGCAATTACCTTTATTCCATACAATTTTGGATATAACAAAGGATGGCGATTATTTTAAAATCTATACTGATGATGAAAATGGCTTTACAATTAATGAAAAACCTATCCTATATGACAAAGATGAGAATAAAGTTTACGTTTGCTTGATAACTGAAATAATAACTAGCAAAAAATTTGTTTGTAAAATTTTAGATGAAGAGGGTAAAAAGGTAAATCTGACTGACATTGAAGACATATCAAGATATAATTTACTTAGCAAAGACGAGACAATACCTTCTTATGCTAAGATAATAAAGGATGGTTCCTGCCGTTACCTTTGGAGAGAAGTTTTACAAAATGGTTTTGACGATAACTCAAATGTTGAAGTTTATCCATTTACTAATGGCGCTCTTTACATCAACAGAAACATTAATTTCTACCTTAGAAGGCAAAATCCTTCTGATGAGCCACAGGAAACTATAGAATTGTCAGAAAATAATGAATATATTTCCTATGAGGATAAGGGAGAAGTCATTAGTAAAGTTGAAACTGAAGATAATTATGTTAGTGAAAAGAACATGAAAGAATGCTAAAATATAGTATTAAATTAGTCACAACTCCTGAGTTAAATCCTATTAATTATAGCGAGTTGTATTTGGCAAAAGATTTGTCATACATTTCAGGTGTAACTGATTATTATGAGGGCATTAGGGATGGGGAGGAAATCTCCGTCTCAAGCCCTTATTTGGCTAATAGCGTTAGGAGACCAATCAAATTAACGTTGGTAAGAAGACAAGGATATGTTTTAACTGAAGAAAAATATCCTATTGAAAAGATAGAAAACATTGGTGATGAAAAAGAAAATGTTTACTACGTTGAATACAACGGGGATTATTACTATCTTTTTGATAACTTTTCAGTTGAAGGCTTTTTAATTGATGGCTTTTTACGTCCGTCAAATGTTGACGATACAGTAACCATACCGACAAAGCATTGGATTGAAAATGGTAAAGTTGAAATCAAGGGTGAACGGTATTATGTTGACACTAATTTAGTTAAGAACGAAAAATTCAATAACGGGTATGAATATCCGACTATTAAGAAATATGGTGACAACTCAATTTTAGAAAAAGTTGATGGCACTGAGATTAAAGTAGTAGATTATGAGTATTCTAAATGGCATAACGTGTATAAATTTGTCATTGAGAGTGATGGCAAAGAGGAGATTTTAGTTGAAGGTGCAACAACAGGTGACTATTTCCCTTTTATCAGTTATAATGGTGAAACTTATTCAATTAAAGAATATGATAAAGGCTATGGTGTATTGATTGATAAAGAGTTTTATCCTATGCCAGGTGCGACTTCATTAGAAGAGTTCACTACTTTAGATAACCCTTCTATCACTATTGGCAATGATACTCTTGATGTAAACACTACTTTTAAAACTGATGGTAATGGCTCAATTTTAGTTCTTTATACGCAAGGAGAAAATTATGATTTCAAACCTTATGAGTCTATTGTAGCAGAATCTGATGATACATATTTTGCACAAAAAGTCAGCAAGGCTAAAAATGGAAGCCTTTATGTAGAGTATGATGGTGTTAGATATTTTGTAGAACCAAATGTTTGTGATGAAGTAAGAATTAATGACAATGATTATAGAATAACTTATGTTAATGATGAAAAAACATTAGGTTACATAACAATTAATGATGAAAACGTTTATTTATTAATCACTAATAAGGTAGCAACTATTAAAGACAAAGTTTACTATCGAAAAGATATAAATGATAAAGAATATATTGTAGAATTTGGTAATCAAAGCAATTCATCTAAGGAGTCAGGTTTTAGTGTTACTGAAATCAGTGGTATCACGTTAGATAATGGAGATACTTGCCCTATTTTTGCTGATAATGCCTTTATAAAAGATTATGTAAATATTGATGAATATGATTTATATTGCCTAATTAAAGGTCCAAAAAAATATGAGCTACAAATCTTTGGACTTGAAGGTTCTAAAACCTTGTATTGTTCAGCAATCGCAAGTGCAGATGATATTTTTGAGCAAAAAAGCATTAATTCTGAAATAAGGGATAATATAGAGCATTACCATTTTTACTTTAAAAGTGAATTGTTTGGTGATACCAAGATTACTCCTTTGTTATACGCAGAGGAAGCCTTGAAGAGTGACCACCCTATATCAACAAGGTCTATTTTGCCATTAAGCAGAGATTTGGCCATTAATCAGGTTAATGATTATATAACTTTGCCAATTGGCTTAGGAACAAAAGTTGGCACTACAATAAATAAGGACGATATTATTCAAAATGACTTTGTAAAGGATAAAACTGAAGAAAGTATCAATCACGTGGTTGATATGGAAAAGGATATATATCATCCTGCATTGAAAACAACAGACGGATTTAAACCTATTGAGGAATTGGTGTTTAATTTGCACTTTAGAACAAGAGATTTGGAGTCTTGGAAAGTAATACAAGACGATTCAATTGAAATTGGTGAGTTGTCAGCCACTACTAAGTCTGAAGCCATTCCTTTAATTTACACGACAAATGCTGATACTTCGAATTGGTTTGTCACTGATTATTTTGACTATAAGTATAAAGTTTATAACGAATCAGAGGCACAAAAATTGCATATGTCTTCTGACCTTTTAGGTTTGCTAAATTTCACTGATGATGATGTTAAATATAGAAAAAAGAAAATAGCAAAGTCATTTTTAAGGCTTTCATTTTATAGCACGCCAAATCCTCAGACTCAGGTACTTTTATCAACGTCAACAATTTTTATGGATGAGAACAGGTGCTTTAAGAAAATGATGAATAACAATAGTGATAAAGGAAAGACTTTTAAAACTATACAACTTAAAGAAGATATACATAACATCAGCTTATCACATACAATAAGCGTTATGAGTGAGTTGTACGATAAGGATAGTAGCGCTATAACACTTGACAATAATTCTAGACTTGATTCAAGAATTATAGTTAAGGACAAATACAATACTGATACTTCATCTGAAGGTTTTTATCTTTATTTATTTAGAGAATATTCAAGTAAATTGAGAGAAGGCACGATATATATGAAAGTAGATTTTTGCCACGCAGGTAATGGTTTAACAATACCTTTTATCATACCTACAACTAGTGATGGAGGCTCACCTATTTATCTCAATAATTTCTTTGACCTTTCAGAATTAAAAGAGGGGATACCTTTGAATAAGGTCTATGATAACTTATATATACCAATAAATGTTATTTATAGCGAAGCAGATAAAAAATATTGGTATTATTTGCCAGATAACTATGTTGAGAACACATATTTAGGCTTGGGCGAAGAAGATGACAATAAAATGATGTTTAATTTATTTGAACTTAAAATCAGAAATCAGTCGTATGAAACAAATTTTTAAGAAAATTTCATTAGAAGAAAGCAAATCAAGAATACCTGGTATATTACCCGCTTTAAGTAGTGAGTGGGTAATAAATTACGGAAATTTTTATGGCGATAAAAAGTATTCTACATATTCTGAGGCTTATGAGGATGCTTTTAGGGGTGGTATTGATATTTCTAACATAGAACAAGAAATAGGTTTTCTTGATTTTTCTGACAACAAAATTTTAAGTTCTAACACGAACGGAAACTATGGATTAATTGTTTCAGACATAGAGATTCCTGAAAATTTCGTTACTGGCATAACTGACTACACTGACATTAACGTAAACATCATAATTCCAATAGAAGAGGATTATGACGAAGAGGTTTATTATTCTATAAATCAGATTACTAAAAAGTCTTTAAGAAGTCTTAAGGAAAAATGTGAGAGAGAAATTCTTGATGACGAAGGAAATCCTAAAACGAAAGGACAATATTTTTATTATTACAATAGAAATATATATTCAATCGAAATTGATAAGACACTTTGGAACAGAGATATTTCTTATGTTCTAGAACATTCTACTTTACATAAGTACTTGACATATAGAACACTCAAAGAGTGGTTCAGATTCTTTAATGAATATTATTTGTTGCTTAGAAGCGGTAAAAGAAAGATAGTATATAAAAATGCTTTAGAGTATTATGAATATGAGGTTTCTTTAAAGACTGAAGAATCTAGAGTTTATTACGAAAACTACGATAAAATATTCAAATCACGTGGAGGTAAAGAATTTTTTGAATGGATTATCAGTAACTGCATTCCAAGGTTTTATATAAACGAATATAACGAGTCTGGAGACACTTTCTATGGTGACGTGGAAGAGTATTGGGGCGCTAAGTATTTGTACTATCCTGACGTAATTAAATGGTCTGCTTGGCTAACAAGTAGGTCTAATAAGTATAAGAATTTGAATAATTATACGCAATGCAAGGAATCTGACAATTGTTGCGATTGCACTGACTTTTTCAAACGAGGCGGTCATAGAATGAAAGAAAGAATGGAGCAATGGCTAAAAGGTATTACAACTGATGAAGCCGCCACTAAAAGCGCATCCATAACCATCCCAATATCTTTATCAACAAGTATTGATGATATTGGTGAAATGTCTATTTTTTCTAATGAATATAAGGAGAAAGTTGATTATTCTCAAACACTTAATACAAACAATAAATCATCTGAGTTAACTGGTGGTACTGTTGTTCATAGACCTATCATAACTGATGAAAAAACAGGCGACATCTTTGTTGATAATAATGTTTATATGATTAAAGAAGGCGGAGTTAAGGGCTATAGTCAGAATAAATATAAGGAAAATGTTTTTAATTCAAATGATTGGGTTGACTATACAAGTTATTATATTAACAAATACCCTGATGAATTCACAACAAATTCAATGTTTTATGCCTTTAGACGTGATGGAGAAATTGTTTATAATCCTACAAGTAGGAAAATGTGCGAGAAATATGAAGTTATCACAAGTGACGACGGATTAATTGTAGTTGACGGAAATATTATACCTGTTGTTAAAAGGAAATATGTAATATACAAAGGTTTACCGAATTCTTTACTTAATGACTTAATGTTCCCTGTGGATGAAACTGCTGATGGTCTTTTCTTCACGCAAATAAATGATAAAACTTTCTATGCGGTAGAGAAAAATGATGGCAATTTATATTTTAATTTCAAAAAGCCTACAAAGTGTTCAAATGAAGCTAAATACGATTGTAAAGTTTTGCCTAATGGTATAACGAAGGCAGATACTGTAAAATATAAGAATAGTCTTTATTTAATGAAAGATGGCATAGTTGAACTTGAAATAAATGGAGTTAAACATAGATACCCTAAGTTAGATGGCTACGTAGAAATTGACCACAATATGTACTTTGTAAGCGGCAGAAGTTTGGTTCAGTTTGACGATGTAGTGTATAGTGAAGATGAAATACCTGTACCTACTGACACATATAAAATTGCTGATAAAGGCTGGGTTAAGTCAAATTCTTATCCTAAAGTTAGAAATGGGTATGCTGAAGTTTTATATCCATATGACATTTATAGATGCGATAGTGTAACAGGTAATAGCGAGTCTCAGCTACATTTGCTAAAACAAAAGCAAATATTGACTGACGATATGGGAAATGAAATGCCTGGCTATTATTCTTATGTAAAGGATGCCTCGAAGGAAGAGGACTTTATCAAATATGACTTCAGCGAATTTGGTAGAGTTAATTCGAGATACACGCAACCTTATAATGGTTGTCAACTTGATTTATACTATAAAGTAGGCAATGTTTCAAGTTTATCTAAAAATGAGGTATTAAGTCTTGATGGTTCAGAAGAAAACCAATATTTTGATGGCAACATATTGGAATCTATGAAATTCTTCTACACTATAGATGGCGTTCCTTATAAAGAAGGTGAAAAAACATTGTCAAATGATATGCCAACATCCGCTAAGACTGATGTATTAGGCGCTATTAATAGATGTACTGAAAATGTGAACAAGCACATTTCAAGTTCAAATACTGAATCTGATTTTGGAGGAAAATGGGTTAGTGGTGTAACTGAAGTAAAAGAATATAATAGTTTTATGAATGGATTAAGCTATTTGAACGAAAAAACACCTTATTTAAGGTTGTATTGCGAGTTTACTTATTATATTGGTGCTATTTTAAGACAAAAAACTGTTAAAGACAATGATGGCTTGATTTATTACGACGGGTTTGAATTAGCTCAGAATATGAATCATGGCGTTAAGTATGTTGAGACTGACGAATTGGTTAATAGTGATTGCCTGTATCATTTGCTTAATGGCGGCAAGTATAATTTGAAATATTATAAAATTGTACAAAATGAGAAGAGTGTCGTGTTAAACGATTACAATAACCAAATTGCTAACGTTAAGACTGCTGAATTTTCAATGCCAATCAGACTATTAAGAAAAAATAGTAATGGTGGTGTGGAAGTTACTAAGGATGAATTTAATAGTAGATTTGGTTTCAACCAATTGAATAATTTAATGGTCACGCCAGTATTTAGAAAGGAATTTGAATTTGGCATTTCTATGCCACAAAATGTAAAGTCAGATATTTATATAGACAGAGGTATAAATAAAGCCTTTGATAAGCATTTAAGGCTACAAGAAATAAAAACTATGGATGCCCTTGAGCAATATCAGAACGGGGCTATATTCAACGTAATTGAGAATTAAAAAAAAAAATAAATAATGGCAGCAGGAGTTTATGGAATTAACGTTCCTTCAAATATAGATGCTTCAATGGTAGACATTTATTATGCCTACCATCAAACACGTAATAGTGATAACACGAGAAACGCCGTTTTCACTAAGTTACCTTCCAGTATTTTGTCAAATGCCTTGTATGAAGGTGACGAAAACTCAACAGATAATGTTTTGGAAGGAATGTATAATTTAAAGTTACCTTTGGAGTATTTTAATCAAAAAGGTTTCTACACAGTTTATATCAAACCAAAGGAGGTACCAGCAGTTATTACTGACATTAGCACCTTGGCTGCTTATCCTAACATTAAAGGTATTGTATTAGATTCGAATTCAGTTACTGATTCAAAAATAAGGAATAAAATCCTTACAAATAATGGTCTTGTTGGATGGAGAATCATATACATTGACGATAATGGTGACAGACAAGATTACTATAGGCTTATCACAAGTAACAATAAATGTGAACCAATCGTAATGGCTTCAAATAGCTCAAGTGATAAATCTTACACTTATAGGTATAATGAGAGTTCTACACTTTCATTTTTAACTGTAACTCCTTCTACTGCACCAAGTTTCAAGTCAAACGCAGCCCCTTACATTGGTAAGCCCACGCAAAAGATTTTGTTGGTTAATACTGCATTTGAACCTGTAATGTTAGACATAGAACTTGTAGACCACGATGCTGATACAATCTCAACAATGCTTGAAGGTTCTCAACTTCGTGACCTTGAAAATGGTTTGGTTACGACATTCAATGATAGTAATGAAATCTACAGTCAGTCAGAGCATTTCACTTTGAAGGATAGTGAGAATGGTAAACCTGTTTATGAGGTTAAGCAGAAGAGAATAAGGAATATTGATTATTCGCAAACATTAGATGATAAAATTTAACGAAAAATAGAATTATGCCATACATAAAATCGCATTCAAATTATGTTCTAAAGAAGAGGCATCAAAACGTCAATGGTGGTACTATCTACGAAAGGGATATTACCACCATTGGTGGTAGAAATAGCTTTTCTAAAGGTCAAGTCCCATTATACCAAAGTGGTAATTTCGTTATAACAGTCAATAATGAAGATAACGTACAAAAGAGCGTTTACTCACAAGGTTGGGAACAGAATGACAATGGAGAGGTTTGGACTCTTGAAAGTTTAGATGGATTAATTAAAGACGAGACAGGTTCTGAATATCAAAAAATTGTTTTAAAGCAAGATTATTATAATTTAAGAGATTTTGCTTATTTTGGGTCATGTTCAGAACTTATCAGGGCTTCTATTTCTGATATTTTGAAGAAATTCCCAGGCGAGTTGTTTGTGCCTTATGATAACACAATAGTTTACACTTATAAATTCGATGACACACAAATCGAGTTAAATGACGATGGAACTACAAGTGAAACAACTATTCCTGATCTTACTGCTGAAACTACTGATTATAGTGAAGTCGTAGCAAACAAAGATAATTGGCACGATATTAAACCATCTATTGTTGGTGGCATACCTGTATTTTATTATGATAACAAAGATTTTAATGGGGGTAGTGAGGAAGCCGTAAATGACGATGGTGATGGTACTACAGATGAAGAATCTATCGTTGGCAATGCTAAAACAAAAATTATACGTTTAGGCGGTGTTTCTAAGTTTTTGGTAGATAACCCTTTCAACATTGATATTCATACTTCATACATAAAAGATAGCGAAATAACACAAGATAATTTCCTTAAGTATTTTGCTGATGAAGGTTATAAAAACTATGAAGCGATTGATTATGAGGGTAAAGCACATAAGTTTACTTGGTCAGCAGGATCAATTAATGATGGTCATTATTGCATTGGCAATGAAATTGCTGAAATTACTATAACAATTGACAACGGAGATGATTCTCCAGAAGATGAATTCGTTATTGAAGCTTGGGTAGGTAATAATAATAAGGTATACTATTTGGTCGATTTAGATAAATATGCTAACTTAATTGTGCCAAATTCAAAGGATTTTTCAGCAAATTCCACATCTAATGTTGATAATAATGAACAGGAAGTGGGTGTAAATGATACTTTAGCTAATGAAAAACTTAATACTGCGGTTTTCAAATATCGTTTAAGACCAAAGGCGGAATTTATGGATGAATTCATTAATAATCTTGATTCTTTTGAAAAGATTTTAATGAATAGAGAAACAACACCTAAATACACAGCCACATTTAATGTAATTAGGGAAAATGAGTTTGGCTATTTCACTGATTTAGAGAGGTTTACTTTCCCAACAACTTATGGTGGCTACAATATTGGTTCAACAGGTCCTGCTTATGATGATTATGTTGGAAATCTTGCTGATATTGCAGAATTTTATGATGAAAGGTTCTGCGATAACATGTATAGGTCGATGACACATGAGTCAATTAAGAATTTCGACTGGACATATCTACGTCATAGAACTGATGAGGATGAAGAAGATGTTAAACAAAGTGGAGATAAGGTTGCAAAGATTATCAGATTGTTTGGAAGACAATTTGATGAGATTTTAGCATATGTTGATAACATTAAGAATTATAATGCGGTAACATATGATAATATCAATAATTTACCTGATTATTTCTTTACTGATGCCTTAGACGGCGATGGCTGGGATGTTAAGCAGATAATACCTTATACTTTATTTGAATATACAGGCAATTCTAAGCACTCAGATGATGTTTCGGAAAAAACTACAGAAGAAGATGAAAAATCAAACTCATTTGAACATAAAGCACTTCATAGATTGTTTACACCTGACACGTCATTCACAATTAAACCTTACACAAGCAAATTAGATATTTATGCTGACGGATATTTCTTTGGGTGCTTATGCAGTGTTGAGGAACCTGAGGCTCTGTTCGACTTAGAGAAGAAAAATAATCTTCTTAATAATGATGATACATCAACAAGCGTTACAGTTAGTTCAACAACTAAAGTTGATCATAAAATAATATCAACAAGCACTACAGTTAGTTCATCAACTGAAGTATTTAAAACTAATAATGTAAGTAAGTATCGGTATTTTGAGGATGAAGGTGGAGTGTTTTCCATTAGTCCTACTTCAGGTGAAAGCGCTGTTACAACTTACATTGACTATGGTGTATCAAGTGAAAGCGCCTTTGTTACAACTTACATCACGTCAAAAAAAGGTAAAGAAATTACAGGTGATACATACATTGATTGCAGTGGCACTCTCAGAGTAAGAATTAAGAATTATAGTTCAGAAAACGATTGGACTATGCCTGCTATCAATAATGAGTTTATGAAAAGGCTCATCATTAACTCTAAGAACATATGGAGGCATAAAGGCACACAAGAAGGCGTTGAAATGATTCTTGGTATGTTCGGTATGAAGAGTAAAAGATGGTATGATGCTTTACCTGAATATGAAAAGGAAACCTATAAATACACTTTTAAAGAATTAAGCGGTGTAAGGCCTTATGACTATGAGATAAAAGAATACACATCTTTTACTAAGAGGATAGAAGACACTTACATTGACTCATTAGGTGATTACAAATACAATTGGATTAATCAATCAAAGAACATATCATATGGAACTGACGAATATGTTCCATATCAAGGAATTCCTGTGACCTATAGAGACACGAATGATGGAAAACGATACCTTTATCCTAATTTTCAAAAAGATGCCACATATGATGGAAATCCTTACTACCAAATGAATGGCGGATGGCTTTCAGTAACACCTTACTTGTTTGACAAGGATGATAATTTGGTGGTTAAAAAAGAAAATAGTAACATTTATAATGAAACATTAAGAAACATAAGAAGTGTTAATTCTTTGCAAGACCTATTTGAGATTCCTTTGCAAAGCCTAAACGACGGAGACATTGTTTATGTTACTAATATTTCAGGAGAATTCGCAGTAGTAGACGGTAGGGTTTATCCTTTGGAAGAAGAATACTACGATGACAAAACAACTTATAGGTATTTCACAATTGAGGTGATAAATAGCTCTGCCATAATTGGCAATGCTTATTTTAATGATTATGTGATTGTAAGTGACCCTTATTCAGTAGATAGTAAAAGACGTTATGGCCTTGCTGATGGCGAATCTGACGGAATATCAATTAAGGTTTACCTGATAAAGCGTGAAAGCATTTCAGGTGACTCAATTGACTCAATTTATGCTTATTCTGATGAAGAGTCAGTGTCTACATTTACAGTCTTTGAAAATGGCAATTATATGAAGGGTGAAGATTTCACAAATTATTTTAGGATAAATGATACCCTTTATAGCAATGAGTTGAGTATATTAGGTTGGGAGCAGCTTAAAACTAATGACTATGATTATTATAAAGTAAATTCTGAAAAGGACTATTACTTTGGCAATAACCCTCATACAGGTCATTTGCATTATGATAATGGGCACGAATATTTTACTTATTTCAGGCATTTGTTTAGATATGCTTATGACAATTCATTGTTTAATGAAGGTGTGCTAAGTGAATATCCTAGATATGATGATGAAGACTTATATGAAGACATTGATGATTTCGGATTCAAGAGTTTGATTAATGATGACAGTTGTCAGCTTGATTATGAGGATTTCTTAACTGAAGACAGTAAGATTCATTACTTCGGTAACTATTATAATGATAATGGAAGTTATGAATACTCATTAGACGATAAGCCTAATAAATATAAATATAACTTGTCAACTATAAACCCTAAGACGATTGGTGTAGAACCAGTTGACAGCGATTCAGTTGGCTATGGATGGATGCATAAACCTTGTGGTGACGATACGGTTGAAGGTGAAACTCCTATTGATGGTGTTACTAACCAAATTGTAAACAATAAGGTTGTTAAAGTAATTTTCTACATTAGAGACGACAATTTCTATTCTAAGACTGCTCTTGAAGAGATAAAGTATTTGGAATCAGTTGTAGTTCCTTATATGACGCAAATGATGCCTTCTGGCGTTATTTTGGGCACTGAATATAGATTTGTCGGTCAAGGTGTACATTCTTATACTATTAAAACTGTGGTTAAAGGTGAACCTGTTGATGGCTTGGGCGTTTGGACAAAGGACAAAGAAACTAATAAGTGGGAATTTGTTGGATATACTGAACAAGGTGTTTTGACTTTTGAAAAAGAAGGAGACATGGGCAAAATAAAAGTTGGAATAACAAGCGGAGAAACAAGCGGATATACAGAAGAGGCTACCTTAGAGTCAGAAGAGACTACTTTAGATTTAAGTACATATTATGTAGCAACTGATTATAATCATACATCTTTCGATATTGGTGTCATTACATCATATAAGAAAATTAGTTTCGATACAACTGAAGGCGAAGTCGAGGCTGATGGTTGTTTGGAATTTAATGGCGAAATGATAACAGAGTCGCCAGATAAATTTACTTATAAAATTGAGTATAAGAAAGGTGATGGGTGGATTGAAGAAAATAGTGTTGATGCGTCTGAATCAGGTGGTACTATCTCTTTAAGGACAGATGATAATAATAGTCTTGATGATAGAGATGCTAAAATAATTGTAACATACAATTCAGAGGAAAAAGAAGTTCAGATACATCAGTATGGCAACCGTGAAGAAGTTACATATACAGTGATTTCTAATGTGAATGACGGAGTTAACGCTTATTTCTGCAAGGACTCAGGAGCAACTATAACTGAGTATAAAACGCAATTTAAAAATGGTGTTGTTGAATACTCTAAGCCTAAAGTTAGTGCAAGCACTGCAAGCACATTGTACGTTAAGATTGAAGGTGGTCTACCTGATAGTTCAGTAACATATACACTTGACACTGAAGACGGTTCACGTGAGGAGGTTTTATCTAGTGCTAAAATAGAAAAATGGAGTCCTAAGTTAGTTTATGGCAAAACAATTAATAGATACACTTGGGCTGATGATCCTGGACAATATTCAGGTTATACTATATTCTCAATAGAACCTGACCAAACCGTTGAAAAGAACTGCACAATAATGAAACCTGTTACTGACTCAGGGGCCACTTGCATGTTGCAAAATCCTTCAGTTAATTGGGTAGTTAAAGATAGTGACACTGGCTACACTTCAAACATAAGTGCTAATACTTACAACGGAAATAGAAGTACTGTTTTGAGATATTATATTAAAGAAGATAAATCGGTTTTCCTTGATTATAAAATAACTCAAGGTAAGGGAGAATACGTATTTAACTTTAATACTTCAGTAAGTGCAGTTACTACGTCTAAAGATGGTAAAACTGCATCAGCAACTACTGATTTTACTGAGCAAAGATTAGCAATATCTTTAAGTTGCATTGATAGCTATGTCACAAGTTCTGATACGACAAAAGAAAATAAAGATAGTTCAGCAACGACAAAAGAAAATAAAGTTAATATAGATTTTATCGCCAGTGTTAGAGATAGCAACGTCAAATGTACTATTGAAGGAGGAGATGTTTGTTTTTACTTAGATAAGAATACTTGTACAAAATCAAGAAGTTTTACAGCCGCTTTTATACAAAAAAGAAGTAATAAACGAATAATATTAACAGTGACACAAAGTGCAGTTGTTTGTGATGTAGGCGATGTTTATTGCTATGATACGTCTAATGGCAATTATTACTTTGTTAACGTATTAAGTGGTGATACTATTGGTGCTACTGCTGCACCTATCGGCATTACAATTATACCAATGGACAACGGTGCTAATGCCAATGAAAAATTTGCTCGTGTAATTGCTTTAACTGAAAAAAATAACGATGAATACAATGGAAAACCTCTATGGAGAAAGTCAGATGGAAGTGATGACGTACAATCACATGACTACAGATGGTTAATTTCTTCAATGGAAGATCCTAGCAATGGAAAGTGGGTTTCTTTAGGTACTGAAGGCTATAGAAATGAAGGCTTTTTGAAGTATAAAACTAAATGGCCTAATAATCTTGGATTGTATTATGCAAAAATTGATGACCGTAAAAAGTATGCTCGTAGACCTATGATTAGAGACGTAAATAGCCATCATTATAAAATAAATAATGATTTTCAAGTAGACGAGGTTGAATACGATGGAAAGAAACGTAAAAATTGTTTATACGATTTTAGCGGTTTCCAAAAAACGAAATATTCTTACGAAAGCGGTGGTGGTGGCAAGTTATTTGAAATGTGCCGTAACTACGAAACTGTTGGTACTAATAAAGGAGAATGGTTCTTAGGTGGTGCTGGTGAAATGGCTTGTTTGGTACAAAACATTGGTTTGATTAATAAAGTAATTGGAGAATTAAAAAGGTTAAATTATTCAGTTACTGAGTTTAACTTTGACTTTCAACCAGATAATGGCTATTTCAAAGATAGCCCAAACCACGGATATTATTGCGAAGGTTATTATTGGACAGTGACAAATCACGGACGTGTTAGTACTATTAGTCATGCTAAAAATGATGACCCTACTGATGGTAGTGAATACTCATCTTGGATGGTAGCGTTGGCAAATGGCACTATGCAATGGGGAGTACATAGAACAGGTCACGATGAAAGCGCAGGCAGAAATCAATCAAGGGCAAGGGTAAGACTAATGCTTCTTGTAGATACAGAAAATAATCACCGTACCAAGTGAATTAACAAATGGCGAATAATATAGGATATAAAGCATCAATTGATGCTGAATGGGTATCATTTAAGGAGCAATCAGGTGTTGAAATATCAGATAACGGAAAAACGCTTGAAACAAGAGATGTAATCCCAAGTAATTTGAAGCTAATTGTGAAAGAAAACACGGGTGTTACAAGGGAAGCAACTATAACCTTTACGCAAGAAGGCGGAGAACAGAAAACAGTTACTTTACGGCAAAATAAAAGCAATGCAGGTAGGTATCCAGATGGAAAATCTTATTTTAATAAGAGCAAGAGTAGCCTTGTTATTGAAAATAAGTCAGGAATAACTGATTTAGATATAAGTGGCGGTACAGTTAATTTCACTGCCACCTATAACAAGGTTTACTCAACCAACTGGTATGAAACCGATTATGATGGAAATGTGACGAGTGGATGGGTTGAAGATAACACTACCTCAAGAGATGTAACTAGTGTTTGTAGATGGACAGTTTCACCTGCAATTAATGATTCAAAAATTAATAAGGGGGAGTTATTTGCAGAGTTATTTGTAGGAGAAAATAAGTCAAATGGTAGCCCTACTTATAATGTGAATGCAACTTATATAGATTCTGGTAATACTTTTACAAGTAATACCTTGAAAGTAAATCAAAAGCCTGCGCCAGTTGCTTGGATATTTACAGTTAAAACTAATAATCCTGATACTATTGTTTATTTCTTATTAAGTGGTGATACTGAAGTTAAAGTAGTTCAACACGAAGAAGCTAAATTAAAAGATGATGAGTTGAAAGATGATGCTTACTATTCAACCTATTCAACTAGTGGAGTTGAATCACCAAATATTTCAGCCTATATTGTGAAAGATGACGTATACACGACACCTAAAATTAATTTATATGAAAAAGGTACTGAAACAGAACTTAAAGATAAACAGTGGAATGCTTCGTCCTCAGGTGGTAGTATGGAACTTGATGCTGTCTATGAAGTAAGTAAAACCACATATAAAGTAGATAATGACTCGGCAAACACAAAAACTTTGGTTGATGGCGAAACTTTTGAGATTAATTCTAATGAAGATAAAACTGAAAATATTAAAAGACATCCTAGCGGTGAAACCGATAGCTCGTGGCTATCAATAAAGCCCGAAGGCGATGCTAATAATGATGAAGATTTTACATATAGCATTAGTGCTGAAAACAATACCAGTGATAGTGTGAGAAAGGGAGTTATAAATTTCAAATACAGTGATGATAAACTTCCACCTGCTGAAACTCTTTTTAATGTTATTCAGCAATACAAAAAGTTTGTAGTGACACCAAGTGCTATTACTGTAAATTGGGATGAAACTAGTTATAGCGGAGTAACTATTTCATCAACTGAATCTGACTGAACTGATTGCCAATATGGTTTTGAAATCAATGAAGGAAAGGATGGCAAAAAGTTCAATATAATATTTAAAAATCACAATGGATAGTTTTAACGCAAAATATAAAGATGGTAAGATACACATCGTATCTAATACGCATTGGAGTACTACAGTAAATGGTACTCTAATGCTTTCCATGTATAGCGGTGAAGGTAATAACGACATTGATGTTTTAATTTCACCTGACATACCTTTTGGTAGTGGAGATGTCTTATTTTCATATGGTGATAACTATTGTACTAATTATCCGCAATTGCATATAGCATTAGAAAATAAAGATTATTTCAAGGTTACACCAAATCATATTTACTTAAAAGGTAAAGGCTCAACTGCAACTGCAACTATAGTTTCAAATAACGGGTATATGATTAATGGAGCATCGCAAAAGAACTACACTGTTTTACCTTATGGTTCTGAAAAGATTTTAATCATATCCAATACTGATAATGATTTTGGCTGTGAAGGCGAAGGTGAGGATGATACCCATTGCGATAGCTGCTTTTTTGTTGATGACCTTAAACATCCTAATAGAGCGAGAGTTGAAGTATATCAGTGTATTGATAACGAGTTAAACGATACCTGTATTTTATATGCTACTTACAGTAAAGTAAACTCTACGACATTTAATGTTAATGTTGAATCAATTCTTAAAGGTGAATATTCTAATTTCACTTGGGACAATATTTATGGGGTATCAATAACAAAGACCAATGCAAATACATTAAATGTGGTAATAAATGATGTTGTTGGTGATTCGATTACATTAAAATTGCATAATGCTTGTTCTGACTACGATTTAACAATATATAATGGAAATGTCATATATTCATCAATTTTCGATGTTGCAATTAAATGTGATGGAGTTATTGGAAGGGAAGGCGGTGAGATTGAACTTTCAATAGCATCACAAACAATTGAAGATGGTGACGATTACAATAAAATTAAGGAAGAAAATCAGAAAATTTCTTCGGTTTGTGATGACGAGATTAATAAATATGTAGACCTTGGATTACCAAGCCACACACTATGGGCTACTATGAATGTTGGAGCAAAAAAGCCAAGTGACGCAGGACTTTATTTTCAATGGGGCGATACACAAGGATATACTAAAGAAGAAATAGAAGTTGGAAAGAAAAAGTTTGCTTCAGACTGGAGTGATTATAAGTGGTATGAAAGTGAAAGCGAAAATATTCTAAAATTCAAGAAATACACGACTCTTGATGCTAAATTGGAATTGGAAGATGACGCAGCGCACGTAATTATGGGTGGCGATTGGCATATGCCAACAGATGAGCAAATTCAGGAATTAATTGATAATACAATAACTGCTTGGACAACATCTGATGATTGGGTAAGTGGGATGACATTTACTTCCAAGAAAGATACCTCAAAGTCAATCTTCATTCCAGCAGCAGGCTACGCTTCGGATGGTTCAGTTAGTTTTAGAGGGAGTTACGGTGACGTCTGGTCCTCTGTGGTAAGTACGTTCAGCGTTAACTTCGGTCAGCGCCTAAACTTCGATTCAGGGGGTACGAACTTGAGTAATGGTGATCGCTATGGTGGATTTTCCGTGCGTGGCGTGATTGGTTAGAATTTATTTTAAGCATAATACAAATAAATTAAAAACTCTATAAATTTCCAAATATTTATATATAAAATAGGGAGGAAATTATGAGATTTTTTAGTTATATGAAATCATTGCTTGATGTTCAGTCACCTAATTCAAGCAAGAGTTTTACTTTGGTATTGTCTGCAATAGTTGGTGCATTTATTGGACTTACTATTAGTTTTGTCATTATATATGATGTAATAACCAATGGATATGTTAAAACAGATTTAACAGATGCAGGAATATTTCTGTTATGTGATGGCGGATATATGGCTGGTGCAGGTGTAACCAAGGCTATTGTAGACAGAAGGAACAAAGGAAGAATTAATTTTAATAATTCAAATGAAACTTTGGAAGAATGTAATGATTCTAATGAAGAGGAGACACAAAAATAATAGAAAAAGGTTTGGAAAATTAATTTCAAACCTTTTTTATTTTAAATAATATTGCGTTATTTCTTTTTCATTTAGAACTTGTTCAACTATATTTGAAAAAAGTGAACTCCATTTTTAAACTTTTTGTTGTATATAAATATTTATTTAATATGATATAAAAAATGTTTTTCGCATGAAAAAAGTAATTTTAGACTATATTAACAAGATGGAAGGTTGGAAAACTGCAATCAAGTCATTGCATTGGGATGCAGACAATCTAAGTCAGCACAAATTATGTGATGATATTGCTGATAGAATTGCAGAGTTTCAAGACCAAGTATCTGAAGTAGAACAGTCAATAACTGGAAAGCTTAAAATAAACACGCTTAAAGGGGTTACATATAAGATTAAGGATTTAAAAACATTTGTTCAAGACGTTCTTGATGAAACTAATGTTTTTTATAAAAAAGTAAAGAAACTTGGTGATACTTATGCAGGTATGGCAAGTGATTGCGAATCGTTTTTAAGTGATATGCAAAGAAATCTTTATCTTGTTAATTTTACATTAAAGGAAGACCTTAGAAGAAGATTGAGAAACAAAATTAATGAAAACAAAAAGGAATATGTAATTGAATCAAAAAATGCAATATATACCTTGACTGAAAGTGAATTCAAAAATCTTCTTAAAAATTCGATACATAATGCTTTAAAGAAAAAGCGTATAATATAATATACAAAACATGAAACAGATTATTAGACTTACAGAAGGAGACCTTCATAGAATTATAGGAAATAGTGTAAAAAGAGTTTTGAAAGAAGGTTTTGAAGATGACTTCAATCAAGCAAGGGATAATCATATCTCAAGAGGAGGAATGTTTGGTATGGAGTTGAAAAACCATGAAGGTGATTGGGAATATGGAGATGTTACTTTTGACCCTAATTCAAACACAATGTCTTGTATGGGAGCTTCAATCCAAATTGATCCTGATATGACAGTTGACCAAAACCTTGAGGCACTTTATGATGAATTAATGAACAATGGCTATAGCGATGATTAATAACTGCTAAAAGGAGAATCAAAAGGTTCTCCTTTTTTTTTATATTATATAAGGCAAGAAAACCCACTCATCTTTAGTGGGTGGGATGAATTGCCTTAACCTTTATTCTAAATACGTTTTTTCTACAAAATTATTAATCTTTTTGTAAAATAATAGATATTTATTATTGAATAAGAAATTAGTTTTTACTATATTTTAAATGATGAAAGTGATTTTAAAGACATATAAGTATAGAATGTGCCCAAATAAGGAGCAGCAACAAATGCTTGCAAAATATTTCGGGTCAGTCCGTTTTGTCTATAATCATTTCCTTGCTGAAAGAAAGAAACAATACGAAAAGAATGGAAAAAGTGATAACTACTATGCACAAGCAAGTACACTTACCAAATTAAAAAAACAAGAAGATTATTCGTGGCTAAAGGAAATTAATGCTCAAACACTTCAATTTGCACTTAGAAATCTTGAAACCGCATATACTAATTTCTTCAGAGGCAATGCAAGATTTCCAAGATTTAAAGCAAAGAAGAATGGTGGTAGTTTCCATATACCACAACATTGTTCTATTGGAGATGGTAAGATATATATTCCAAAATTCAAAAATGGAATTAAAATTGTAGAGCATAGACCATTCAAAGGTAGTGAAGTTAGAAACATGACTATCTCTGTAACACCAAGCGGAAAATATTATGTTTCCATCTTAACCCAAATTTCATATGAACCTTTGCAGAAAACCAATGCAAAGGTTGGTATTGACTTAGGGTTAAAAGACTTGGTTATTACAAGTGATGGCAAAAAGTATTCAAGCAATAAGTTTATCAAACGTTACTCAAAAGAACTTGCAAAAGCACAAAAGCATTTGTCAAAGAAGCAGAAAGGTAGCAATACTTGGAACAGGCAAAGAATAAAGGTTGCAAGAATATATGAAAAAATCCATAATTGTAGATTTGACAAGTTGCATAAAATTAGTACAGACTTAGTTAGACACTATGATGTAATCTGTTGCGAAGACTTAAATGTAAAGGGTATGCAAAGAAACCATAAACTTGCTCAGTCAATATCAGATGCAAGTTGGGGTGCATTCCTTTTAATGCTTACCTACAAGGCGACTATGAATGATAAGCAAGTAGTGAAGATAGGTAGATATTATCCATCTTCAAAGACTTGTCATTGTTGTGGCTGGGTAAAAGAAGACTTGCAACTGAAAGATAGGGAATGGACTTGTCCACATTGTGGAAAAACGCTTGACAGAGATGTCAATGCTGCGATAAATATCCTTAAAGAAGGATTAAGAAATATATCGGCAGGGACTGTCGATTACACTGATGGAGCAGATGTAAGACCCATCCAAGGGCAATCAGCAATGAAGTCAGAAGCCCACAAATCTTTAGTTTGTGGGTAGTTCACACACATTACCATAAATAATTTGGGAAGGTTAATTTTTTTGCATTCTCTAATATAATTTAAGCTTTAAATATATTTATATAATATAAATGTAAAATAGAAATTTTATGAAGCAGATTATTAGACTTACAGAAGGCGATTTACATAGAATCATTGAAAATTCAGTTAGAAGGGTATTAAAGGAAAATGACGTACCTGTTGGTAAATATGATGGAGCAGACCTTGGTGATGTTCACCCATATTATGCGCAATATCCTAAGAAAAAAGCAGAAGAATTAGCCTCTTGGGATGCATATGATAGAGCAAATGATAGGTATCCTTACAACGGCAAGCCTATACGTAGTAATGGATATTGGGAAAAGTTCGAAAAGCCAAGCATAGAGAATGATATGTATCGTAGCATGGGAAATCCAAGTCAATATGATACTTTGGCAGAACCTGATGATTATGCACGAAATGATAGTGGTTACGGTCATCATATCACACCGACAAGGCCAAATCATGCACAAGGTAGACTTGCAATGGCTGCATTGAATACTGACGATGACAATCCTATGTATAATAGTAATGGTGAAGAACGTTATGGAGCAGTTCCTTCGATGTCAAAAAATCCTAAATATTTTTCAAATGGCCGAGAAAGAGTAAAGATAGGAAAATTGCAAGGTGATAGAGCATCAAGAGAAGCTGAAGATACATGGAATGCAGAACGTCCTTTGAGAGATATTGGAGCATAGGATGGAAAAAATACTATAAATAAAAAAGCCCTGCTTAATAATTAAGCAAGGTTTCTTTGTTTTCATCCATATCATCAACTCCTGAAATCTGAAAATCATAAAGACCGTATTCAGTATCTAAATCAATGAAGCGATGTGTTTTTTCTTCTAAATTCCAAACGCAAAATCCGTGTTGTGTCACAGTCTCGCCAAAAGTCTGCTGAATAAGTGAACCTGGGTATACAATAGGTACATTTCCACGTTTCAACTCCTGACGTTTATGTATATCGCCAGCCATAACAATATCACAACCATTAAAAGTCTCCCCATCAGTACCATCTTGCATAACTGTACCGTTATTAAGTGTAGCACCAATAATAGTCCCATGGTAAAGACCAATTACTGTATTGGTAGGATTCTCTTGTCGTGCCTGAGCAATATCAGGTTTTCTGTAATCAGCATAGATTGAATATAAAGCCCAAGTGACATTATCATCAATCAGTGTACCACTATCAAAACCAAGATAACCATCCACAAACACTGAATTTTGGAAATTTGCGGTCTCAAATAAAGCAGTCATAGTGTCTTTTCTACTTGTATTGTTTACAAGAAGGTCGTGATTACCACTTATGACGATAACTTGTGCAATTTCCTCCAACTGTCTGATGAAAGTGCTTGCGAACACAAACAACTCAGGTGATGTTTGATTCTTTTGATGTACTAGGTCCCCAGAACAAACAACTCTTACCTCTTCTTTTTTATATGGTTTTGAAATTTCTTTGCATTTATCAATAAATTTAGTTAATTGTTCAGCATATTCTTCTTGACGAGCGAAACATCTTATATGTACATCACTAAAATGAATAATTAATTTTATCATAAAAATTTTATTTATATTGCATATATATAAAAAAAATCGTTAAAAACAAAATTTTTTTGATGAATAATGATATTTATATATAGAAAATTAATTTATACATATGACTAAAACTACGAAACAATTTATTGAGCAAGCAAGAAAAGTACATAACGATAAATATGATTATTCTAAATCAAATTATACGAAGGCAAGAGAAAAAATTTGCATCATTTGTCCTAAACATGGTGAATTTTGGATGACCCCTGATAATCATTTACGTGGTCAAGGATGCCCTGTCTGTGGTGCTGAAAATAGGCATTTACATAGAAGAATGAAACTTGATGAATTTATAAAACGTGCCAAAGAAGTTCATGGAGATAAATATGATTATTCAAAAGTTGAATATGTAAATTGTGAGACGAAAGTTTGTATAATTTGCCCTAAGCATGGTGAATTTTGGCAAACACCTAGAGGACATTTACATAATAATGGATGCCCAAAATGTAAATTTGAAAAATTATCTAAAGAGCAAATTGCAATAGGAAAAATAGAATTTGAAAAAATAAAAGAAAAGAACAAAGATTTTTTAGATTATTCTTTATCTGAGTATAAAGGAATGCATACTAAAATTTTAGTTAAATGTTTAAAATGCGGAAAAAATTTTTGGCAAGAACCTAATACTCAAAAAAGAGGCAATAAATGTCCTTATTGTGCAGGTAAAAATAAAACAACTAAAGATTTTATCGAACAAGCAAAAAAAATACATGGGAATAAATATGATTATTCTAAATCAGAATATATAAAGGCTAAAACAAAAACTTGCATAATTTGTCCTGAGCACGGAGAATTTTGGCAAACACCATATAAGCATTTACGCGGCCAAGGATGTCCTATATGCAGTGAAAGCCATTTGGAAAAAGAAGTATCCAAGATTTTAGATGATTTAAATATAAAATATATTCCTCAATATTCTAATTTATTTTTAGGATTACAAAGATTAGATTTTTATTTACCTGATTATAAAATAGGTATAGAGTGCCAAGGAATTCAGCATTTTAAGCCTGTTGATTTTGCAAATAAAGGTAAAGAATGGGCTAATAAAATTTATAAAGTTAATAAAGAGAGAGATAAATGTAAAAAAATAAAATGTGATAAAAATAATGTTAAATTATTATATTTTACAAATTTAGATTATAAAACATTTTTAAAAGAGAACCTTTTGCATACTAAAAATGATATTAAAAATGTATTAAAAAAGGGATTTGTAGAATAACAAGTCCCTTTTATTATTAATCATTAATTATATCGTTTCCCATTTTTTATTTTTCTGAAATTCGCCAAAAAGCCCCCACTTACACATTGAGGCATAAATTGGCTTATCCAATTCAAACTTCTTAATTAGTTCTTTTGGAGTAACACTTACAACCTTTTCCTCAACCAAGGTGTTATTGCAATCCAAAATATGCGTTGAGACAAAAATATCAGTCTGCCCAATACAACAGGCAATGGATGTTTCAACCTTTTCACCAAGTTTAAAGGCAGTTTTCTTTGCAATATTACGTGCAAGAAGATTAAGTGTCAGATCAGCCTTAGAGCCATCCTTTGTCCAAGGTGAACCACCGCCTACCTTTTCATTACCTCCATAGAAATCAACTGCGAGTTTTCTACCTGTTACACCACAATCAGCGATTGAAGAGTGTGACTTATAAACACCTGTACCATTTACAATAAGTGAATAATCACCCTTAAGTACTGTCCTAATATAGGCTTCAATATCCTTGGTATTGTCAGACAATGTAGGAACTGCTGCGATTACGTGCTGAATCTTATCATCACGTGTTATGATTTGTGTCTTGATGTCCAAACCACCAATTCCGCTCTCAAACAATGACTTATTTAGTCTTCTTGCAATTGTGTGGTCTAAAGGCATACCACATGTTTCTTCATTTGGCTCAGCATAGCCAAAGAAAATGCCTTGGTCTCCCCATCCTTCATTCTGATATACACCTTGTGCAATCTCTCTACTCTGTTGACCAATATGATTCACAATTTCCAAATCATCAGCACAAATAGTATTATCCTTGCCCCATTTGTTCTGATACTCCTTAGTGTAGCCAATCTTGTTTACTGCCTCACGTACAAATTTATCAATTTCTGCATTTGTTATGTCAGCATTGCTTGTAACCTCACCTCCAAGTGTTACGAAGTTACCCTTAATCTGAACCTCAACTGCATACTTTGTATCACTGTCACGTTCAATAAATCTATCCAAAAGGTACTCTGAGATGAAATCTGCTATTTTGTCAGGATGACCTAAAGAAACGTATTCTGAATACTTAACCATATGTTTTATTATTAAATGTTAAACGTAGTGCAAATATATCTAAAATTATGTTAAAAACAAAATATTTATGTAATAAATCTTAATAACTAATGGCAAAAAAAATTGAATGGTATGGAAGCATACCTGATGAAGCAAAGTCTTGGCTGACCTTTTCTGACCAATCAGATAAAGGTTACGAATATAATAAGTATTTCACTGAAATCACTGCCTCTACTGATGATAATGGTGGTAGTATTAATGACAGAATCGGTTTTAATATTGCAAAGAATAATACTTTGCAACCAAGATACGCTACTGTTCTTTTTAGACAAAAATGGGATAAAAAGGCCTATTGCAAAGTTACGCAAAAAGAAGCTATTAAACAGAATAGGCTTCAAGTTATAGATTACGAGACTTTGAAGCTATCAGTTACACCTGAGAAAGAAGATATTAAATGGAATGTCACCTCATACACTTTTAGTGCCGTCGCTAATTATGAAAATGTTGTCTATTGGTATATAGATGAAAACGACCCTAAAGATAAGGAGCACGAATTCAGTAGGACACCAACATCAGTCACAGTAACTAATGATTCAAATTGGACATCTAAGACAAGCGGTGTAAATGTTGGCTCAAGCAAAGGTAATTTCACATTTGAATCGAATACGAGCGCTAATTATAAAACCATAACAGTGTCAGCGACATATACTACTAAAGATGGTCATTCAGTAAGTGCTGATGGTTCAGTTATACAAGGTTTATCTGAAGAACCGCAATATCAAGGTGATGCGTATATTAGCGATAAATCATATTTGGAGGTTACACCTGATGGTGGCAACATTGGGTATGACGTAAAAGAGCAACAATTTAATGCTGTTTTACATGTTAAATATGCAATGAAATACATAATACCATCACAAGGAACTGAGGTTAAAATTGATGAGGATTATGGTAATAAAAATGGTCTTAATAAAGAATATGACGTAACAACTGATTGTAACTGGGAAGTAGTGTCTTCAAGTAGTACTGACTCAACTAATATATCAGTGGAGAAAGGTCTTGCTAAATTTAATGAGAATCTTGATGATAAATCAACAAGGGGCATTTATGTTAAAGCAACATATAATAAAGATGGTTTAACTAAATCTGATGAAGGTAATATTATCCAAGGCACTGGTGTTAGAACTTACCAATTAGAGGTTAATCCTGTAAGTTTAAATTGGAAAGCAGACGAATTAAATAATAAACAAGAATTTACCGTTAAGAGTACATTTAATAATAACTATAGGTTTGATTATACTATTCCAGCTTTAACTAATTTCAACTATCAATTAAAAACTAAAGATGGAATAATTGATACTTATAAGATTTGGCCAAAAAATGAAAATACAGATCGACTAAATGATATAGTTGAATCATTTATTGTCTCTCAAAGTAATCAAGAAGGCGTAAATGACAATGGGCTACAAAGTCAAAAGGTTACATTAACTCAATATGCTAAGGATTTAATTATATTTAAATCTGATTATTTAAGATTAACATATTCTTGGGAGGGTAATGCTGACGTTGATACTATTACAGTAATTAATAGTAAAATAGGTGTTAAAGATAATAACCCTTCTTCAAAAAATAAATTTTCAGATTATTCAGTAGGTTACAATAGACCATCGTCTGATTATACAAGTTCTCAATATACAATAATTAAGCCATATTTGCAATATGGAGGTGATACAAGAACTTCTGGCCAAGAAGGTGTTCTCATCAACTTTAAAAACCTTTTGAACTATATAACAACACATAGTGGTGATACAACAAGTGATGGAACTAACGTTTTAGAATCTTTAAAAACTTCTGATGATAAATACCAAATAGAAATTGATATTTATGCTAATATTTTTTCAGGAGAAACAACTGCTTTGCCTAAAGTTTCTTACACTTCGTTTATAGAAAAAGAAGGTCTTACTCCTGAAATAGTCATTGATAAAGATACACATCAGATTGATGTTAAGAATTGTGAAAGACCTGAAGGCGGAGAGGGTAAAGATGAAATAAATGTGTTTAGTAAGGGTGCACCTAATGCTTATAAAGATGAAAATTACCCCAAATATTATACGAAGGTAGCGGTCATATATTACGACATAGAAACTGGTATTTGTAGAATGAAAACAAATAAGAGTGGCTTTTTTGAAAATGGGAAGGGTTATAAAGGTGACATTGAATTAATATCTAATGATGATGTTGAATTTTATGAAAAAAGTACTTACGACTTAACTTATAAGTATTTTTACCAAAATATCTCTAATATAAAATCTTTCGGGTCAGATATGTTTCCTGTAACTGGTGGTACAATTACTTTTGAAGTTAAATCAAAGGATTCTGACGGCAATAATATTGATTTTAATGTAAAAAAAGTTTATACGTTTGAGAAAGACTTAATTGATTTTGATAATGGAATAATAATATATAAACCAAAAAGCAAAGATGAAAATTATAAAGTAAAAATCATACTAGGTGATAGTAAAATACACTCAGTGTCTAACCATGCACTTGAAACAATTGGGTTCACACAAAAAGGTTATGAAAATTATTCTTTGGCAACAAGGATTTATCAATTAGTTTATCCTTCTGATGAGTATGAATATTATAATTTATTAGGGACAGAAATGCCTTATATTGACAAGAGCCCTATCGAAGAATGCGCTATAATTAATAATAACGGAACTTTCTTTAAATATCATGTGCGTGTTCGGTCATATAAGTATAAACAAAAGGAGATAATACCTGTTCGTTACACATTAACAACAACAATAGACACACTATCATTAAATAACAAACCATTTACTCCGACTGACTCTGATTATCAAAGTCATGAAATTAGTAATTCAGTACCAAATAATAGTATTAGTGATGTTAGATACGGAATTACTCTTACTCAAGAAGAAAGTAATGAAACTGAGAAAAAACCAAAGATGATAATGCAGTTGGGTACTTATACATTTAAAGTATCTAGTGATGACGAAACGAAAAATACTTATTTAGCATCAGTATTATCAGTATCTAGTGATGGATTGTCCAAAGAAGTTAAATTTAATGTAACAAGTAAAGATGATAAGGGAAATAACGTAGGTTTTAAATTAAGTTATAACATTGGAAATGGATTTGTTTCTGCTACTACCAACGAAATTGATGAGGTTACAGTTAATTGCAAATCAAATACAGTTAATGAGGAAAAAACATTTGTATTGACATTAACGCAAAATATTAGTAATAATAAACGATATATTGTTATTGTATTATCAGGAAAACCAACATAGTCTAATGTGAAAAAAAAATATGAATAAAGAAGTAGAATGGTATGAATTAATACCAAGTGATGCTTTATATTGGTTAGGATTTATTTTATTTTTAATATGGCCCATAAGTTAAAAACTTATGGGTTTTTTATATAAAAAATCTTAGTAAAAAAGTTTAAATTCAGGTATTTTTTTTGCCGTTTTTAACGAATAAATTACACCTTTTGCACCATATTTTTCAAATATTTCACTCGGATTTTCACAAAAAAAACCAACAAGTCTTTAGCTTGTGGGAGGAATTGCGAACTCCTTATTTTAATAATTATTAATTTTTATTAAAAAATATATAATATATTATAACTTTTTGAGGGTAAAGAACTATTTATATATAAACATTAACCGAATATGTATCTAACAACTAAAGTATTACAAACTGAAAAGCATCATGAAGTGGACTTGAATGTTCTTGCCCACCTGTGCTATCATTCAGCAAGACTTTACAACGTTGGATTATATTCAGTAAGACAACACTATTTTAATACAAATTCTTATCTGTCTTATTACGCAAACTATCACGCTTGCAAGACAAATGAAAACTATACCATTCTACTCTCTGATACATCTCAGCAGATACTAAGACTTGTGGATAGGGATATGCAGTCATTCTTTAAACTTCTTACCCTTAAAAAGGCAGGGAAGTACCCAAAGTACAAGAAATCTGAATCCCTATCAACATTTGTTCTTCAGGGAAAAAGCTGCCGTATTCAAAAGGATGGAACTGTAGCCATAGGACTTACAAAAAAGTTCCGTGAACTGTATGGCATTGAAGATAGGAGAATCCTATTCACAATTCCAAAGAACATACAGAATGTAACAGAATTTAAGGAGATAAGAATCATACCACAATTTGAAGGTAAGCAATTTTCCATAGAGTTCATTTATGAATCAAACAAACAACTTCGTAAGGCGGAAGGTGATGGTTATATGTCCATTGATCTTGGTGTAAGCAACCTTGCATCGTGTACAATCTTTTCTAATGGTGACGCCCAGCAATTCATCGTTGATGGGCGAAGACTAAAAAGCATAAATCACTATTACAACAAGAAGGCTGCGATGCTAAAGAGTGCATATGCCAAGAACAAGAGCATTTCATCTTCCAACACGAAACGTATGATTCGTTTGATGAATGGAAGGCATAACCGTATAAATGACTACTTCAACAGAGTTGCTAAGATACTTGTTAATAAGTGTCTTGACAACGGAGTTTCCACATTGGTAATTGGCTACAATAAGGGTCAAAAGCAAGGCATAAGCATTGGAAAGGTAAACAACCAGAATATGGTTATGATACCATTCTATAAGCTTAGACAAAAACTTCAGTACCAATGTGAGCTCCACGGCATATCTTATTGTCCACAGGAAGAAAGTTACACGTCAAAGGCAAGTTGCCTTGATGATGATTACATTCCTGTGTATGGAGAAGCCGTGTCAGTACCATTCAGTGGAAAGCGAATCCATAGAGGTTTGTATAGAGCTTCTGATGGAACTGTTCTGAATGCCGACATAAACGGTAGCATCAATATCCTCAAAAAGTATTTCAAAGAACGCAAGTCAAATGTTGCATTTACAACAGATGACGTAAGAGTGCTATTAAACGCACCTTGTGAAAGGTTTTCTGTCTTTCCTAAAGCTCACAAGTCTTTAGCTTGTGGGTAGTTTAAATAATCTACCATGATTTAGTCAACCACCCACGAACTGAAAATTCGTTGGTTTCCTTCAAACTTAATTATGAAATCAGTTTTTTTTTTTTGACTCTAAGGTCAAAGGCGTGTCACAAACCTTTATTTGACCATAAGCATACGTGAAGTAAGAGATATATCTTATTGCAGATAGACCTCTTTTATTTGTTGTGTATTTTTTAAATGTTCGAGTATTGCTCTATTGCCTCCTAATTGAAATAGCAATGAAGGGTCATTTTCTTTCTTTATTGGTACATAACGTATTTTATTATATAAGCGTCCGTGATTTAATGCTTTGTATGTTTCTATTACTGTATCATAAGCATCACCGTCAAGGAATATGTTTATGTTGGCATTCGCCTTTGTCAATAATTCCCAAAATAGCTTATAATCTTTATTCAATGCCTTTCCAAGTAGAGGTATTGAATTTGGTACTACCAAATGGTCAAATGGTCCTTCTACAATATTTATATCTGCATCCCATTGTATTTTTTCTTCATTAAAAATCAGTGACTTTCTTTCAGTTTTAGGATTATAATATCTTTGCCTCTTAGGATTATTGGTAAAATCACGACCTGTCCAATAGTTAAGCTCACCAAACTTGTTATATGAAGGTATTATAATTCGATTTGAGGCGATTTTATCATCTTCACTATAAGTTGTGAACCCAAGGTTGTATTCGTGGATTATATCCCACGTAATTCCTCTTTTTTGTATGTATTCCATTGCTTGCGGTGGGTAGAATCTATCTTCTTTAAAAGGTCTGAATCCATTTGGCAGTTTTACCTCATCAATTTGTGAAAGGTCAACCTTGAAATCATTTGCGAAATCAAGATTGTATAGTTTACTCTCTTTCAGAGATACTACACATTCCTTATAATCTTTATATAATTGTTCATTACCATATAGTTTAATCAACTTGAATACAGAACCATGCATTTCGTCATCATCCTCAGATGCGCATTTCCAACAATGAAATACAAAGAAGTTACACTCCAAATTATACTTTTGCAACTCTCTGTCTCCATGTTTTTCTGCACAATGCGGACATCCGAACTGTAACTGCGTATGTTCTCCATCAAATCCACCTTTAGCCTCTCCAAGAAAGGCTATAAGTATAGAATACATTCTTTGAAATTCTGGCGGTAGCATAATTATTAGTTTTATGCAAATATATCAAAAATAAAAAAGAAAACAAAATCTGAGAAATATTTATAGTAAAAACTGAATCTAATAAAAAATATAAAACCATATGGCTGAAAAAATTGAATGGCATGGAATAATACCTGCTGGCAAAGTTAAATGGCTTACTTTTGCCAAGCAAAGTGGTTATACGTATAATAATGATTATACTGAAATAACTGCATTTACTGATGATAATAGATTTCCAGATAAAATCAAGTTTGTAGTTGACTATAATAGTAGTGCTGATACTAGAACTTGTGCGGTTAAGTTCACACAAAAAGGAGGAAAAACTATCACATGCCATATTTCTCAAGATGGTACTACTACTTTCGAGAATTTTTGGAAACATGCCCCTAAAATAAAAACACCTAATAAAATACCAACTGATGCGGTTATCGCACAAAGTAACAACGAGACTATGAATCCATGTGAGGTTGCCGTTGGTGACTACAACAGAACAAGGCGTAATTTGCTCTTCTCAGTAGGCAGTGGCGATGAAAATAATAGGAAGAATTCTTTTGAGGTTGACGATGAAAAAATTAGTGCTGATACAGCTTATATTAGTGATCTTACTGCTTATACATTTAGTGCTAATACTCTTAATGCTGCTAAAATTGTAAATGGAAGTGGCGCTGATTTTGTATCTTACAGCTCAGCAACTAAAAATACTGATACTGGTCTTTATCCAATTGGTATATTAAAAATTAATGCGAAAAAAAATGTAATTTATGGCAAAAATAGAGATAAAGAGATAGAGGATGAGGTGCGTAATTTGTCTGCTAACACAGTCACAAAGACAGAGTTCCAACATTACTACAATAGTTGTGCAACTGGCTTAACTGATGAGTTCTCAGCATTCACTAAAAAATTTGATAGCTATAGTGGAACTGTTAAAGAAGAAATTAAAAATATTAATTTATTAGCAAGAACTGCTACATCTAATACACTTTCATTGTCAGGTACTGTAACTGATTATTATAACGATTTAAAAGGCAAAGTTTCAGACGTATCAAATTCATACAACGAATTAAGTCAAACTCTAACTGGTCTTACTGATAGGATTGGTCATGTTGAAACTGAGTATGAAGGCGTTAGTGGACAAATACAATCGGTTTCAAGTACTACGGACGAATTTAAGGTGTCTCTTAACGGATTGAGTAATAAAGTGGAAACAATTAAAACAGACTATAGCACTTTAAACGGCCAAGTCACTTCTAACACCCAAGATATTGGTACATTGCGTGCAACGTCAGATACATTTTTGTCTAAATTAGATAGTATTTCAGTGGGTGGTGTAAACTTGCTTTATGACACGAACTTTGATACGTTTAATAAGCCAGATAGTAAATGGAGTACTTGGGGTAGCCCATCAACTTTGACAATGGCTAAAGAATCTGACGGGTGGAATTGGATTAGTATTAAATCTACTGATAAATTTCAAGGTATAAATCAAAACCAAAATAGTAGACGTGGTGCAGGATATAAGGAATTTAAGCCTAACACTTATTATACCTTTAGTGTGTATGCTTATGGAAATAGTACACATATGGATTTAGGTGTACACTTTGTTAATAAAACGGGTACTGATACTGTTGGACAAGTTTGGTGTAGTAATGACAATAACTATTCGAAATCTTGGGGTAAAGGTGTTATACCTTTGACATCAACAAAAACAAGATATTGGTTTACGTTTAAGACACCTGATGACAGTACTATTAATTACTTTAATGCAATGTTAGGTTTTGGCTCATTATCAACCAACCCGTCTTCAGATGAAGTAATCAATATAGCTAAGCCTCAACTTGAAGAAGGTACTATACCTACCGATTGGAAGGAAAATGGTGATTATTATGACAAAAGGATGTCATCAAAAATTGAGCAGACTGCAACATCAATCACATTGTCTGTGCAAGAAAACGTTGAAAACAAATTACTTGAAACAGGTATAGATATAGAGAATGGAAAAATAACACTTAACGCAGATAATACTACTGTAAAAGGCGACTTGAATCTAAATGGTACATTTACAGCAGGTTCAACTGAATATAACTGTTCACTTAAGACTATTGAAGAACCAACAGTTAATGACCAAGGGCAACAGGTAGCGAAAGGTACAAGTGGCTTGTATTCCTACAATAAGGAAGGCGGCTACCTTGAGTATGTACAAGATGCAAATGGAATGTCTTATGGCTTAATGGAAATTAAACAAACAGCAGGCGAAGGAACAGTAATGGGTACTACTAAGATAGATTATTTTGATATTGGCATTGGCTTAGGATCAGATACAATATCTTATGGTAGATTAAAAGTAAGTGAAATCTTCAATGGTGAAGGTGATATGCCAAGTAATTTGAAGCCAATAGATATTAGTTATGCTAAAGTAACTCCATCTTATCAGAAGTTTACAAAACCAGGTACTATTAGTGCCTCGACACAAAATGTAATATGCAAAAATACTACCGACATAGCACTAATGTTGCCTTCTAGTAGTAGATCAGGAACAGAAATAAGAATATGGAAGTTTGGAAGCAATGTTACTTTATATACTACTGATGATCACAACATACGTTATAATACAACTAATGATAGCGGTAAATCAGTAGTACTTAATAAGACTTATGCACTATATCTTATCCTTTTTGATGGAGAAGATTGGCTATTAACTTCATGAGGTAATTAATTATTTCAAATATAACTGCATAAAAGATTATGCTTTTTTTAAAAAAAAATAAATTTTTTGAATTATGAAAAATAAAAATACATTTACTGATAGTGATCTGCTTTATGCAATGATTGAGTGCCTTGATTATGAGGCTTTTCAATATGGTAACGATGCTGAGTGGTATGCTCAGGGTGAATATCACGACATCAAAAGACTTAACGCAATAACAGGTGCTGAACTAGAACCATACGGCGTGAAGGATTTGGAAAGATTTGAAAATGAAAAGCCAAAAGGTTTTTGGAAAGAATATATTTAATAGCAACAAAAAAAAGGAAGAGTTCACTTCTCTTCCTTTTTTTGTTTTTCAATATATGTTATTTTGTGAACTGATTTATCCCAATAATTAATATCGTATTCAATTCTATTTTCGCCTTCTACAACATTTTCTATTTTGAAGTTTGGTTCACCTTTTCTAATCTTATTAAGATAGCCAAGGCACGCAACATAACTATCAGTAGCATCAAAGTTTTCTTTCTTAAGCTCCCCATTCTTGTCGTAAATCCAAGTAATTTGAGGGAATAATTCAGCAACCTTTTCTTGTAAAATACTTTTCTTATCTACCTCCCAAGAGTAAGAACCAAACAAAACAAGTTTTGACTGCTTAATTTCTTTAAGAATTTTCTTATATTCATATTGAACACCTGACTTATTATACTTTCTAATTGCCATTAGGTCAGGGAATGAGTACTTTCGTGCATCGTAACTTGAAATATACTGAGGTACAACTCCTAAAATCTCAAATACTGAGCAAGATAGCATTCCATTGAATCTTAAAAGAGTTCCTACTGTATATTCATTATTTGAAGATAATAAAGGCTCTTCAATTACAACATCATCAATGCCAATACCTTTGAATTTTTCAATGAATTTGTCAAAAATTTTTTTCTTAAGGCATAAAGCCTCAATACCCTTTATTTTATTTGGAACTTTTGGAGAAATGTGAGTCAATTCTATTATCTGCCCATAGTCAGAGCCGTCATCAAGCAAAATTGTCACACCGATAGTCTTTGTTGACACGTCAAGTCCCATTAATATTTTATTCCCGTTTTTGTCCATGAATTTTTATAATATTATTAACAGATCTAATATATTATTTTATATATAATATATAATATATTACATGAATATTTAAATATTATTAATAAAATATTTTGGATTCTTTAACATTTTTTATATATTTGCAATAAAGCAATTTGAATTAAACTACCCACAAGCTAAAGACTTGTGAGCTTTAGGAAAGACGTAAAGTCTTTCACAAGGTGCGTTTAATAGCACTCTTACGTCATCTGTTGTAAAAGCAACATTTGACTTGCGTTCTTTGAAATACTTTTTGAGGATATTGATACTACCGTTTATATCAGCATTCAACACACTTCCATCAGAAGCTCTATACAAGCCTCTATGGATTCGTTTGCCACTGAATGGTGCGGTTACAGTTTCTCCATATACGGGAATATAATCATCATCAAGACAACTTGCCTTTGATGTATAGCTCTCTTCCTGTGGACAGTAAGATATACCGTGAAGCTCACACTGGTACTGAAGCTTTTGTCTAAGTTTGTAGAATGGTATCATAACCATATTCTGGTTATTAACCTTCCCAATGCTTATGCCTTGCTTCTGTTCCTTGTTGTAGCCAATTACAAGCGTGGTGACACCATTGTCAAGGCACTTGTTCACAAGTATCTTCACAACCCTATTGAAGTAGTCATTTATGCGGTTATGCCTTCCATTCATCAATCTAACCATACGCTTTGTATTGGAAGATGAAATGCTCTTGTTCTTGGCATATGCACTCTTAAGCATCGCAGCCTTCTTATTGTAATAGTGATTTATGTTTTTTAGTCTTCGCCCATCAATAATGAATTGCTGAGCGTCACCATTAGAAAAGATTGTACACGATGCAAGGTTGCTTACACCAAGGTCAATGGACATATAGCCATCACCTTCCGCCTTACGAAGCTGCTTGTTTGATTCATAGACGAACTCAATGGAAAATTGCTTACCACCAAATTGAGGTATAATTCTTATCTCCTTAAATGCTGATACATTCTGTATGTTCTTAGGGATAGTGAATAGGATTCTCCTATCTTCAATTCCATATAGTTCACGGAACTTCTTTGTAAGTCCAATGGCTACCTTTCCATCCTTTTGGATGCGGCAACTTCTACCTTGAACAATATAAGTTGATAGGGATTCAGGTTTCTTGTATTTTGGCAGTTTTACTGTTGCTGAGTACTTTCCAACCTTTTTAAGGGTTAGGAGTTTAAAGAAAGACTGCATATCTCTATCCACAAGTCTCAGTATCTGCTGAGATGTATCGGATAGGAGAATGGTATAGTTTTCGTTTGTCTTGCAAGCATGATAGTTTGCATAATAAGACAAATAAGAATTTGTATTAAAATAGTGCTGTCTTACAGAATATAATCCAACGTTATAAAGTCTTGCCGAATGATAGCACAAGTGGGCAAGAATATTCAAGTCCACTTCGTGATGCTTCTCGGTTTGTAATACTTTAGTTGTTAGATACATATTCGTGTAAGGTTTGTATATAAATAGTTCATCATCTTCAAAAAGTTATAAAATATTATACATTTTTTTATAAAAAAAATAATATATATTAATAAAATTAAGGAGTTCGCAATTCATCCAACAAGCTAAAGACTTGTGGGTTTCCTTGCGAAAATAAATATGAATCTTAAAAAAGAAATTGAAGCATATTGCAAATTAAATAAAATTGATGATGTTGAATCTTTTAGAGAAGAATGTTTAAGGCAAGGGTTCAATATCATCAAATATGGAATTTCTCCACAAGATAATTTTAAAAAGGAAAATAATATCAACAATTTTGTTAAAGATGATGTTATAGAGAATAAGAGAGATAAATCTGAAAAGGTAAATGACGTATTAAATGGAGATGTACAAGTAGTATCTCCCAAAAGAGAGGATGAAACCTTACCTATATCATCCAACAATGAGAACGTAGAAAAACCAAAAAAGAGAAAGATTAAGATTATAAAGAAATAATTGTTATGTTAAAGATTGGTCAGAAAGCACGAATAAATATCCATTGGAAAGTGTCTCCTTACGACTTTTCAAAAGAAAAATTAAATAGGGTTATTACCAAGGCAAGTAAAAAGTATGGCATTCCAAGGGAACACGTTAGAATAACGCCAGAGTTTATAACTCAAACAGAAAATGGTGAGAAAATATCATTAACAAGTGATATTGTATCAAACATTCAAGACCCTAGGTTTCAAGTTAAGTTATTTCAAGACTATCTTAAACTTAACAATGTTGACAATTACGATTTTGAGTTAATAAAAAAATTAGATTCAGAGATAAATGGAAAAATTGATTACAAAGTTTACGACAAGTATCGCAGGTTTAGCATCAAGTGGATTAAGTGGGATAATTTTCTCTCATATGGAAGTAATAACGTATTTGACTTTAGGTCTCTTAGAGGGCTTGTATTATTAAATGGCGATAACCAAAGTGGAAAGACCACATTTGCCATTGACTTGATTCATTTCCTATTATTTGGAAAGACACCAAAGGTACCTGTACTTGAAAAGATTTTCAACAAGCATTTACCTGAGGCAGTTAATGTCAATGTAGAAGGATGCCTTGAGATTGATAGGGAAGATTTTGTTATTAAACGTGTTCTTACACGTCCTTCACTTTCAAGACGTACTGAACGTAGTAAGACATCTCAGAAGGTTGAATATTATAAGATTGTAGGTGAAAATCGTCAGGAACTTACTGAATACATTGACAATCAGCAGGAAGAGAATAGCGTTCAGACAAATAAGAAAATCAAAGAGGCAATTGGTAGAGAAGATGACTTTGATCTAGTAATGTCAATCACAGAGTCTAACCTTGATGCACTTATTGACAAGAAGGACACTGAACGTGGTCGTTTATTGTCACGTTGGATTGGTCTTCTTCCTCTTGAAGAAAAAGACGCATTAGCACGTGAGCATTTCAATCAGCATATTAAGCCTTATTTAATAAGCAATCAGTACGATTCTGAGACTCTTAAGAATGAAATCGGTGCTTTCAATGTTTCAATTAAGCAGAATGAGCAACTCATTAAGGAATACGAAAGTAAGAATAAAGAGTTAGACAAGGAAATTGCCAATTTGGAACAGACAAGAAACGCATTGCTTTCGTCAAAGCAACTAATTGATGAGACTTTACTTAAAGTTGATATTACTACATTAGAAGCTAAGATTACAACCACTACTGAAGAGGGTAAACGAAAGAAATACGAAATTGAAAACGTTGACAATGAAATAAAGAATATTGGTGATGTTGATTTTTCAGTAGAAGAATATGATAAAGTAGTTTCCCAACTCAATATTTTAGCAGGTGATAGAGCAAGGTTTGCTGAGCAGTATAAAAGCCTTAAACACAACATTGAACATTTGCAGAAGAGTGAGTATTGCCCAACTTGCGGTCGTAAACTTGATAATGTTGATAATTCAGAGAAAATTGCTGAATTAAATAGCACTCTTAAAGGAGTTGAAGAGAATGGCAAGCAGACGGCTTTAAAGATTAAAGAGGTTAACGAAAAGATTGAGGCAATGAAGAGTAATCGTGAGAAGTATAATCTAAAAAATACACTCACAATGAAACGTTCTGCCCTTGAAATCAATATTGAGAGATTACGCAATGAGTTACGTGAGTTAATTCTTAAAAAGAACGAATATAAGAAGAATGCCGATGCTATTGATAGAAACAATAAACTTGACATTCAAATTAGAAACAACGAAATCATTATTTCTGACAAGAGAAATAGTAAGGAGTCCAATTTAGGTTGGATTAATCAGAATAAGGCTAAGATTGAAGAATTTAAAGAAAGAATTAAGGAGCGTGAAGATGTAATCAAGAAGATTGGTGAAGAAGCGAAACTTGTAAAGAATTGGAAGATTTATCTTGATATGGTTGGAAAGAATGGTATCAGCAAGATGGTTCTTCGTAAGACATTGCCTATCATTAATGCAAGACTTGCTCAGTTGTTGTCAGACGTTTGTGACTTTGATGTTGAGGTCGCAATCAATAACAAAAACGATGTAATGTTTAATTTAATTAAGGATGGCGTAGTTTCAGACCTTTCAAGTGGAAGTGGCTTTGAAAGAACTTGTGCTTCACTTGCATTACGACTTGTTTTAGGACAAATATCATCTATTCCAAAAAATGATGGAATAATGCTTGATGAGATATGGGGAAGAGTAACTAAAGAAAATCTTGACAAACTTAAGATATTAGTTAAAACATGTTTGAATGATTATAAACATGTATTCATTGTTGCACACGTAGATGAAGTTAAAGATTGGTGCGAAACCATAGTAGATGTCAAGAAAGAAAATAATATATCGAAAATTTCAATAAGGAAAATATAAATTTTCTTTATAAATGGAGATAAAGATAACATTGTACAACATTTTTTTTATATGAACGAATATGTTAATGATTTTAACGAAACAGTAAAAACTTATTATAAAGAACTAAAAAAATGCAAGCCAATGACGAGAGAGCAAGAAAAGGCTCTCATCGCCAAGGCTAAAAATGGTGATTTGAAAGCGCAAAATGCTATTTTAACTGCCAATTTGAGATTTGTGTTTGAAACTGCCAAGAAATATCGTGGTACAGGTGTACCTATGGAAGATTTAATCGCTGAAGGCAATATGGGAATGGTCAAGGCCATTAAAAAATTCAATATGGCTTATGATGTCAAGTTTTTCTCGTATGCAGTATGGTGGATTAGGCAGGCAATGCAATCTTTTGTACGAAAGGCACAACTTTCAAGCAATATGGAAAAAGGTGATGACGAACTGAACTCAATTGTAAAAGAAAACGCAGTTAGTGATGACGAAGATGATGTTATCAATAGAAGAGATGTAGTTCTTTCAAACGAAGAAGATGAAAGGAATAAGGAGGTATCAAATAATCAGAGAGTTGTTGTTGAGAAACTTATGGTAGGTCTTGATGGAAGAGAGAAAATGATTATTGAACAATACTACGGACTAAACGGAGAAAAAGAACAAAACTTAGAAGAGATTGGAAATAAATTAGGTATTAGTAAGGAAAGAGTAAGACAAATCAAGAAAAGAATTCTTTTCAGAATGCGTTCTGAAATTTTGTGTATGGACAATGTGGAAATGTTATTTAGATAATATTTATATAAGAAAATAATTTAATCTGCGGAAATTTATTATGAAAGGTAAAAAGCGCATAAATAGAGAGTTACCAAGGTTAGTTGAGGTAAATGGGCAAAAAAAGTATGGTGTACTTATCAGTGAGATAGGTGTCATTAGAATGTTGTCTCATGGTAAGAATGGAATGATTTCAATTTCAGCCAATCGAAGTGAAATTGCTTCAAATAATCCGAATTGCGATTTGACTGATGAATATCAGAAGTTTTTGGATGCCACAAATGTTCAGGATGATGCTGAAACACGTGAGATGTGGCTTAATGACAGAAATCGTAGGGCAGATGCTAGTTTGAAGAGCTTCCTAAGGGATAAGACACCTTATTCTTATACTGTTACGTATGGTGGGTATCACGGAACTGATGGTGTAACTGACTCATATGAGCCTTCTTATATTGTATACAATTACGATAGACAAGGTAATCCAATGGATTGGGAAAAACTTAAAGAATTGGCACTTTACTTATGCCGTGAGTATCATCAAGATTCAGTGTATGTTCAAGCACCTGGTGAAGCACCTGTTTATTTAGATTGTAACGGAAATCGGACTGACAAGCAAAGTAGTAAGAATTTTAAAATCAATAGAGACAAGGAAATGTTCTATACTACAAATAAGAGAAAGAAAGATCATCCACAAAGATTTACTGCTGATATTCAGTTTGAAAATACAATGCTACCAGTTGGTCCTGGCAGTATTACTGAATTGAGGAAGAGACTTTCAAGTGGAGAATACTTATTGGAAGATTATCCAGGAAAACCAATTTAATATTTAATTAAATTATATAAAATACCAATGGTAGAACTTAAAAAGACAAATAAACGAGTAAAGAAAACTGCTAAAAAGACTGATAATAAAGCAAAGGCAGTTATAGAAGAGGCACCTGTTACTGAACAGGCTGAAGGCAAAGAGCCAACCGCTATTGAGAATGATACATTTGGATCAATTGCTGAAGAAGAGGCTAAAATTGAAGAGCCTATTGTTGAGGAAAAGAAGGAAGAAGTTAAGAAAGAGGAAGAACCTGAGAAGGTTGATGACACTGTCAAGACTACTCCTCACAAAGAAGAAGAAAATAAGCCAACTACATACAAGAAAATTATTAGGTATTTCACAAATACTTGGAATGGTATTTCAACTGACTAATATATAAAAATGAAAGAAATAGATATAACTAAAAAAATGCTCAACACTATTAGGGAGAGTATTTCTAAGAATAATAAGGTAAAACCTTTGGTCAATGAAGAGAGCCATGAGAAAGACAATTTCTTAAGAAGGGCTGAAATCCTTATCGAAGAGGCTGAAAAAAAAACTCTAAATGAGGATGTTTTTGATGCTGGAAAGGAAAACACTGACAAAGATTTTGTTGTTAGAGCGAGTGACACTCAGTTCAGTAATTTGAGAACTTCTCAGGAAGAATCTTTGAGAAAGACAATTGGTGACGTTGAACTTAAGGACGATGCTTTGGTTTACCATCCTGATATTGATGACATCACACTTGATGGAGTTATTAAGGGATTGAATATTAAGTTTCAATTCAGATACAATGACCCAAGTGGAGATGGATGTTATATCACTGGTGCTGATTTGCAGCTAACTGATGCTAACACTAAGACAATTGAAAAGATTCGTGCAGCCTTCCAAAATTGGAAACAAGGACTGACAAGCGATGGCAATACAATGAAAGACCTTGAGAAAGCCGCTGAACGACAAAATAAGGAAAAAGGAAATAATTCTGACAATTAATAATTTTTAAATCCCCTTAGAAATAAGGGGATTTTTTTGTGTCTATAAATATTTATTGATTAGATAGTAATGTCAATTTATGAATAGTAAAAGAGTACATAAAATAATTAATGAAGAGTTGACCAAAGCGCAAGTAGAGTCAATGATTAACAACAAATTAGACTCAAAACTTGGTTCACGGGAGTTCAAAAAAGCAGTTAAGGAACTGAGTGGAGAAGTGGTCAATGAAATCTTTAAGTTATTGTGGCAACGTAATAACTTCTGGATGAATAGTGCAACAAGGGTTTGACATGAAAAGAATCATAATTAAAGAAAGCAGTTTACCAATATTGAAAGAAAGCCAAGAAGAGGTTACTTTTTATAAGTTTTTCAGTGAGGCTAAAGATTTTATTAAAGACTTGCTGAATGACCCTTTACATGCTAAACCAAAAGAGTTTTTTAAAAATCACGGAATAAGCAGGAGCGTCTTAATTAATAGAATGCTCGATAGAGGTATCTTAACTAAGAAGGAATCTATCAATGAACCTTATGATGCTGACGGCAAACTGCAATCAATGCACACTTTGGAATATAGAGTGCCAAAGAAGAATTTTGAGAGGAAAATGAGAAGACTTTATTCTTATTTTTTTGAAAATGAAAAATAATACAAATTTAGTATGAAAATTAAAGAATCAATTATATCAAAAGCATTAAGAGAGTCCATTAATGAACTTTTAAGTGAAGATGGCGCTACTGCTTGTGGCGCTATGGGAGGTGGAAGTTTTGCAGGTGCTTCTAATGCGCAAATCAGTTCAGATGCCTCATACGATGTGCCTATTGGAGGTGGAGGCAAGAAAAAGAGTACAATTATGAGACGTACTTTTTGGAATGCAGGAAATTCAGAAAAGACCATGCAAAAGGCAGATGATGAGGGCACTGATGTAGTTAATAAGCGTTCTAAAAGAAAAGCATAATGAATAATTCGTTCGACTATATTAACGAACAAAATGATGCCATTGAAGGTGTCAAGAATATTGACAAAGAAATTCAAAAAGAGTTTTCTAAAGGCAGTATGGCTGACAAAGAGAAAATCACAAAAATGAGATTTGAACAGATGCTTCGTGGTCTTTACATAACCCAAAATCCGTTAAATATAAATTAAAAAAAAAAACATACAAATAACATTATGAGCACAGTTTATAGAGTAGGAGATTTGAGAAGACTTATCAAGGAAAGTGCTACCAAAAATAAGTTCAAAGCCGTTTATGGCGGTGGTGTGCAGGATGATAACAAGAAAATCAATAGACAAGCCTACAAGGACATTGAAAAGGAAACAAGTTCTTATGATGGTGGTTTAAGTAGTAAAAAGGGTACTAAACCTGGTACTATTACACCAACTGAAAATAGAGGAATGAGTGACCTTGAATACAAGGGCATTTCTAAGCCTTTCAAGGAAAAGGTAAAGTCTCAGCTGAAGGGCTATACTTCAGCAGATGCAGAGAAGAACCATAAGAACGATGAGTTTGGTAATGCTGACTTTGATTCTAATAAGCAAAGCGAGTTTTTTGCAAAGCACGCAAAGGAGGTTAAGAAAGCAAAGGACCAATTGAAGGGTACAGGTCTTACAGGTAGTACTAAAAGCAAGAGTGAGATTGAAAAAAATAGTGATACAATGTTTGAGTCGAAAAAGATTAAAAACATTAAATTCAAACGCACTAAATTCCTATCAGAAGACCATATGCTAACTAAGGTACCTGATGAGTTCAAGAATGAAGGCAATAAGTTCATTATGAGCGATGCAGAAGGAAATTCTTATTTGGTAGAATGGCATAAAAATGAAGCACCTGATGTAGAGAAGAGGATTAATAAGAAACTCGTTAACGAGGAGTTGAAACGAATTAAAAATCTTTACAACTATCATAGTAAGGACTATTTCAATACTACTACTTCAATTTCAAGAATGCAAGAAAATCGTGAATTTTCAGATATGATTGGTAAGGCAAGAAAATTGATGAAATAATCACTTAAATAATAACTTGTTACTAAGAATATTTGAAAAATTATGAATGATAATAAAGAAAAGGAACTTAATCAAACAATAAATATTAATGTTCCTCAACATTCTAACGGAGAGGATGAAGGAAAGCTGGGAAAAATCAATGCTTTTGCTAAAACTATTAAAAAAGTTGTTGATGAAGTCGCAAATGCTAGTTTTTTGAAAATCATAAAATTCTTCATTGCATTTATCCTTTTTATCTTTTGTACTGGAACTGCGTTTTTTTGCTATAACGTGTCAAAAAACCAAGAAGCAATGGATAAAGTGGTGGATGAATTTCTTGTCAGCCAAGAAGAAGACGAGGAAAATATGAAAATTCGTGAGAAATTAACGCCTAGAATTAATTATGAGTTAAAGAAAATTCTTTATAGTGTACATGCAAGTAGAGTAGCTATTTTCGAGTTACACAATGGAAAAGAAAATGCTACTAATTTGCCTTTTAGATTCGCTGATATGACATATGAGGTAATAAATGACGATGATCAAGAATTAAGATTCGTTTCCGACAAATTTCAGAATATACCATTAACACATTATAATTTACCTTATTTGATAGAAGATAAATATGTAAAATTAGGTGATGTTGAAGAGGCAAGGAGGGATGACCCAAGATTTGCTCAATTAATGTTTGATGCAGGCGGCTCATACTATGGTGCAGTTATGCTTAGGAGTAATGGCGTTGACATTGGTTTCTTAGCTATTTTCTTTGATAAAGGAAATAAACCTTTAGATAGTAGAGAAGATGGCGAGAAAGTTTTAAGAGAAGCATCTAAAACAATAAGTCCTCTTTTAGACTTAAGTGTTCAACGAAAAGAGAATGATGAAAAAAATGAGTAATTTTTTCAATAATAATAAGAAAGTAATTAAATATTGCTTTCTTATTTTGTTTGCTTTTTTTGTAGTATTATTTGGCTACTACAAATATACAAATCATTGGAAAACCCAAAAAAATGAGTATGTTGATTCAACAGGTACTTACCATAAACAATATAATGAAGGCGATTTTAATGAATTGAAAAAGGAAAATAAAGAACTTTATGATTCTTTGAAGAAGTATAAAGACAAAATTGATTTCCTTACTCAATTTAATTATGACAAATCATACAATAGCGGTAAGGTAGTTGTCAAAACAAAAGAAGTTAAATCCCCTACATATGTAAAGAATAAAGATGACCAATATGTGGAGAAAGTTGAAGAGGCTAAGACTTATGAGTATGAGAATGAGCCAAATGATTCATTTAATTATAAGTTGCAGATTAATTCAACAAGAGAGCCTAATTGGTATTCTTTAAATGTTAAACTACACGATAAAATTACGATAGCTAATAAAGATGAAGGTAACGGGGTTAATCACCTTACAATAAAAACTGACAATAAGTCTGATATTTCAAACGTGACCACTTTCAAAAAGAAAAAGAAAAAGAACATCTTTAATAAAATAGCAATTGTACCAGGTGTTTTTTATGGATATGATGTTAAAAACAAACAAATGGGATATGGTGTGGGAATTACGATAGGTTATAATATATTTGGTTCAAAATAATAAAGAAATCCTCTAATAGATGTTTACTATTAGGGGATTTTTTTTATCTTTTATGAAAGAAGAAAGGAATATGTTGACTACATTTTTATTAGGTGTTAAGGTGTTTTTATTCATCTTCGCCATTTTGATTGTTATAAGAGATGCTTATAACTTTGTTAAAGTCATAAGGCTTAAAGAGGGAAAGTATGATGCTACAACAACAAATTTGATTGTTTTGGCTTCCTCAATTTCTTACATACTCACAATGTTAATAATTGGGCTTTAAAATTATAGAATAGTGTTACAAGATAAGATTGAATTGATTAAGCCATATTTCAGGTCATTGGAAACCTATAACGATGCGTTAATCATTAGGGTCCATTTTCCGCCTAAGTGGGCAGTATTCCCTTCAGATGATGGGAAAATCAAGGCTGCACCATCAGACCAAAAGGCATATGAATATTTTTATTACGGAGATAGTAATAAAGTGTCATTGGACGATATTTTTGATTTCATAAAGGAAACAATTGAAGTTAATCAGAGCATTGAAGAAAAGGCAAAATTGCTTGTGGAAAAGACAAAGGAGTTGCAGGAATTATTTGAGACAACACCTTTGGAAAAATTGAAGACTTTGAATTTCGTTATGGAGGACATTAAAAAGCCTAAGGCTAAGAGAAAGTACACAAGACGAAAGAAAGTCCAAGAGAACGTAAAAGAAGAGCCAATTTCAGAACCTGAAGAGACTATTATTAATGAAGAGCCAATAGCTGAAGAGGAAACTAAAGTTGAAAATAATACTAAAGAAGAAACATCAAGTTCTACTAATGAAATAAAGATTTCTTCAACAACTTTAAGCAAGTTCGAAAAGGCTAAGAAAAGAAGGGGGGCTAACTGATGGATTGGTTTATTGTTTTAGTTTATTTGATTACCTGTTTCGGTATCAGTACAATTTTGATTGACTCAATTGGTCCTTGGCATATATTCGAGAAATGTCATAATTGGATGGCAAAAAATACACCAACTTTAGAAGAATTATTTTCTTGTTATATATGTCTTCCTACTTGGGAGGGTATTGTTTTCAGTGCATTGAATATTATATTTTTGCCAACTTTGGCATTAACGCCTTTCAATATACTTTTATCAGGTATTGCTCC